TAGCTACATGATAAGGAGAAAGTATGTCTGAAATAAATCAAGATACTACTTTCGAGCGTTTTTGTAGTTTTGACACTATGTATGATGCGTCTTATAAGGTATGCCGAAACGTTCGATGGAAAGATAGTACAATTAATTTTGAAGAGAATAGGATAGAAACAATTTTAAAAACAGAAGCTGATCTGCGAGCGTGTGAATACGAATAGCTTGTGTTTAGTTGTTTTTCGATAATCGAACGAGGCAAACCAAGAGATATAAGAGCGTGTCATATCAACGACAGACTGGTACAAAATGCGTTATGTGAACAAGTTTTATTACCAGAATTAACTCCTAGATTTATCTACGATAATTGTGCTACTTTAAGAGGAAAAGGAATAGACTTTGCTTTAAAAAGAGTAAAGAAACATCTTCAACAAGCTCATAGAGAATATGGATTAGGAAAAGATTTTTATGGGTTAAGAATTGATATTCAAAAATATTTTGATTCTATTGACCATAAATCTTTAAAGAAAGCGGCTAAACGTTTGATAAAAGATAAAAGAATTTATCAACTATGCTGTTATTTAATAGATACATTTTCTTTTAAGCTAACAAAAGATTCCTCTCCCATACCAGGAAAAGATTATTATATTAGTAAACGGCACAAATACACGAGAATTAGTACCACTAATTTTAAGCCTGGCCGCAAATACTATGAATATGATAATAAAAGTCTTGGATTAGGAAGTCAAACATCACAATTATTCGCATTGCTAGCATTGAACGAAATTGACCACTTCATCAAAGAAGAGTTACATATTAAGTATTATGGTCGTTATATGGATGATTTATATTTATTCCACAATGACAGTCAATACTTAGCCGAATGTGAAAAGAGAATAGAAGTTCGCTTAAATAAACAAGGATTAAAGATGAATAAGAAAAAGACTACTATTACTAGAATCTCTCCTATTCACGCGGACGGCAAACGTCACGCTCCATTAAAATACTTAAAGTGGAACTTTTATCTCACAGACACTAATCATATAATACAAATTCCTTTTAAAAAGAAAGTGGCTCATTAGCGCAGAAAGTTGAAGAAAATGCAAGCGCTATGGCTAGAGGGTAAAATTTCAACAGATGAAATTTAGAAATCCTATCAAGGTTGGAGGGCACATATTTCTAAAGGAACTTGTTTTTATATAATTCAAGATATGGACAATTATTTTCGTTCATTATTTAAAGGAGTTGAAATAAAGTAATGTATATTCTATTAAATAGAGAGAATGTAGTAGTTGATATTCTTTCAGAAGCACGTTACATTAAACTGCAATCCTCAAATGGTATTGTCGTTGCCTGCGAGGAAGAAGAGGGAACTGGGGTTATCGGCTCAAATGGAGATACACATTATACTCTAATTAAAGCCGATGTATTAAATCAATCTAATGCTGTAAAAGTATTAGAGATAGAAACAATTCCATCAGATGTTACTCCTAATTATTCAATATATAATCAAGAAGATGGAACATTCACTTCTGATTTAGATTAGGCAAAGTATGACAAACAAGAGGAAAACAAGAAACTATTCGCAGAGTATCTTGCTACCCACCCACTAACTTGGGTTGATGGAAAAGAATATGGAATTACGTAGGAGGACCAGTCTGAGATTAGCTTAAATCTCAATCAATATCAAGTCGCTCTCGCGGCCGAAGTAGAAAATCCTACGCTTGAGTGGCACGCTCGACACGAAGAATGTGTGCCATGGAGTTTAGAGCAATTATCCGCTCTAAGTTTAGCTATTTTAAATGCGGTATATCCCAAATATCATTTAATGCAAGAATATAAAACTTAGATATTCGAAGCTGATTCAATAGATAAATTAAAAGCTATTGAATTAAACTATGAAGATACCGACAGTGAGTAAAAATATAATTCTATTTGCAGTTGGAGGAACTCTATATTACGGTATAGAGTTCCTCTATAAAACTTTTATCAGCTTTGGAACTTGTCATTGGTCTATGTTCTTATTGGGCGGCTTATGCTTTTTATTAATAGGACTAATGAATGAGAACGTTCTTTGGGAAGAATCTATTCTTACTCAAGGAGTAAAAGGCTCTTTAATCATAACTGCTTTAGAATTAATCTTTGGTCTAGTATTAAATGTAAAACTAGGCTTAGGTATTTGGGATTATTCTCATGTTCCATTGAATTTTATGGGGTAGATTTGTTTACCATTCTCTATCGCCTGGTTCTTTTTAAGCCTTTTGGCAATAGTATTAGACGACTGCCTAAGATGGAAATGGTTTGGAGAAGAAAAACCGCATTATCATTTATATAGTAAACCTCCTTGCGAGAAATAAAAAAAAATGGGGAGAACCTTGAAATTAAGGTTCTCCCCATTTTTTTTATTTTACATCAATGATAATAATAGCAATATCATTTGTTGGTTTTTCTTTTGTATAAAAGGTAATTCCAACCCCAACTGATGCATCAGCGTGATCAATTTTACTATACTCTTCAAGATTAGAAGTATAACTAATAATAGGTGGCACATTACCTGCTTTTCCGCAAGTTAAAGAAGTATTGGAATAAGTATATGTATACATATCTTCATTTAATACCCAACCTGATGCAGAAAGAGTTGCTGGATAAGCTGCCGTAGTACTTCCACTAATCTAGTTATCTGTTTCCAATTTGCTATACACATCTAAATTAGTTCTCGCCCCTGCTGCATTAATTGCCCCGGTTCCACCAACTGAAATTGGAAGCGTTCCAAATTGCGGAGCGCCAGCTGTAGCGGCAAATAAAGCGCCAGTTCCTTGCAATCCTGTTACACCATTCTCGCTATTTCCGATAACAATCTAACCAGCCGCAATTTCAACCATCTTTACCGCATTAGTTCCATTACCAATTAATAAAGCATTTACAGTTAGACTATTATGTCCAGTTCCGCCCTGAGCTACAGTGGCAGTCATATTTTTAAGAAAAATATCATCAATATCAATCTCAGTAATATCATTCTTTAGAACTTGAGCAGCATAGGCATTTACCTGCAAACGCCCACCTTCTTCATTACTAATATCAATAAAGAGATTTCCTTTATCTTCTGTGAAATAAGCGTATCCTTCATGAAGAGGTACACTATTCAAATTATCTTCTGGTCCTCGAAAAATCTTAAATAAAGCCATTTTAGGCCCTCCTTTATACTCTCTAAATATAAATTAAGGTATTAAATCACTAAAACTTCCCCAAGATAACAACTCTTCTATCTATTCGGCAGAATATGTCTATCTATCTTTATTTGTAATAGCTCCACCGATTAAAGTGTTGATATAATGAACGCTATAAGTTTTATTTGTTACCTCTCCGCCATCTTCATTATTATAATCATTATCAATAAGGTTAGCAATACCTCCGGTTAGTTGAACTCTTCCCCATACTCCATCGGCTGCTTTATAATACCAATAAGAAGTTTCCTAATTAGTCTCATATTCAACCCAAGTAATAGAGAAAATATCCTCTGCGCTGATTTCTCCATCGTAATTTTCTTCGATGTAATTTACGCCATTCTATAAAGAATCCTTAATTGTTTCAGTTTCGTTAATAGTGTAACTTTTAACTATTTTAAGAGCTTCTCCAACAGGACCTTTTAAGTTTCCTTTATTCTTAACCCATGTTCCATTAGAGCTTAATGAATAAATATCTCCTGTATCAGTATTTAAATACAAATCTCCTGTTTTAGCTCCATCAACAGTAACATTTAAAGATGTATCAGAAACAGCTAATCCAGCAAATAATTTAGATCCTCTTGGAATCTAGAAATCAAGATTTACTGTATCAGAAGAAATAATCTTACTAGAGACAGATCCCTCTTCATCAATTCCTATAAAATCAAAAGAAACTCCGTATTTAACCGCGGATGGCAGCCCAAAGATAAGTTTCCAAGCGGTTTCTTCCGTATTAGTAAATTCTCTTACTACAGTAGGTGCAGTTGGTTCATACTCGCTACCACCATTTGTATAAGGATCTAATTTTGTTACTTCTATTTCAGGTAATGGAGACTAAATACAAGCAACATATTGGAAAGTGCAAGTTGTACCCGACTTCTTTGTTACCTTGTAAATAAAACCGGTCGGTGCATTAATATAATAATCACCAATATTATAATCTGCAAAAGCTTCATTCGTTTCTTCATAAGTCCCAGCAGTTCTTTCCCCTAATAGTTCACCATAATAAAACTTAATAGATTCTGGTAAACTAAATTTTAATACCGGAGAATTAATATTAGTATTATCTATCTAAACTGATGGGTTTTCCTCTGGACCTACAATAATAGTCTCTGGATTTCCCATTACCTAGCTTTGAGGTAAAAAGAAATTAATAACTGGCTTATTTATATCATCAAAATTTATCTCAAAATATGGTGTTTCATTAGAATCAAGAACTGTTGTAGTTCCTTCCTATAATGATTGAGATACAGGTAATTGGAATTTAATTGCCGGTCTATTTATAGAATAAGAACCAGACGTTTCTAAGGATACTGTAGGTTCCTCTCCAACATTTAATAATTCAACTAGCGCCGTTTCAATAACTTGTGATTGTGGCAAAGATAATTTTAAACTTGGATTATTTATATCTGTTGTATCTAATTTCACACTAGGATTTTTATTGCAATCTAGAACGGTTGTTTCACCTAATTGAATATTTTGACTCTAAGGTAACTAAAAAGTTAGCCACAATCTATCTAAATCTGTATTATCCCAAACTACATTTGGATCTTTATCGGCATCAAGAACTTCTGTATCATGTAGGCTAATTCTTGGTGTATTTCCTGTCATGGAAGCCTGCATCTCATAGCTTAGGCCGCCCGCAGACCCACTTCCATCTTTATCATTAAAAACTTTTTTCCAAAGGGTAGAGTTATAACTTTTACCATAATTCTATAAATCTTCATTCTTATAAATATCATAATTTGCATCACTTGGCAAACCATACGATACAATAACGAAATCTCCAGGGAAAATAGAAGATGTCCAACCCTTTGTTAAATCTCTATCCATCTAATATTTACTAGTAAAGATTTGCTTAATTTCAAAATCTATACCTTTAGGTCCTCCATAGAAACTCTCCATAGTTTGACACCTCCTTATACATAAATAAAGTCAATAATGACATTATATAAATCCTAATAATTTTCTGGAGCATCAACATTATCAGGATTTGGTAGTACATAAATGCCATTTACCCCCTGATTATATAAGCTTAATGCTGTCTAATAAGCCTCTATATAAGCAGTCTGAATATTATTATATGCGTCCCAATAAGCCTTATACCCTTCTGGATCGGTATCTTGATCTGGCATATCTGGATTTTCTTTATAAAATCTCTCCAAATCTTCACTCCTTTTTTTATCTGCGGCTTGCATTCCCGCAGTTCCTTGTTCAATAGCCTACTGAGATGCTTCTTCGTCTTTTTCATACTTTCTAGGTCTAATAAAATACATATTAGTAATAGCTATGTCATCATCTAGTTCATATATTCCAGTTCTACCAACCATAATAGTTTTTGATTCATTCATAACTATCTTGGTCCCAGCAGGAGCCTATACTCCAACTTTATTAAATTGAGAGGCCCCCACTTGGACAACAATATCACTGAATATATTCTACCCACTAGAAACATAACTACCACTGTTGTTATCTATTACATTATAATATATTTGACCAACAGTTGGCATTATCTCCTACTCCTCCTTATACTCTTGTTAATACTTCCGTGGCTGTAATACTCATAGTTCCATTATATGAAAGAGGTAAAGTGAATTGAGTTATCTAATAATTTCCACTAAGTCCACTGTCTTTATCTTCAACATAAAGAATATTATTTGGTTCCATATAATATTTTGGTAAACAAGTAATGGATATAGTTGTATTATAATTTAAATTCTAATACAACATTTCTCTAATTTTATCAAAACAACTCGCATTTGTGGAGCTTATTGAAAATAAATTATAATACTCAGAAGTAAGAACAAAAAATCTCTAACCAATTCCTCTATATTCTGCTATCAAATCCTGGTCTAATCCTTCAATAAATATAATATCAGGAGCTTCTATATTATATACGGAAGTTATATCAGAACTATTAATTACTTTAGTCCTTCTACCTATCTCATTTATTGAATATTTTCCAATTTCTGAACCGGTATCTATAAAATCTAGCCAATAGTTTAAATTTCCTGGATTATTAAATACATCTGGATTCCAATGATTATATTCATCCCATTTCTCATTTAGTGGATTATATAAATTGCGCCATTCGGCGATTAATTCAGAGTCATAGTAATTATCATATACACTATTTGTTACTTGTGCGTTTAATGCTCTACGATATAATTCCTCTCTCCACTCATCGCACGGAGATCCAACTAATTCTACTTCATATCCTGATATTGAATAATCAGAAGATATATTATTAAAATCATATCTTATAATTAATCCCGTCTCTTTATCACTCACAGCCCACATATAATATCCTGCTAAGTCAATTATTGGTTTGGTATCAATAGCAAGATGATACCTAATATCAACTTCTATTCCAGATGTAGTGGTTCTCTTTCCCCAAACATAAAAATCATTTTTTATATTATCAAACTTTGGACTGCGGGTTATGGCTGTAGTAGTATCAAGATCGGTTAAAGAGTATAAAAACTTAGCATTATTATAGCTCTTTACATAATTTTCTGGAGATAACTCTGTTAAAGGACTTCCAGTATTAAGATAATTCTTTATCTCCTAAAAGATAAAGCGACCATCTATATCATAAAAATACTCAAAATTTCCAAGAACTTCAACTATTTTATCTAATAGAGTAGTTACAGTATCTTCAGCATCTAAAATTAATTCTCCCGGATAAGTAAATTCAGTTTCTCTATATCCAGCATCCTATCCATAACTTACCATATGAGGAAAATCAGCGCTTGGAGAAAAGTCCATACTTTCATAATTATTGCTAAAATATATGGGTTTATCTCCTATATATTTAACTAACATCTTACAAGTTTCTTCTATGTCAGTAATAATAATATTTGTTATAGCTTCTCCGCCCCAATGGTTGACTGCTTCATATATAATTTGAAAGATAGTTGGATATACAATTTCTATATCTCCATCTTTTTTCTATATATAACTTTCATGAAAGGTTATAGAGCCTGGAAACGTCCCTCCTGCGGTTCCATCAAGTAAACACATTTTATCTTTTCCACTTATAGAGATTGTCCATCCAGAAGTGGATCTTGCTACCGATGCGTTAGATAAAACAAATAATCCACAAGGAAACCAAATTATGTCACCATAATTTGCATAAGATTTTAAGGGATTATTATATCCAACAAAAACTTTAACTTTCTTGTTTATTGAAATCTCATTATCTATATTTTCAATATCGCTATTATTCTCATTAGCCAACATAGTTAGGTTAATTGTTCTACGAACAGAGGACGATCCATTAACACTTAAACTACCAGCAGTTATGTTACCCTATATTTCTCTAATAGGTTTTTCATCAAAAGAAAGTAAAATAATTTTTGCGTAATGAGTTTTAATATTTAATTTATCAAGAGCTATAAGGAAATCCATATCATTTAAATAATCAAACATAATACTATTCCACCTTCATGCGCATTTGATTTGTTAAACATTTATAATTTATTACACAAAACTAAGCACTTTCTAAAGCTATATATTTAACCATATTATCTAATGGATTAAGAGTATACCTTCCAGTTGAGCCAATCTTTATAATAGACGGATCACTTCCATCTGGACTAGAACTAATTAAAAGGGTAGTTCCTTCATCTGCCTCAATGTCAAGTAAAACAATATCACTAAAAGTATAATAAATCTCGCCATCTGTCAACTATCCATCATCATTTAATTCAAAATGAGTATTGTATATAAGCTCAACTTGTTTCTATGTCTCTTCTTTTATTATCTCGTAAATATTAATGGTTTTATATAGATTAAAGGTTGTATTATCAACAATAGTATCTCCCTATTTATCCTTGACTAAAAACTTTTCCATATTTGGTGGAACATTACTAAATATACGATAAGTTTCACTGTTTCTATAATCGTAATTATAGAATTTTAAAACTCCATCTGTACCAGTAAAAATTCCAGAAATCTATCCCCAAATGCGAGAAGCATCAATAGCAGAAACGACTCCAACAGAAACGTCCTCAACCTAATTCAACTAGCAAACATAATTTACAATAATAGGAACGCTAGATGCGGACAAAGATAAAGAATTTACATTTTCATTTAAATGATAAACTCTATTTGGAGCAACTAAAATTCTTGAACCATTAACATTAATTTCGATAGTCGCGGATTCAGGGCCATCAAGAGCGAGAATCAAATCTTTACATTCCTAAATCTGTCTATCATATTCAGAAGTATCCTCGTCATCTCCCGCGGCTTCAGATTTAAGAGCTTCTAATTCTAGTAATCGTGCAGTCAAATCTATTTTTGGATATTGCTCAATCTAAATATCTGTAACTTGAATTAAATTAAGTTTATATCCTCCGCCTATACTAACTTCTTCCTGCTCTCTTATCTTTGCATATAAATCTATATTTCTGCCATAAATTCCACTTAACTATCCGAAAGAATTTATTCTATCTTCGCTAGCCAAACTTTCAAATTTACCAATATTTATTATATTAACTTCATTTAAATTTTCTATGGTATTCTCTAAAACTTCATACGCAGTAGCAGAAAAAGAGTAAATCATGCGGCCGACCGTATTATTCGGAGTCAAAGATACATTCAGCAAGCCTATAATTATATTTCCTTCGGTAGAAGATTTAAAGAGCTTATAATTAAAATCATTTAAAAATTCTTCTACTTTTTCTCTAAATATTCTTTCAATAAAAATATTATCATTTGTTAAACTAGTTGAGATAGATAATTTATTTTCATCTGTAGAAACTTCAGAATAAGTTTCCTACTTCTCTTGACATTTTCCTCTGGTTACATTGTTTTTAATAAATTTGTCTTTGGGAATTACTAATTCATTATTGTAATAAAGTCCATCATCTTTTAAAGAGAAAAATGTCTAATCTTCATCCATCTAAAAACTTATTAATCCAGAAATTGGAAACTCTGCATAATAAGCCTTACCATTCTAAACCAAATGAGGATATTTACTTCCTAAGGTATCTTGTTTACTTCTTAAAGTAGTATGTTTAAAGCTGGATAATGTCTAATTAAGAGATAACTTTAACTATATATTATCCCTATAAATATAGCTATATTGGAAATCAACACTTCTACCTTGGTTACTTGTATCATATACCTAAGAAGTCCGCAACCCTGCTGAATTTTCCTATTGTATGGCATATTTATATCTTATACCACTTTCAATAGCAAAATCAACATGAATAACTGAATCATTTAATACTTGATTAGAAAATTTAAGATATTTTAAATCTTCCCATATCTAATAATTACTTTTTTCAGAACTTCTTGTTATTACATAACTACCACTAAGTCCATTTTTAGCGGTACAAAATATTTTTATACAACCATTTTCTCGACAATATACATCATTATCTTCAACTCTAATAGATACTCCCTCTAAATCTCCCAAATAGGTCCTATTAACTGAAAAATTATAAGGTTCTGATTCTCCTTCATATTCATTGATAGTAATAATAGAGTAGACTACTGTATAGCTTTTATTATTAGTTAATACGGTTTTAAATCTATAAGTATCGGTATTATTAATAGAACCATTGTGCTATAACCATCCAGATGTTTCAAGTAAATAATTAGGATCTTTAGAGGCTCCTTCATACAAATCAAATTTATATCTATCTAATAATTCATTACTAGCAGAGCTAATATTAAAGCTTCCTATAAATAAAGGAGTAAGAGTTGCCTCTATTCTTTCAGTAGATATAACATCTTCTCGTTTAGCTTCATCGTTTTCTATTTTAATAATTGGTGTATCTATAGCCTTAATTATCATTACTGTAGACCATTCAGAAAAGGCTCCCGCATCTATCTGCTATTGTTTCCAAGTGGCAAATTCTGATAACGAAGTATACATTGGATTTATACCAAAACGCATTTGTACTTTGTATAAATAGCCTGGCTGCCAAGATTCAGCTAATTCGCTTCTATTAATTGATACAAAATATTGATTTCCTAAAGACCCTATCGCAGAAGGAGCTTTATAAATAGTTCCATCTGGATATTGGTCTGTATTTACAATACTTTTATTATTAGACTAACGAACTAACCGCACTTGTACATGACCTATGTCACTAAAAGACGTAATTGACTATAGCGTAAAATTTATCTGATATACGTTCACGCTAGAAAGAAATGCTGGCTATGTACTCTACAAAGTAGGCGGATAAATACTAATTGGCACAATTAACGCCTCCTTTTTCTCATCTAAAATATTTAAAAAATCTTATATTTTTTATAAATATAATTGGCCAAGAGGCTGACGAGTTTTACTCCTCGTCAGCCTCCACCATAAAATATAGAGTATTCATAACTTTTAAAGGAATATCATACCCCTATAAAATATCAATAGAAAAAGTCGCTAATGGAACGCTAGTATTAACCGCCAATAAAGCATTTAATTCTTGATTAGCCGCTTCCCTTTTCTCCTCTGAAATCTAATAGGTTATATCATCAACTTTTTCTCCATATCTTTCAATAATCTTTTTTCGTTCGTTATAAATATCCTCAGCAATAGGAGAAAGAATTTTAAAATTTCTTATTACTGCATATGATACACTCGCGGGAAGAAGTGAGCAATCTTGTATTGTAGAATTTAAATTCTCAACTGCTTCCAAAATATCCTTGTTTAACATTTTCATAATTAAGACTCCTTTTTCTCTTATGGTGAAACCGCATCTGCTAAAGCTTCAAATAAAGCTGCACTAATCAAAGTTTTATCTGCGGTAACTCTTGAAGTCCCGCAAGCAGATGCCATAGAATTATAAACACTCGCAGTTATCCAATCACCACGAGAAACTTTTAAATTATTGTATGAAGAATACTGATTTGACTAGTTTCTCCAACTTTTATATTTGCCAACCTAGTCGGCTAACTAATTCCATTTGCTGGCTGTAGCATAATCTGCTATATAATCTCCAGGACTGCACCCAAAAGAAAAGCTAGTTGGTTGTGTATATACAGTTACACTATCAGATGCAGATCCTAAACTAACTGTTGTCCTAGACGTAGTTGGCCCAGTAGTTGTTGTTACATCTTCATAGATTGGATTTCCATTTTCATCTTTTCCTACTTCTTCTCTATGAGTAGACCATCGAGTTACAGTGGTGGTTTTCGTACATCTAGCACTTAATGTGCCTCTAACTGTGTTTGCCCTTCCCGCGGTTAAACCAGTAAAATTATGAGTTGGTTCTTTTGAACTAGAGCTGCCTCCATCGCTAAAGCTCCAACTCCATACTGTATTGCTATAAGAAATAGTAGTTCTAGAACCGTTTTTACTATCTCCCGTAGTAGTCGTTCCAGAATCACTTGGATATACCCATCCTACCGCAGTACAACTTATTGAAGCATATCTCTATCCAACACTAGAGTAAGAAGGAGAATGTAAAGTTACAGAACCCATATACTATCAACTCCTTACGCAAATTGGGCATAGATACCGTGCTAATTTTCTTTAGAAACATTTACATTTAGACTTCCTCCAGTTATCCATATTCCGCCACCTTCTGTTCGTAGAGCTATGTTTCTAGAAGATTTTAAAATAATACTATGATCTCCTCGTTCAGTAAGAATACCAATATTCTCAGTAGGACCATAATCATCTTCTCCTTCAACATATCCTAAAGTTCCCAGCTTATTTCTCCAACGATTATCTAAAAATATATCTACTTGATTCGTCTAAACTAAACCATTATATAGTCTTGTGGCACCATTTTCCAATCCGCTTTCACTGATGATCCAGCCACCAATCTCACCATTATCACAAGTCAAAGTAGTTGCATTAATATCTCCGCTAATATCTACATTGTCTGATTCAAAATCATCACACACAATTCTACCATTTGAATATAGTGTAGTTCTTCCTCCAGAAATTCTATTTGAACTGATGATCCAGCCACCAATCTCACCATTATCTGCATAAATTGAACCATTAATCGTTGCATTTTTACACTACATTTCTCCAGAGCTAGTAACATAAAAGTAAGAAGATCCAGAGAAAACTGGTCTATCTGCCGTACTGCTAGAACTAGCTCCTGCCCAAAAACGATAAGTACCAGAGCTCGCTATTCCAGTTCTATAATTATCACTAGTTAACTTATTAGAAGAAAGAATCCAACCTCCAATATTTCCCTATTTAGCAGTAATTAATCCGCCTTTAGAAACAGAAAATTTAGCACTTGATGCTGTAGCACTTCCTGCCCAAATAGCAAAATCATTATTATTAGTAGGAGTAGAAGTATTGGTTGGAGATTGGCTATTTAATTCAACTCTCGTTGAGCCAGAGCCGCTATATAGTCTATTGGTTTCAATAGTCCAACCATTAGATCCTGTTTTCGTTCCTCCAATTTTACCAGAAGAGGCGTAAATAGTCCCTGAAACTTCTGCATTGGTTGCTTTTACAGTTCCATTATATTTTACTGTAAAAGCTCCTCCGCCAATCTTTATAGCTTCGGTAGATCCATCTGCTTTAAGATCAGCAAGAGTAATAGTCATTCCATTAGAGGCATCCCCGCCTTCTTCTGAAGAATTCCCTCCACCATAAATCTTCGCTGAAGTTCCATCAATAATGATCTATCCTCCACCACTTTTAGCTCCAAAAAACGCTGTTCCATTTTCCATTAAACCAAAAGTATTAACTCCAGCTTTATAACCATATAAACCTATTTTATCTTGAACGCTATCTTTTCCCATAACTACACCAGTAAAACGATTAAAACTATCTTTCTCTCCTGCTCCAATCTATGGAGCTAAGATATACTAACCATTTTCTTCATCAATTTGTAGCTATGTGCCATCCCATCCATTTATTAGCTCATTGCCATATGTATCAAGATATAAAATAACGGGATGGTAGATATATTTTCCTTCGTATTCACATTTTAATAAAGCAATACTATTATCTTCAAAAATAAAACTAGATGCAGGTTCAAGATAATAAAGATTATCTTTTTCTTCAACTGTTAAAATTTCTTTTACAAGAGAAGAAATATTGCGACTATAATCCTAATTATTAACAATAAATTCAATGTTATTGCTATAAAAGGATGGATTAACACCAGACGCAGTATATTTAATATAAGAAGGAATAGAACTAATATCAATATTATTTAATTCATCATCACTAAAATTAACAGCAACATCAATAGGGTAATTACAGTAAATTTCATAGGCTCTATTATTCTTATTGTCATTAATAGTTACCTAAACTTTTACATATCCGCCCGCGGGATTTGAGATCAACTATGTTGTACCACTTGCTATTTTGCGGTCATCATTTTCGCCTTCCCGCAATTCAATATTAACACCAGTCCATTTATAAGATAGGGTGTAATTACCATTATTATTGATTAATTCTCCATCTTTATATACATAGCATCTTATAGGTAATTCATTTACCCAAGATTCATCTCTATAAACTAATGGAGTTAATCCAGATAGTTTCAATCCAGTGTCAGGGTCAAATGGTCTAATAGCACTTACATACGTAGTACCGTTCGTACCCTAATCACCATCTTTTAAGAACAGAATTTCTTTTCGGAAAGAATATTCTTGCTCATCCATAGTAATTATACGAACTAAGATAGTATTATTGTTAAAATTAACTTTATACTTCTACTTAATAGTATAATGTAAAATATTACTATTGTCAACCCAGAGGTTTTCAATCATAGACTCGCTAGGATTATATCTTGAATTAGTAATATCTTTTCCATCTGGACCAATCCATTCTACTTTATAAGAAGTTCCTACACCATCTTTCCAAGTTAAAACAACTTGAAGAGTACGTTCTTTTTCAGCGTCTTCAATAGCTATATCTCCATTTGCATCATATCTGAATGTATCTTCTCCATTATAGGTGATTGTTACATCTTCTTCAGAAGAGCTATTTGTGACAAGATGTTCTAATACAGAGATAATCTCGGTATGTTCTTTATTATAAACTCCACAAATAAAAGTGACAGAAGAGTACAATAACAAATTAGTAACTGTGATGGAATTTTGCTATAATCCAACTGCTGTATAGCTTCCATCTGGATAAAGCATATACCAATCTCCAATAAGAACGGTGTTATCCGCATTGTTCTAAATTTGAATGATGATATCTTCTCCTACTGTTGTTTGTTTAAGCTAAAAATCATAGTTACTTGTTAAATTATATATCATTACTTCCGCACTCAATGTTACGCTATCATTATATATAACCACTAATTTATACTACTTCTAATGTTTCACTTGCTCAGCCTTAAGTGTCATCGTATTGCTCTCGGACGCTGTGACGGGAGCCCATCCTACACCACCATTTTTATCGTAAGAATCGCTACCTAACAAAACACTTACATCTCGCTCAAACCACTTACATTTGCAAGTTTGTTCATCTATTATATTATCGCCCTAATAAATTAATCGACCAACTAAATCAAGAGAAGAGATCTCATTAGTAAATGAATTTCCTTGCGGGGTCGAAATATCTAAATAATATAAATTATCTGTTAAATCTTTCTGTTCAACAAACTAAATCTCTATATCCTTTACAAAAATGTTAGGTACAGTTCTATTTTCTTTATCTGTAACTACACCAGATTCCACATAACGATCATAGACAAAATTTTCTTCAAATAACTTAATCTATTTAAGTCCAGTTAAATAATTTTTTTGAGCCTTAATAACCACAGATTGCGGGCTGTAGACCTAAAAGCGATAGGGGTCTCCATTAAAAGAACTTAAATCAAGCTTATAAGAAACTATATCTCCACTTTTTGTAAAGAACTATATATCTAAACCATAATTTCCTTTGGTGTGTTCACAATGGAAAGTGGTTAAGAAAGAGGCTTTTATTCTAATAAGCTCATTATTATTTGCATACTATTGGAATAGTCCATGATATCCTTCTTCATTACCACTATAAATAATCTACTAACTTAAATCACTATCTGCTGGTGCGCCTGCTACGACGCCCCTTTCTGCATCTTTGTCATAATCATACATTGTATCAAATGTTGGGCTTTTTTCTATTATTGAATTAGAAAGCGACAGCATCTCTCCATATGATAATGATTGTTCATTTGTCTTACAAACAATTCTTTTTCTTGCAGATAAATCATCCTGGGGAATAGTAACATATACAGTATCCCCTACTTTATACTGCTTTTTTACATCATCCGCAAAAGCAGAAACTATATTTCCAGAATATTTAACTTTATACTCTCCGCTATCAAGATTAACAATACTACTAATCTCTGCTGAAATAGTCTTATCATAAGTTAATTTTGATAGTGCTTTATCAACTAGAATATCTATCGTCTAAAAGATAGATTCAGAAGCAGTATTCATTATTTATCCTCCTTTTTCTCATAGGGATAATAGGGGAGGAAATCTCCCCTATTATCCCTTTCTTCTATTTGCCCATTGAGTAGCATCATCAGCCAAACTACGAATAGCATCTTGAATTTCATCAGAAGATGTCGCATTTGGGAACTCAACTCGCTCAATATTTATATACGGTTCAACTGTGTTATCTGCTGGAGTAATCTAAGTATTAGATCCTAATCTTGATGCCATAAGATTAGAAATAGATAGTGCATTTCCATCAAGCGCTTTCTCTATAGAAGCTATAAAACTAGGTTCAAAAGCTCTTATAGCAGAAACCGCCGCGAGAATATTTTTCGTATCTTCTTGATTTAAAACTAACTCTTTTTCGTGCAAGAAAGCTAATTTAGCATTATCAAATTCTCCAGTATAACCTCCTGTATCAAATCCGCTTATTTGACTTTCTTTTAACCAGCCATATGCAGAATTATTAGACTATACATGAATCGGATATGGTCTGCCTTTAGCTATATTAGTTATTTTAACTTTCTTGCCGGGCCCACGTCTACCTGCTGGATCTGTGCCATAAGAATCATGATAATAAGTCCCACCAGTATAAATGACTTCGTCTCCTACTTCTGGGATTCCATTGCCACTTCCAGCTCCTCCACTGGAAGATCCGCTATTACTATTGCTAGAGTTATTATCAGAAGATTGATCTGAATTAGCGGGAGGTAAATCATCTTTATCTATTCCTCCAGCGCTTTCTATTGTATTTCCAGCTGCTCTAGCAGCCTCCTCAAGAGCCCTTATATATTCTCTAACTGATTCAGCCATGTCTAAATATTCTTGACTTAAATCTTGAATAGTGCTTATCTATTCTAACATCTAAGTGACAGCTTTCGATCCTGCATCAGAACATAAATCAGTAGAAGTTGAAACATCGTCAATATAATCTTTTAAATCATCAAGGCTTGTTCCAGTCTAATCAGCCACTCCAGAGACAGTAGTTTGATAATCTTCCATTGCTTCACTTGCTTCGTCCATGGCTTTAGATAGAAAATCTTCAAAATTTCCAGCATTAGAAGTCATATTAGCAAGATCTTTTGCAAAAACATTATCAAATAAATCAATAAGTTTTGTATTACTTCCAACTATATCTTGAATCTATTCATTATCGGATAATAACAAATCAATAATACTAGAGCCAGAGTTAGCTATAATATCCTGAATTTCTTGACTTGTAATTCCAGTTAGATCACTTACCTCATCTCCCGCAACAATAGCCATATCAATTAAGGCTTTATTACCGGCTTCGGTCATATCCTAAATAGCGATCTGTTTTTCGTTCTCTAGATCCTTAACCTTCTGCGTATAATAAGAATAGATTTCTTGCGCGCGGGCAGATCTTTCCTCATCAGTCAAGGTCATATCAGAATAAATCTCTTTTATTTTATCCTGACATTCCTGCCAAGTAGAAATAATTTCTCCAGTAACATCTTCAACCTATTGTTTAGCTATATTATACCATTCATTCTCTGCATCAAGTAAATTCTATTCCGCATCTGCTATCTAGCTCGCATCTGCGGTGTATTGATAATTCCAGTTACCTTGACTATCTCTTACTAATCTAAGCTGATTCTTTGCATTTTGAGCATCTTCAAGAGCCATCTGGGCCTAAAGAACATTATACTTGGCTTCAAGAATTTCTAGATCATATTCAGATAGAGTATTATTCTCTCTACGAATGTCAATTTCTTCTTGTAACTATTTCAACTAATCTTTCATTTTAGAATTAGTGGCTTTATCAATATCCTATTGAAGTTTATTATACCAAGAAGATACTTCATATGCTTCATTTACTTTATCTAAATATCTATCTTCTTGCTCAATGTAATGATCGAACTTGTCTTGTAGCAAATCTAAGCCAACTCCGCCAGAAACCGCCTATCCAAATTCATATACGGCTCTTTCAATAGCCTAAGTATACATTTCTTGTGCCGTTTCCATAGCGGCTTGCGCGGAACTTAACATCGCCTATTGAGCTTCATTATATTCTTCTAATAATGCATCTCGATTAGCTTTTAAACCATCATATGCTGGATCTGTTTCATCGCCATCTAATGCATCTAACGCACTCTAAGCTTCTAAAAGTTCCTATTTAATACCGTCATACCACTATTTATTTAACTGCGCATTTGCTATTTGAGCTTTCATTGTCTCTTCGCTTACTTTTTGGAGCTATTCAAATCCTTCTTCGGTTTTATATGTAACCCCCTAAAGTGTATACAATTCTTTTATAAGTCCAAGAATTGATTCATTATGATCAAGTTGATCAGTAAATTCAGCGAATCTTTCAGATGCAGCGTCTAATGCATCTGGCAACATTTCTTCAAGACCCTCTACCCAATCAAGTAGAACTTCTGCGGTAGAAATTATTTTACCCTATAAATCAGATATTTTACTTATAATTCCATCAATATTAGTCGCATCCGTTGCGTTAGCCAATTCTTCTTGATAACTTTTAAGCGTTTCTTCATAATCCTTGATTATTTTTATATTTTCGTTCACACTATTTTCATCAATACGAGCGACTTCAATACCATGAGTTAATTCATCACCAAATGATTCTGCAATCTTTTTAGTTAATTCACGAACAGCATCTTTAGCATCTTTTATTTCTATTACAACTTCAAGTTTATATTCAATCTAGCTCAATCTATTATCTGCAATATTTCTTTCTAACTCTTCCTATTCGTCCTTTACTTCTTGAATTTTGTCAAGAGTTTCTTCGTATTGGGCGAGAGCATCCTAACGAGCTTGGAATAATTCATCAGCAGCTTCCTTTTGTAACTGCCAACTATCATATTCTGCCTATCTAGCTTCCTATTCATCTTTGGTAAGATTACTGAAAGTAGCCAAGAAAGCATTATAATCTGCCAAGAAGTTGTTATTATAATCATCTATTATAGATTGAAGAACAGCTTGATAACCTTCAATCTCCCCATTTTCATTAAAAGTAAGAGAATTACTAAACAATCCTTGAAGATCTGCCTAGTCTTTTTCAAGATAGGCTTCAGCTTCATTAAGTAGTTTGTTATAATTAGCTTGCTATTTCTCTAATTCTTGAAGTTCTCTCTAGTATGCTTGAAGTTTATTAGCTCCATAAGCTCTATCTATATTATTTTCAATATCATCTAATAAATCGTTCTAATTCTCAATCTCACGAGTTATTTCATGGTATCTATCTTCAATATCCTTTAGAGTCTTTTCATCTTCTTCGTCATACTTAGTGCCTTCATTATCTCCGCCACTACCAGAATCATCTCTAATATTATCTGTCGCTATTCTATTTGGATCTAGCGCCCCATTTGGATCAGAAGTAATTGGTTCTTGACCAAAATCAAAAATACCACCCTGGCCAAACCCAGTTTGAGTATTTTCTAGATAATTGCCGGCTTCTTTTAGTGCATTGGTAAAATTATCGACCGCTGTTCCGCCATGTCCAGTAATATTAAAACCTAATGAGGGAAGAGCAATACCAGATTTTCCTTCAGTTTCAAACCATTCTGCTAGATCAAATTTCCCTGGCTTAATATATGGCTAAAATTCTAAAGTATATTCAAAGTTATTAATAAGTTCTCCTAATGCTGATAAAACTTGGCCAGCAGCCTAAGATACAGAATGAATGGTATTTCCACTTTCCGCCATAGTGGAATTAATAACAGCTCCAGCAATATTGGCATCAGTTGACATTGCCTACATTAAATCACTAGCACTAGTATTTAATCCATCTGCTAAAACTATACCCTAATCAAGAACTCCTTGTAAAATTCTCTTATAAGCCTCATTGTTTGTCTATTCCAGAGTTGTTAACTCTGCTCCCATAGAGGATACCATTTGCTAAAACTGAGCAGAAGTCGTATCAAAATTATTATCTACAGTAAAATCAATAGAACCAAAATCATCTGCATAAGTTAATAAATAGTCATAGTTATCTACAAGCGTATTTACTAGCCCCATCATATTTTGAGCATCGCTTACTTGTTTTTCCCAAGTATTTAAATTAGTTATATCATCTATGGCTCTTTGATACTCTTCCGTAGATAATGTTGTTTGATCAACTCCTTCTTTTAATTCCCAGGTTCCGTCACTATTCTATCTAATATTTTTATTTAATTTAGACTAAGAAGTAATTAAAGCCTAAGTAGCTGCTATAGTTCCTTCATAGTAGTCATCCATATTAATAGAACCGGATTTAAACTATTTATTTAAATCTATTAAACCATCCGCAATAGACCCAGTAGCTGCTACAAGTGTAGCTTCATATAAATCGGTTTCTTCAATATTATCATCTATTTCTTCATTTAATCTATGAAAACCTGCATTAATTCCACTAATTCTTTCGTTGATAGTATTAAAATATTCAGCAGCACTTATAGTCCCATCCTGATATGCTTTAGCATTATCACTTAAGGCTTCAGTTCTCTCTTTAAATAATTCTATATCCTGCTCACTAGTAAAAGTATAATTATTTAATGCATCAGTTTCACTAGCTTTATTAACTAATGCATCCCACATGCTAATATAGTTCTAAAGATAATCTGTATTAACTCCATACTTCTCTTTTATTGACTCTATGGTAGCATCTAAAACTTGTTCTTCTTCTCTCTCAGAGTCTAATAAGGCTTGCAAAGATGAATTAGTAAGTTTATAAGCGTCTCCAACTTTTATAATATACTAGGCATAACTTTCATCCGCAGCTATTAACTCTTGAACTTGATCCATCGTTAAATAGCCTTCCTAATCTTTATAAGACTATAAAGCTGTTTCCAATGCCTCTTGGCGTTCATTTAAAGTATCTAAAAGTTCTTTTAATTCTTCTATACCATTAACTTTTACATTTATTTCATTAGCCTTATAATCATCTAAGAATGCCTATAATTCTTCTACCGTATCAAAATTATCTATATTAACATCCATTAGGATTTCCCAATCCTCATTAGTTAAAGAATCAAAATCGAAGTCATTAAATTTATTTTCTACTTTTTCTTTAGTGTCATCCACTCTATTGTTGATAAAAGTTAAAAATTCATCAACGCTTATTCCAGCAAGCATTAATTCATTTTGAATAGACTAAGAAATTAAGCCTGCCGCAGCATCAATATCACTGTTAGATAATACAGAATATAATTGAGTAGAAGTCTATTTTATAACCTAATTATCTAACATAGGTTCTAAAATTGCTTGTTCATACTCGCCCTGACTACCATAAAGATTCTTTCTTATTTCAGCTAACTGCTCCTACATATTAGCTATTGTTGCAGAATCATATTCAATCGTTCCATCTACTATAGCCTAAATATAGGCAGCGTAATCGTCTTCTGCTTGCTAAATAGCTTCAGAATTTTCTGTAACCCACTGAGCGGTAATTTGCTTATTTTGCTCTAACCAGTCTTGATACTGGACTTCATAATCTCGATAAGCATCAGAAGTTTTATCTAATCCCTAAGTGATACTATTAAACCAAGTATCAGCATCTACATATTCATCTCTATATGTGTATTTATTCTAATCAAGGATTGCCTAGGCATTTGGATCATTTTCCAAATCCATACTCTACTCTAATTCTTTATACCAATCTTTATTACCATTATATTCGTTCCAGCTTCTCCACTGCGTTAAATCTGGACCATTCGCCAAACTACCAGTAGATTTTTCATAATTTTCTTTAATGGTTTGTGCCTAAGCCTTTTGAGCTTCCTAAGCTAATTTTTCCTATAATTCAACCTATCTCTATAAAGAGGCTTCTGCCTACTCGAGTTTAGTTAATTCTTCCTATTCGACAACCGTAAGCGTATCTTGATTATTTAATTCTTCAATTCTGTCTTTAGTTGTCTATAATTCAGAATTTAAAGACTCTAAAGCAGATTTCTAATCTTCGTAAGCCTAAGTTACATCAGAAATTTTTTCTCTAGCTTCTTCTTCTGTTACAACAAAAGCAGAAACAATATTAACGAGAAGCGTAACTCCTAAAGTTATTAATCCAATAAGAGGTAATGCCGTTGAAATAGCTGCCCCCACTCCTGTAATACCTATAGCTGCGGTTTTAGCTGAAGCTCCAACCGTTAAATAAGATATTGCAGTTAAACTATTCTATAAAGCGTTCTCCTTAAATAAAGTTGAAATAGCAGGCAGCAACATTCCTAAATTAGTAAGAATAATATTAAAATCCTCAAGAGTAAATTCTCCATCTTTAATGGAATCACTAAAAGTAGAAAATATAGAATTAATACTTGTTATTCCCATTGTAATCTAAGATAAAGAAGTACCAACTTTAACAAGAGTCTCTGCCCAATCTAAAGAAGCATATCTATTATTTTTTAACCCTTGAGTTATCTAATCCATTTCCTACTTTAATCTAGCGAGACCCTGTTCAAATGCCTAGCTACTAATTTCATTATTTTTAAACGCAGCAACTAATCCACTCAGATCATTCTTAAATCTAATTGAACCGTCTCCTAACGATCCAATAATTCTGGTTAAAGCAGTTACATCCTAAGCGGCCGTTCTAGTATCTGCGCTAAACTATCCCTATATAGAAAGATATTCTATTATCTCTTGATTCGTTGCATCCTGAGCGCCTTCAAAAAGATTTAAATTTCTAACTAAATCAATGGTACTCTAAGATATTTGATCTGTCCCAGATCCAACTAATCTCTATACTTCCTAAAATTTAGATAAATTTATACTTGCATCTTTTAATTTAGAAATTAAAGCCTATAAAGCATCCTAATTTGACTTTAGCTAATCATTATAAAGAATTCCTTCTTCTACGTCTCCATATAAAGAAAAATTTTTCTCATCCTCTTTAACTAAGCCTTCTAATAATTTATTTCTCCAATTACTATTAGGGCCTAAATGGTCAGATAGACTATTAGTATAAGAAGCAATTAAACTATCAGATTCGGTGACCTACTATCCAATTAAATTTACCTAAGTCTATAAAGTTTTTACTCTATCCAAATCTTGCTACAGAAGCCCAGCCTGACGCTCTGATAACTATGTAGCAGCTGCCGCTGACTCACCCTAAAGACGCACAATCTCCGCCTAAGTGCCAACCATCTTCCCCTATATAGTATCTTCAAGAGTAGATTTTGCAATTATATCTGCCATCGCCGCAGCCTAATTTCTTAAATCTTGCGCACGATCTTTTTCTCTTTTTCCAATAATTCCCAAGTTAGCAGCTATATCTCTCATGCCCTAAGCTATTTTATCTCCAAAAGCTTTATTCATCAATAAAGCCGTAGTCACTAAAACACCTGACATTCCACCTAATCCATCTATAATATCAGCCGTTACAGTTAAAATAGGAGTAAGAATATTATCAACGGTAATATAAAAGTCCGAATTTATTAAACTATCATAAATATCTTCCGCGGAAGCTCTTACTCTATCTCTTGCAGCTTCCCAAGATTCAGCGTAAATATCCGCCTACTCCTAAAGAGATCCTTCTGCCCCATAAGCACTAGCTAAATTCTCCTAAAAGAAATCCCAATTATCCATAAGAGCAATAAGACGAGTATACTAACGAGCTCCAGCTACGGTCTAAGCTAAAGCAATTTGCTAGTCATTAGATAAAGTCTCCCACTTTGTTCCTAATTCTTCAAGTAGAGTATCCATTTCTTTAATCTATCCATTAGTATCAAAAATATCAATACCCACTTTTTCAAGAGCTTTAGAATATTTATTTAATGTAGTACCATCATCAAGTGTTTCACCTAAATTTAAACCCTAAATACGGGCAAAGATAGTTCTAAAAGCTGTACCTACTGTATTAGCAGATTCACGAGTAGTTGCAGTAACAGTAGCAAGAGCAGATGCAGCATATTCATAACTCAATCCAACTGTATCTGCAACAGCGGCAAACTATTGAATACCCTCTGAGATTTCATCAGAGCTAGATGCTGTATCGGCACCTAAACGCACCATTACGTCAGCATAATATTCAAGACTCTTACTTCCATCATAGAAGTTATTCCAAACTGCGGTTAACTGATCCGAAGCTGTCTATGCACTAACTCCCGCGGCATTAGCCATTTTAATAGTTGTTTCAGTTCTATCTAGAACTTCCTACTCAGTAAGACCTTGCTGATAATAGATTAAAGCAGCATCAGTATAATCAACCGTAGTTGTACTTAACGCTTTAGCTGCCTCATTTGCCTATTTAGCAAACTTAGCCATATCTTCTGAGGAATTTTCAGTAACTATACGAATATTTGTTAATGATTCATTTAAATCTTGTGCGTATCCATAGGCTGTTTCTAAAGAGCCAATAAATCCCTATAACGCACTCGCTGTGATCTACCATCGAACAGTATTCTTCATTGTAATCCATAAATCAGACATTAGCTTATTTGTTCTAATTAATGGAGTTTCCGCAGCCATAATAGATTGAGAAAGATTTAAAAATGTTTCCTATCCTTTAATACCTAACTTACTAAGCTAATTATAATAATCTGTTAAAGTTTTTCCACTCTTTGCCAAACTATCATTAAACATTATAAGATCTAGTTTACCAGAAGAACTATTTGTAGCCATCTAAAGATTTCGTCCCAATTCAAGAGCTGCTAAAGAAGCCTCTCTTAATTCTTTGGAAATAGATGACTAACTACCTAGTTTCTATAAACTATTTATAATTTCATTAATAGAAACTTTTAATTGACTTGTATCTGCGTCAAAACCAACAGAATACTTTATCCTTCTATTGTTACTGGCCACAATCCTTTTCCTCCTTTATCACTATAAAAAAATAAGGCTCTTGAGAATTATATCTCAAGAGCCTTTTAATTCTCTATCTAATTTGTAAATTATATTAGATTTATTAATCTTTTCCAACCACATCTTTAATTACCGATAAAGCCTCAAGATTCTCACCATTTTTAATTTTATTCAACATATCGGTAATATATGTATCTAATCCAGAAGCATTTTTATTCATCATTTGGATAATGCCTGCGGCAGAGCTATTATATCTTGCTATATCGCTTAGAGTATCTTTAACTAAATCTTCAATAAAAGACAATTCATCTACTGGAATAGCACTTCTAACTGCATCAATAACACCATTAGTCTCTAGTGTATCGTAAGTTTTTGCAATATTTTCATGCACATCTTCTTGCTCAAAAACGATTCCACCATACCACCTGCAAATAGCAATAGCAAAATAAGTTTCTACTCTCACCGGACTAAAACATCCAGTCATCTCATCTATCGCTAAATCTGCGACAAAAGTAATAAGATTTGTTTTATCTGTAATCGGGAGATAATTAACCACAGACAAAATCTTATCTTCTCCAATTTTTACTTCTGTATATTTAATTTTAGGCTCCAAACCCAAATCTTTAAAAGTAATTTCACTCATTGTAAAAACTCCTTTATCTCATTTATATTTTTATTATACTAGAAAAATTAACTATTGTCAAGTTTTTAATATGCGTATTTAGACAATATATTATTGTTTAATGTAGCAGAAATTGTTAATTTACTTATGACTTCATTAATTATATTACTACGAGTTAAAGCGTCTAATACATTTGGACCAGTATTTCCATACCACTTATTACCGGTAGAATTTTCTCCCCCAATAGAAACTATTTCATGACCGCTATTGCGAACTATATCATCACAAATATTATTTATAATACGCTAAATAGAAAAAACTTTACCATTAACAATAAGTAACTGACCAAGATGTCCTTTAGAAGAAGCTAGACCGCCAGAAGAAACCCATTCATTAAAAAATGAGGCGGCTACCGATGCACGAATATTATTAAAAGATTCTTCAAAATCTGATCCAGTGAACCTATGAGCAATCATATTATAAGCAAGATATTTTTCCGGCTAACCAGAAAAATAATCCCCTACATTCATATTTGAAAAAACCTAAATTCTATTTGCAGATTTCTTTTTATTCTACCACTTTGCATTAACATTAGCACTAATTTCTATATTAAATACTTGATTACCCTTAGTTACTGACAAATTAAAAACATCATTATTAAAAACTTTAGCAGCACCTCTACTTCCATTGTCAGAAGTAGTATTCTATCCTCTATCAACCCACTTTAATTTCCCACCAGACTATTTAATAGCAGTATCTAATATACTATCCGCAGTATTAATTCCAATAGATATACCTTCTGCGACTATAGCTTGACTAATCTAATTTCCAATAACTTTTCTAAAAATATATGATATTGTATTAGCAAAAGATCTAGAGCTTACACTTCCACCTTCATTTAATCTTGAAACCGCTCTACTCAACGAATCTATTACTTCTTTCGCTACATTGATATCCCCATCTTCAATAGACATAACATAGTGCTGCTAAGAATTATCTATCTAAAAACTAGTACCAACTAGCGATCTTCCTATCTAGGTTAAAGCATCAAGAACACTGACATTTATCATATTGGCTTTCATAAGAGCCTATATCAATAATCTAAAAAAATCATTAACTCTTTTTATATCAGGTGTCCCATTAGCCAACAAATTATTAAAATTGCCAGCCTATTGTAATATAATATTATAATTTTCAAAATTTACCTATCCACCGGCTAATTCAATTCCTTCATTGATACCTGCCGCGATCTAATCAAGAGTAGAATCCAATAAAGTGCCAATCTATAAATCACTTAAAACTCTCAATCCACTCGCGGCAACCGGACCTTTAGATTGCATCTATTCTTGAATTGATGCAATCTAAGTCTCAATTCCCGCAGTCTTCATTTTACTCATTGCCTCTTGATACTATCCACTAAAGAGAATATTTGCGGACTCTACATCTCCGTACTCTCTTAAATGACTGCTATGATAAACAATATAATTTAAAGACCAACGCTATACATAATCATAAATATTAACATCCATATTCCTATATCTCCTTATAAAAAGAAAAAGGGAGGACTTTATTAAGTCCTCCCTTAAAATTAAATGGTGTCATCGCTAACAGAGACTAACTTATTGCGCATTTTTGCGCCAGAATAAGTACTTGTGCTTTCTGCAAAACTGAGCTTGTTATTAATAGTATAACTCTTCTCAAAGTCTCCGTTAATCTTAGTAATCTTAGCTGTAATAGGAGTTGTATTACTCTCCTTAGTAAGAATTACTAATAGGCCATCTGCCAATTCTGCACCATCTACGGTTTGAGTCTTTGTATTGCCCTCAATACGGTCATCAGTAGAGAAGTATTTCTCATATGCTGGGTTAGTTGTTACTACAGTATACTTGGTACTATCACTCTCTACTGGAATTTGGAGGCTAATTTGTGCGGCCTCTGGAATTGTATCTCCATAAGCCTCAGTGTCATAAGCCTTTCCTGTTACAGTACCAGTTACATCAAGCTCCGCCTCTGTGGCACTGTTAGAAACAAAATTTACAGTTACATCAGCAGCTTCACTCTCATAAGTACCAACATTCTCAGAGCATGGCTCACGAGAACCTTCGGTTTCCCCAGTTTCATCAGTAATTACCTGAATAGCGGCAAGAACTTTATGAGTTTGATCAAACTTAGTGTAGTCTGGGAAAGCGTCCATTGTGAATGTAAAGGTAGATGGATCACCGTTAGCAGCCATGCTAAATGTGAAGTTACTCTGAACCTTGCAGTTAGGAATAATAAATTCAGCAGGCATATCTACGCCATCGCTCTCACGGCGGAATAGAGTAGAAGCTTCAAGATAATAGTTTCCGCCAAACTTATCAGCGGTAATCTCAATCATCTGGGCACCACCAGTACGCTTTACATAATAGTCAACTAAAACGATAGTACCAGATGGGAGCACTCCCGCATGAGAATAGCAAGTTAAAGTTGATTTTCCGTCCTCTGTATAAGAAACAGAAACAGGAATACATGGTTCAGCATTAACTTGACCATCATCTCCTAATACCATTACAAAAATGTCAGCAGAACGATGATACATTTCATTTTCATGATCTGCAAATCCATTCCAGCAAGCTTTATCAGGAATCACGATAGTGTTAGCTGTTTCAACTTCTACCTGAGAAGTTTGATGAACGTAAATTGGAGCTTCTTTTGTTGCATCAAGCAGACCTGCACCAGAAAGAATAGAGAAACTCTCTGGAGAAAGCAAAGCATCTTCCATTGTAAATGTTAGAGTACGCTCACCTTCCCAAGCAATCAATCTAGTATATCCACGTCCGCCCTGTGCGTATACAGTTGTTGCAGCACCTTCAAGAGTAGAGGTTCTTAAAGTGTCAAAGTACAAAACTGGTTCATTTTTATAGAACTTACGATTACCTAAAGTCTGATAGCTTTTGGCACGAAGTACTACATCGCAAATCTCACGAATACCAAAACGCATGAGCTAATTCCTCCTTAATTTTTAGGATGTATATCTCGCATCCATGATTCAACTGGTTTATCTGGTTTGCCGCCCGCAAGACGAACCCGCAAGTCAACATCCCATTCAATAAACGCATTATATCTTTCCATCAAATCAAATATCTAAAACATATTTAGATTTAAGCAATCCTCTAAACTCATTGTATTAGATCCGATTGTCAAGATAGATATATAGCGTGTTAGAACACTCTCATTATTTCCTTTGCTTTTGATTTCTGCTACTTTTCGTCTACCGCGCATTAACTTTTCAGCAATTTCTTTAGCTCGGTCATTAGCTGGATTATAGATAACATTATTTCCCTAAAATAGACTGTTTACACACAAAATCTCTTTTAGTACGCTTTGAAAAATATCAAAGTTATTATCATCTATTAACAAAGGCTAATTTTCTCCTTGCTTAGTTAAAATTATTGAATTTCTAGTTATTACTGGTATATAATCAGGAAATAATAATGTAAGTAGCATAATAACAGCATTTTTTTTATCTTTATCCTGTGACTATTCTAACACCTTCATCAATACTTGAAAATTAGTTAATGATGATAAAAGAGTTTCGTCCTATATTAATGATTCTTTATCTAAACATAAATATTGAACTGCCATAAAAAATTTTGTCTCTCCCATAAGAGCTATCTCTTTAATGACGGGAACGTGAATAGTAAGTTGTAATTCAGGAATGGGAATATCAATCCCGGCCATTAAAGCTAGTCTATAATCAAGCAAGCGGATTTACCTTATCTTCATTTCCGCGAATAGCAAGATATGTTAGAGACAAACCAGCAAATTCTTCATCATATATATATGGCGTAGCTGATACAAATTCTAGCTCTCCTATACCCGTTAAATGAGTTCCATCAAGCATTGAATCTATCTCTCCCGCGATTCGATAAGGCCGTAAATCATAATCTCCCAAATCCCAATTATCATAATGACAAATAATATCAATACCAAATGTATTATCTCTATATTCAGGATTTGTAGAATTTCTAACCATAGTGCCATAGATCAATCTTAAATAAGATTTTTCTGGTCTATCAACCTTTATCTTAGGAACAGCAGAAATCTACTTAGTATCAATCATTTCCTTTATCATATCTCCTGTAACGGTCGGTTTACTTTTCCAATCTCTAGTATTATAAGTTAATAATTTCAAAACATTCTAATTAGAAAGTATTCTTTCCATAATCAGAGAAGCATCTTTCTACATACCTAACAAACTAGATTTAGGATACTCATAAGTATTTTTTTTCATTTCAATTCACTCTCCTTAAAATAAAGATTCTACTACAATAACTTTTTCCAGTACAGTATTATCCTTCTTCCATACTAGAGTGAATTGACCATGAGTAGTTTTATTCCACACCAACTAAACAGATTTATTTCCATTTGGACATAAAGTTACAGGAACATTCTTTTCCAATATTGACCAAGCTCCATTAGCTTCTTCTACAGAATAAGATTCTTCTATCATTGGTTTAATAAAAGTCTCTCCCATAATCCCGCTATTTGGAGTAGGATCTTCTGGTTCGAATATTAAACCATCTTTCATACTATTTTCTATATCATCAGTATCTCTATTTATATAATCTTCTTCTGCACTCACTTCAATTACATTCTTCATACTTATATCATCTGGAGCCTAAACTTTCCAACATCTTCCAGCGAACAAAAATTCACTATATCTATCAAAAGCATGAATAGTTTTTTCATTTCTTGGCATAAGTATGTTTAAGCTAAGATTAGGTTTATCCAATCTTTCTTGATTCTTCTAAATAGACTCGATTTGGGTTTCAACTGGACCTCGAATCGCAGCCCAAGTCTAACACCAATTCCCTTCCTAATCTTTAAACTTAATTCTATATCTACAACGTCTTATTTCCCCTCTAAAATAAGCGTCCTCAGTTATTTCTTCAAGATAAATTATCCAATGAGTGCCAGTTTTTTTCCACTCAAAGACATCTCCAGGCGCATATTGATTAATATGATCTATGGAGATTATCTTATCATCATAGTCCTGTTTCACTTTATCTGGATTAATAAGCGCACGACACATAGGATAAATATTCATATCTGGATCAACAGCATCTAACGTTGCATCTAAAACCTAGGTTGACTTCTAGACTAATTGAACAGTACAGGCTTGATAAGAATATAATAATGCTTTCTAAAGAGTTCTCCATTTATCTTTGATCATTCTATCTTCCTAGTGAATACCACCCTACCATTCAAATCTTTTTCGCATTAATTCAAGATTCGTCATCTCTAATCACCTACGCCAACAAATCAATACATCTAAAGACTGTTTTTCGATAAATCATAAAATCATTACAGACATTTGAAGATAACCCTTCCAGTTTAGACAATAAAATAAGTCCCTCAACTCTATCTTTATATATTTTAACCAATCCACTAATTTCTTCTGTTATTACATTCAAATGATTTACCCAGTCTTCATTATTCTCTCTCATTGGAATTAACTTCCATAACTAATTAATCAATCTCTTTAAATCCTACTCTTTTGTTTCTAATGGGAAATTAATATCATATTTATCCATCAAAAACACTCGTCTCTCTTAATGTTGACCAGTTTGATTTATAAGAGCCTTGATTATCAATTAGTTTTCTTCTTTTATAGAGACGCTGCATATGATGACTTTGACGTTCTGCTTCCTTTTTCAACTCTATTAATTTGGCTAAATGATTGGCCTAGGAAGTCATTTTAAAATCTGTTCCAGAATATTTCATTCTCGTCTATTCTATTGAAGCCACCTGGCGTTGCAACCAAGTATTATACATTAGAATAGCAAGAATGTTTATTTCTTCTGTCGTTAAATGTGCAGAAAAGGCTGGAATAATAGTTGCTATTCCAGTCTCTTCATCATTGTTTTCTATATTGGTAAAACTGTATAATGGAAAACGAGGGAATTCAAAACCAGGAAGAGCATCCATTAATATATTATATAAATCTTTTTCGGTATCTTCCTATGTCCATTCCATATACATATCATCAGTAATTTTACCAAAAAATCTATCATAAATTTCTTCAAAGGGGGTCGGATCGCCCTAAATTGGATATTTTTTATTATCCATGGCTATAACCTCCCTTATATCAATCAGAAATAGCTACTCTGCGTTTTGGAGCATCCTCACTTGTAGTTGACACTCTTCTTACAGGTTTCTCTTCCTTAGGATTCTTTTTATCATCTGCTGTTAATTCTAATGCTTTAGTAACATTAAATCCTAATTGTTTTTCCAAAGCATCTCTTTTAGACATATCATTTAAGGGAAGAGAAATAGCATGGGATTTAATCAGATCTTTGGTGCCTTCTGGAGCAAAATCAAGAGCATCCTTAAATTCATCTAAAGAACACGTATTCATCCAAGAATCAATCTCTTCTTCTTTCATCCAATACTCTGGTTCAACCCTACCATTAATAAGATATTTAACAATCTCTCTATCATCTACAAGCAAGTAATTATAAATTAATTTGCGGCCTCCAGGTGTTTGTACTAGCTTTTCTAGTTCAGATACTTCAAGTTCCTTGTGTTCTCCAGGGTAAAACATACGGCGCACGCCCAATTCAGGCAATCTATATACAACACGACCTGCGCTTTTATTATAAACAGTGCAACTATTTTTCATAATTTTTATCTCCTTTTTCTCAATAAATAAAAGGGGATAGGGATATTTCCCTATCCCCTGTCAATTAACCATTATTTGGATTTGGGTTAGTATTATCAAGCTCGCCTTGAAGTTCAGTATCAACATAAGAGAAGATGTTATTCGCCATCATTACACCGACACCAACCTTACGGTAAACCTGAATATCACGAGACCAGTCGTCATTATCATCGCGTTCGCGCACGTGGGTAGTACCCTCAAAAGCAACTTTTACAGGACGGCTCTCAGCTCCGCCAGGAATAATCCAAGCATAACCTGGATCGATCATCTTTTTGGAGTTAGTCTCATCCTCAAGAGTTTGAGGTAGAATTACCACTCTAGTTCCCTTGTAATTTGCAAGATAACCAGTTCCCCAATACTGATCTCTCATATTGTCAGAAATCCAAGCATCATTGTCTGGAATCATTTTTACTGCAAACTCACGAGTGCAATAAATAGTTGGCTGACCATAAGCAGTAGCAGTATTTACAAGATAATCCATAGTTGGTTCGTCAAAACCAGCAACAGCACAACGGTTTGCTGCGGGAAGCTGATTGATAGAACCCATAAGAGCTTGAGCAATCTCTCTATAAATAAGCTCTTGCATACCCTCTGTTACAATTTGAGTAAGTTCTGCAAAGTTTACTCTTCCGTCAAGGAACTCCTCAAATCCGATACGAGCAGCTCCACCAATGGCGCTTGTTCCAACTTCAAAGCTCTCAGAACCAAGCTTAAAGGTCTCATACACACCAGCAAGTCCCACACGAGTAATGAATTGCTTAGCGCGAGTAAGTCCAGTTCTACGAGTAAATACAGGCTTGTCGCCTTGTGCGAAAGTTCTAATCTCAGCAAAATTGCCATAAGAATTGAGTAAACGATTAGGAACAACTTCATCCATAGTCTGCTCAATTAAAGAGAATAGAGTATTTTTATTTTCTCTATAAAGTTCATCTGTGCCAACAAATTCATTTAGCTCATTACGCAAAGTGATATTTAAAGCGTCATAGCTAAAAGACTCTCCTTGATAGCTATAGGTACCAGAAGGATTTGCATTAGCGACAGTTTTCATTAAACTAAGTAAATTAGCTTTATCTAACATTCTTCTTCACTCCTTCCAATTAACCTACACGCTGTACTTTTACACCAGGTTGAAGATCTGGCATAGTATACACTTTTACTACTGCAAAGATAGGATCTAAATCTCCACCTTTAGCAGAAGTTTCAGTATCTTTAGTTAAATATCCATCAGTATCAATCTTTAGACGATCGCCTACTGCAAGTTCTCCGGCATTAGCCTTAATGGTATTAGTAGTCCAAATATCACCAATGCTAATCTTAATTACGCGAGGTACCATTTTAGTTCCTTCTGGCATCAATGCAGGATAAGTAAATGTCTCCATATTTTTCTTATATGCTACATCACTACCTTCGCGTACAGCTTCTCCGGTATAATCACTTATTGTAGCAAGTGTAGAAACTGTTTGTCCAATTGGACTATATACACGAGCATTATAATTATCCTTAATCATAGCAAAATCAGCGTCAGTTTCGCGATCTCTATAAATCTTTACTTCATTAAATACCATCATCCAAGCGCCAGAAGTAGCTTCCGTACTAAAATCGCATACGCCTTTTGCATAATCATACTTTACAAATTGACCGTTCTCAAGAATCTCAATAGTGCTAGCTGCGGGAAGCTGAGCATATACTTGACCATTTCTTGGAGCGGAAAGATGGTTTGGCTCCACTTGACCATATCCATACTGGACAAAAGTGGCATTACCTAATCTTTTAGAACTCTTAGCCATTCTTTAATCCTCCTTAAATACTGCTTTTAGCAGTTTCACGAATTGCTTTTACCCAATCAGGAACGTTGTCAGTTTCTGGATTATTTAAATTAAAAAGTCCCTTTGGGGTATTATCTTCTTCTTTATGCTTTTCTTCAAGATTGAAATTTACTTTATTTCTAACACAAAGAATAGATAATTTAGCTTCAATATCATCTAAAGAATAAGTATCAATATGCTCAGCGACATCTTTCTTATCCTCATCACTTAACATATAGAAACTATCAATCATTTGTTGTTTACTTTGACGTTCAGCATTAAGTTTAAATTCTCTTAGTACTGTAACTTCATTATCTAGATTAGTTTTTTCTTGCTCAAGAGCAGAGTACTTAGTCTCTAGATCGGTAAACTTTGTAAGTAACTCTGTATATTCTGTTACTTCTTCAAGATTATACTTCTTATCTTGAGGAGCGTTCTTTTCCTTCTCTTTCTCGGAAGTTGGAGCAGGATTTTCAGAAGTCTTCTTATCCTCTTCAGGATTAGGAGTATTTTTCTCGAAATCGGTAGGTACTTTATTCTCTTTCTCCATAGGTTCTTGAGAGCCTCCTTTATTTAAAGTTTCTTTTAATTGATCCATCATAGAATACATCATAGTTTTAAGTTTCTAAAACTCTTGATTATTCTCTAAAGAAAATTGAGAACTAAATTGAGCTCCCTCGAAACAAGGCTCAACATTTTCTCCGAGAACACATAATTTCTCAATCAATGCCTCATTGTAGATAAAGATTCTTTCATTTGTTTTATCATCTTTTGTCCAAAATCCTGATTGGTTTTCTTCATTCAATTCCATAGAATGGTTATTGCCATTCTCCAGGATTCTTTTAGATTCTGGATAAACGCTAGTCCAAATGTATACATCTGTCACAAGATATTCTCTTTCTACGCCTTCATCATTGAACTTCTAAAACCATACATTTGCATTTGTAGGAACAAATCCATATGGTCTTGTAGTATCAACAATAGCAAACTTACCATCTCGAACAATAATTTCTCTGTTGTGGCCTTCAAAATCATTTATTTCATGATTAAAATATCCAACAATAGGACTTCCTGGTAGTTTACGTCCCATTTCCGCGGCCACTTCTTTGGTAATTACAGTATGGTTGCGGTTAGGTTGCTACCCAACGTAGCAAACTTTGCAGACACCTTTACTAACTAGAGGAGAAATCTAAGTGTTCTAAATATATTCCATTGTATTTAAAATGGGAACACTAATATGCAAGTTCAATCCCTCCTTTATGACGAACTTTCTTGATTAGCTATTGTCTTATCTGACTTTTCGCCATCTTCTTTTTTGGGCCTGCCGGCTCCATTAGTATTAGTTGAACTTGTCTACTTATTCTAAGAATTAGTTTTAGATAACTAATTATTATTACCCAAATCTTTTCCGCTTCTGGTATTAGAACTCATAGGTGGAATCATAATTTCTGCCAAATTCAATACTTCGTTCTCAAATGTTAATGTAGCTAATATACTCGATTGAGAGTGACCTAAAGCAATCTGTGGCAACATCTTAGAATAACCCAGTTGAGCGTGCTCTTTATATAATTTAGATAACTCTTTATAATTAAACTAGGTAGTTTCTAACATTTCCGCTCTAAACTCATAATGATTTTTGCGATTAAATTTCTCTACTACTCGATTTAATAAATCTGTAAACATGAGAGGAATATCTCTTACGCTAGATTCATCTGTCAAAATAGAATTTGTAACTGCAATATTGCCATCTGCATTAAACAAATTATGAGTTACACCTGAGTTATTATAAACTGTACGTTCAACTTTTTCCAAATCGTCTGTTGTTGTATTAGAATTATTATCTTTTGTATCAATTTTTTCAATATCTGCAAAAGTTGTTAATACATCTACACCAATAGCTCGTTTTAACATAGTTACAGCATTATTATGAATATCCCTTGCTTCATCAACATCAAAAATCAAATCTCCATTTTTATCAAGAGGCAACTTCTAAATAATAATTTTTAATAATTGTTGCATTGTCTTTTGACGATCTAATTCTTGCGCTTGATCCAAATCAATAATAGAAGGAATAACCCCAGCTAGAAAAGGAAATTCATTATCATTTAGACTAAACTTTACAGAAATACTAGGATCTAGTGGATACCATACAGTAGTATCACCTGGATAATCCCCTTTTAATTTTCCCTGTTTATAAAGAATATATGCCTTTTGAATGTCCTGTGGAAAAATCTTTAATATCTAGATTTTATACTGCGGATTGGCAAAATAAGTGTCAAAAAACTAAAGATTTAATTCTACTATTGGATTAGGGCCCTAGAAATATCTACTTCTGCAATATGAAGCTGGTAATTTCTAAATTGCAAATCTATCTCCAAAATCAACAATTACACCATAATAAGCTCCTTCTTTAATAATATCTAATGATATATTTCCAAGCATTCTCTTCACACTAGATTTATCAAGGTAAAGCAAGACCTTTGAAAAATCTTTCAATAGCTTATCTTTATCTTTCTACGCATCTACTGTGTATGGAGTAATATACCAATCAAATCTATATAAGAAGGCTAAATATTTACATAATCTATAATAAATACCGCTACTTTCATAAAAGTAATTAGAAATCTCTCTTAAAGTCTTGTAATCATGCTTATAAATAGCATTTAATACAAACTTTTTATCTCCATAATTTCTATTTATCTTTTTATATGTGCCTAGATTAATAAGCGCATCATCCACAGACCGTAATCCAACTCGCATTTTTGCATAATCAACAGTATCATAGTTCAAAAAATCTTCTTCCTATTGATAACGAGTAATAATACCTCGATCTAGTAGATCAAAACCTTTAGCTCTTATTTCTTCCTATCGACGTTTTAACAAAATATCACCTCCAGGTGTTAATATCCAGCTTTACTCATTAAATAATCATAAGAGATGATATTTTCCTCCGTATAGGGAACTTCAATGAGGGTAATACCTTTTAATGCACAAAATCTACGCTTTTGATTATCATTATATTTCTATTGGTATAATCCTCTATTTCCACCAAATTTACTAACAGCCTAATAATGCTATTTACCCTGATACTCAATTAAAAAATCAAGATTTCCATCATCATCAAAAACAGCAAAATCAAAACGAAGTGGCCTGCCACTTGGCGCTTTCAGCCCAGGAAACTCATACTCTTCTTTAAAGTTCATGCCATTTTGCTCTAATATCTCATGAATTTTAATTTCTCCACGACTGGCCTTCATATCTTACACCTCACTCATAAACATAAAATCTGAAAATCTTCTACTTTTACGCTTGCGTTTACTATCCTCTTCCTATTTAATATAATATAATCCATATTCAAGCGCAGAGAATTTATCTTTGGGCACAGACTTATTTGCCTGTTTTAAAATAATATTTACACCCTCATTTTCTTCTCGCAAATTTAGCATTTCTTCTCTTAATATAGAAGTTAAAGTGAATGGTTTTAAATATTCTGCCCGCTCTTCTGGTTTCATGGCTTGACCTTTCTTGGTACCAAGTAATTTATTTCTAGCAACTTTTTCGTCGATTAAAAATCTTAACTTTCCAGCCCGCAACTATGTCTAAACATTGCTATGGGCTTCGGTATTAATTGGCGCATTTGCCTTAATTTCATAAATAGCATCATATTCTGTATTATCTGTTCTAAACCGTTTATATTCTCCATCTTCGTCATTGGCTACACCAAAATCAGGAAAAACCTCGTTAGTATCTGGTACTATTTGTGGTTTAACCATGTAATCCATCAATCCAGCACCAAGTCCATTACCGTCAATAACAATAATTTTAGCTTTATAATCATAATATAATCTTTTTAGCTTAATTGCCTAATCTTCAAAATGTTCATCATCCATAGTATATATATTAACAAGAGACTTAATCGCTGGTCCTTGAGACTGAGGGGTTACTTTAAATACACATACAACAGATTGACATTTCTTTCTTCCTACATCAACAGAAAGAACATAATATGCTTGAGCAGAAGAGCGTCCGGAAGATTCATATTCAGGCTAAAGCAATTTTCTACTTCTATCAAAAGCATCACCATTAAAGAAGGCATCTTCTACGGTGCCACTCCATTTAGATTCATACTCTCTATCAAATGATGCTTCATTAAATGTACCATCTTGTTTTAACTCCTATACAAAGTTGCGGGATTGCAATCCCACTAGCACAGGAATTCTCCATGTTCCGCCCATTACAATACTCTTTTCGGGTTCTAGTATCATGCGCACTAGCAAAGTAATCAACTTATTATATGGGAATGTGTTTTTCCACCCCGCAGTAGTAACATAAATCTAGGATTTATTGAGTGTTTCTTCTTCATGAACAGATCCATCTAAACATCTTCTATCAACGTTCATTAGAGGGATTAAAACTTCATTTAAAATATCCCCATCTACACCAACGCACTCCTCAATTAATCCTCCATGTCTACGCTTACCACGAGAAGATTCTCTAGCAGCAACGTTGTCAAAATAAGATCCATTTTTGAAGATATACTTACAATAATCTTTTCCTTCCTAAGTCTTACCTCTTCGCCAATCAATCTCTCTCTAAAGCGCGGGAATCGCATTACAAATTTCCTAGACTTTTTCTTTTGCTATACCTGCTGCCTGTTCTTTTCCACCAGAAGTAATGAATAGCTTACATCCAGGATATAATATACATCTACACATAAGCACCGTTACTGATAAGAATGACTTAGAATAGGCACGAGGAAATACCATGTATACATACTTATATCTCATAGCCGCCCGCAAGAAAACTCTCTAATAAAAATAAAAATTAATTTCTTTTTTTCTTGTCTCGTCTCCGCCGGTCTACAAAAAGTCAATAAACATATCTGGATATTCTCTCCAAAAAGCTATATACTATCTTGCTGCTGGAATTATCGCACGAACTCTTTCTTCGGAAAGGCCAATTTTCTTATTATTATTTGAAAGGTTTAATAAATCTTTTAATGCCATATATTAAACCTCCTTTAATATATTATTTAACATTTCCTCATCTTTGTCTCTTTCCGACTCTTTCATATCTTCATACTCTTGATAATCTTCTTCTGTTAATTCTGGATGCTCGTAATTAAATAAATCTTCATCCTCATCGCTATCTTCAACATCAATATTTGCCTCGCGTTCTCTGTCTTTAACTATTTCTCTTAACGAAGCTTCGATCATATTACCAAGATTCATTTCCTCTGTAACTAGAGTATGAGTATATTGCTGTAAATCCTAAAGAGTTCTATCTACTTTATCTTGGGGTCCTTCCGTATAATATCTAGGAATAAAACCCTCTCTTTCACAAAGGGCTACTAATTCACCTATTGAATCTACAAATTCACCGGATTCGCCTTTGTTCTAAGCAGCCGTAAATTTGCCGCTTTTCATTAAACTATCATAGGCTTTTTGCATCTTCTAAAAGCCATCAATATCTCCAGCATCAATTAACTAATTTGCTTTTAAACTAGCTTTACATACCATAATAAGAGTATCTTTATGACCCGCTCCTTGAATATCATAAGAACTCATCATATCATTGTAAAGCTGCTCCATTCTTACTCTTTCTTCCCAAGAATATCCGCGGCCCCATTTAAGACGTAATACTAATTTATCTTCTTCGGTTAGCTAATCACCAAAATCATCATCTTCCTCTGGATCTTCATATTCTGGAGTTCCTACAGGGGCCTAAACATCCTCTAATTCTTTTGGTTTTGGAGGAGTTCTATCAATAGACAACTGCTCTTGAATTTCATCTTCTGTAAATCCTTGAGCCTTCATATTAAGAACTTTTTTATCAATGGAATCTTTCTCTAGCGTTTCTGTATCTGCCCAAGTGTATTTATTCCATTGCTTTAATTTCATTTTAGATAAATAGCGTCCAATAATAGTTAATCCAGTAACTTTCTTTGGATCTTTTCCATATTTCTCCAATAAACCATTCCATTCTTCTTTAATATATGGAACGTCAATCTCCTATAAAATCCATTTATAAGTTTCTGGATCCCAGTTATCTACATGCATAGTAAGACACTTTTTACAAATATCCATCTTTCCATCTGGAGGATACTTCTCTAAATTTTTTGACGTATAAAACTATTTATCATCCATAGTTTTACCACATTTTTTACAATAATGGCTCATTTATAATCAACCTCTTTTCTTATTGCGACAGCGCTTACAAATACTATACAAATTATCCTTACTTGTCTTATTCTTTGAAAAGAATTGATTATGGGCTGGCTTTAATTGCCCACACTTAGAACATTTTTTCATTGGGTATCCTTTTTGTTTATACTACCAACGTAAAAAATCTTCTAAAGCCTCTTCCGCAATGAGTTTAGGAATCTTATTTCTCCATAGGCTAGAAATATATTCAACACTATATGTTTTACCAAACTCATTTTTTAATATTTCCTATATTTCGTTATTCTACTTTTTATCAATTTTGAGTTCAACAATTCGTAAATAGATTGGAAAGTCTTTGAGAGCTTTATCACATATTTCTTCAAATGATTGAATTAAATACCATGTATCTCCCTCAAACTAATCATAACTATCCTCTTTTAATTTTGAATAATTGCATAAAATAGCAGAAACAACATTGGCGTCCATTAGCGAAATACCCTTTACTACTACCTTCTGTCCATTAAGATAACTCTAATCATCAAGAGAAATATGAGTTCTTACGGATCTCGTTAATTTACATGGTATAATAGGTTTCTAATATGCTTGCTTAATGATATACTAATCTTTTCGCATCTCTATTAATGCTTTTTTCATCATATATGCCTATTTTGTCCCAGCAGCGCGTTTTAAAGCACCCTCCCAGACATTAATGGTTTCTCTCAACTATTTTAAACATGGTATAGTATCTAAATCTTTCTGTGTAATAGAAATCTTTGGCTAAAATATAACATTTTTATTTTCTGACATTAAACCATAAATGCCATCCTCGCCATTTTCCATCTATGACGCAAGCCCTTCGAAAGAACATTCTCTTTTATTAACAGTAGCCATTCTATTATCTGTTAATATATTCTTTTCTTTCTTATCTTGCTTTTCCATACATAGAACTAAATAATCTGCTAATATTTCTAAATAACTCGAACTAAGGTTCGGATTTTCTGCGATTATTTTTTCGACAAGCGCCTTCCGTTCTTCTGGAGACTCAATAGTATAATCTAATTTTATCATACTGTCATCTCCTTTTATACTCATATAATAACAAAAAAAAACTAGATTGTCAAATCTTATTTGATTAATTTATTTAAAAATGATATAATATAATTATAAAAAATAAGATAGGAGATTTGTTTGCCAATGTTCTTTGACGAACCATATTTAGATTTACCGGAAAAAGCATAGTATTATTTTAATATCTTAATAATCAGTATTGCTATATCTCCATAGTATGCTTAGGAAATCTTCCAAAATAAAGCAATAAGTTTATGGGATATTTAGGGAGTTAATGATCCTAGACCTATTGCTATTCATATATATACTTCTTACCATATTAATAAAGATTTTGATTATGAAGTATAGTGTATTCCTCACTAGGTATTAGAAGTTAATGAAAATGAAATATCTTTCTATGAAATGATTGATTACGATACTAGTGATCCTTGGAGGCTTGATCCAGATGCAATAGATTAATATAAAAGAATATTTTCAACAATAGGTAAACAAATTGCGGGAGATTAGTGGTAATGTTCCATCACTCATGATTATCGACGCAACAGCCTAGGATCCCGCAAATCAAATTTATATTCGTAATAAAATAAAAGACTTTAATGCTCTTGGTTGGGAAGCAGAAGTGTTTAGAGCGAATAGTTCAGTAGAGTTAAGATTACTCTTAGGCCATGCGAAAGACTGGGATGCGGTAATAGTTCAAATGCCAGTAGCAAATGGAATTGATTTCAATTATAGTCAAATACCTATCTCTAAAGATGCGGATGGTTTAAATCCTATGAGCAATATTACTCCAGCAACAGTAAGAGGAATTATAGACTATTTGGATGAATGTGGTTTTAACTACGAAGGTAAATCTGCTGTTGTTTTGGGAAGAAGCGACATTGTAGGAAAGCCAATGGCTAAAGCTCTACTAGATAGAAATATGACCGTATCAGTATGTCATAGCAAAACAGATATAAATACAAAACTCTATTTAACAAGGCAAGCAGATTTAATTGTCTCTGCGGTAGGAAAATTTAGCTTAACAAGAGAAGCCTGTCCTAACGCTATTGTTATAGATGTTGGTATTCGCAGAAATGAAGCAGGAATTACTCTTGGAGACTTTGTAGAAATTGATGAAATTGCAAAAAGAAATAATGTATGGTCAACTCCTGTCCCCGGAGGAGTAGGTCTATTAACAAGATTGGGGTTGATGAAAAATTGTTTATAGTTAGCGAAACAGGCGCAAAGATAATGAAATTTTCGGGAGATTTTGACAAATATGCTGAAGAAGTTCTTCATATTAACAATCCCTTTCGAAAATTTTATCATACACAAAGTTCTTCAGTATTTAAAACTAACACCGATGGTATCATAACAATAGATATGGAAGAATCTCGAAAAATATATGAAGAAACAAAAGTAAATAGAGAAGAATGGATTAAATTAAGAGATAGATATGTCGCAGAAAGAATACTGCGGGAACTTGGATATGAAGTTCTATTAACCTCGTCTTATTTTGAATACTATCCTGATGCTATTCCTTGTGAAGGAGCGTCAGGGCAATGCACAATAGACTGTAGAATGAATGGGTGTAAATATGAGTAAAATGTGTCCTTGTATTGATTATTGTTATAATAGATTCGGTCGGTAGTACACACCAGACTGCGACAATACTTGCGATTATGCAATTAAAGTTAAAGAAAATAAAATGCTTAAAGAATATTTAAAGAGATTAGCGGCGGAAACAAATAGTTTACACACTTTATTTGAAGATTGGGATAATTAAATTATCCACTTCTGCCCAACCGCACGGAAGAAAGGAAACTGCAAATGAAACGAGAAGAGCTCAAACAACACGCGCAATCGCATTACGCAGACATTAAAGTGAGACTCAAGGAAGATACAGATCGCGCAATTATAAACTCTGAAATTTTTGGCCCCAATCTTCCTTTTCCGCTAAAACCGCAAGAAACCTACCATAATACCTTTTATCTTAAAGACCAAGATAGCGTATCCTGTCTATTTGGTTTAACCGATCGGAGCAAGACCGCAATCTTAAATTATGCAAGCTATAAACATCCAGGTGGTTACTTCCTTGGAGGCAGCTCTGCACAAGAAGAGGCATTGTGTCACGAAAGCAACCTTTATCCTATTCTTCTTGCTTTTGATGATACTTATTACGCATGGAATAGACAGAGACTAAATCGAGCCCTATATCTTGATAGAGCTATCTATACTCCTGATGTAGTCTTTGAAAAAGACAATGGTAGAAAATTAGCTGATGTAATTACTTGTGCTTCTCCTAATTATAGAACAGCACATACTTATCAGCAAGTTCCTCTTTCTCTAAACAATAGGATAATGGAAGAGAGAATTAATTTTATGTATCGGATTGCCGAGGCTAAGGGAGTGGAAAATTTAATCGCGGGAGCCTGGGGCTGTGGTGTTTTTATGCAAGATCCATCAACGGTCGCCACCTTGCTCGTAAGCGCAGCCCGCAATTATAATATTCCAAATATTTATTTTGCAATTCCAGACCGCAATTCCCGCAATTTTAGAATTTTCTTGGAGGTTTTGGAAAAATGTTCAAGCAATTAATTATCGCAAGACGAGATTTAAATATGTCTCCAGGGAAACTTGCCGCACAAGTTTCCCATGCTTCTATTGCTTTTCTTTTGGAAAAGTTATATTGGGGAAGTAAAGAAGTTGTTAAAGAAAGAGACGGTCTTATGTATCATATAGGAATAAGCCTCGATAGAGACTTATTCCATAACTGGATAGCGGAAGCGGAGACCAAAGTAGTTTGTAGAGCGAAGAATAAGAATGATTTGCTAAAAGCTGTTGCAATGGCTAAAGAATTAGGATGGGAAGAGAATAAAGACTACTGGCTTATTTATGATGCTTGTAGGACGGAGTTAGAGCGTGAAGGCCCGGAAGGGACTTTGACGTGTATTGGATTTAGGCCAATGGAGGCGGAAGAAATTGATAAAATTGGGAAGAAGTATCAGCTTTATAATTAACATAATATTAATCGTATTGTTGTTAACTGCTTGCGGAAAGGAGAACGATCGTTATCCAAGGCTAGAGTATATTCCTACAATGTGGAGATCTGATGCGACTAATATTAAACTAGAGGATGGATATATCTTAAAAGGATATGAAATGATAGAAACTGAGGATGGATATAATTTGATTTTTAATTTTGAAGCAACCGACGATGGATAAAGTATTAGTATGGTTTGACGGTAAGCATTATTATAATATATGCGCAGTCTGTGGAGAATTATATCCAATTTACAAAGTAGAAGATCATATTATATATAATTTAAAGAAGAAGTGTAAATGCGGAGAGAAGAAGTGAGTTCTTCTCTCTTTTTCGTTATTGAGATTGAAAAGTTGATTTAGATTTTGAAATGGCGTGGCAGAACGATTTCACCAAAAAATTTCCAGTTTTTCCCAAAATACACGCCCCTCTTTCACATGGTAAAGTATTGAAGTGTAGTTGGCCTCTTTCGCTCGCTAAAGTACGAAAGCAAGAAAGCACGCCCCTAAAGGAATACGCGCGCGTAAAGGGTTTGTGCAAACTGCACAACAAGATGTTATTTATTTTGTGCAAAAGAGAGAGAAAGAAATTTCAAAAAAACTATTGACAAGTGAGCGTTTTGGTGGTAAACTGGACTTGTCCAGTAGGACAGAGACAAAAGCACGGCACTTTGAAAATTAAAAAATTTCAAAAAAGGTATTGACAAACTGCTAAAGGTTTGATACAATACAGACAGAACAAAAGAGAACCACACCACAAAAAGAAAGGGAGTCAAAAGAGTATGAAAAAGATTGATTTTACCAATGAAGATCGAGCCATTATTATGGAGTATATGGCGGCTAAGATGGCTAAGTCTGCGGCGGAGGCGGCGGAGAAAGCAGCTAAGGCTAAGGCTAAAGAGCTATTCTCCAGATTAGGTAAGGCTTTTAAGGCTACGGACAAAACAAGTTATCTATATGGCACGGTACAAATGCAGGGTAAGGCGAAAGCGGTGGTATATAAAGAAACTACCGCAAAAGGAACGGTTGACTGGAAAGCCTATGCTATGGCATTAGGTGGAACGGAAGCCGAAGCAGAGCAATTCCGCAGACCTTCCGATATTCGTACCTCTTTTGATTGGGCGACAAAGACCCAAGAAGAAGAAATTAGAGGATAACAGTTTATAAACCCTGCCTTGCAAAACACAAGGCAAGGCAGGGTTATAATAATTAAAAGAAAGGGGCATACTATATGTATCAGTTACAAGTTTTAGCCAATGAGAAAATGCGCTATTATGAACCATCCACCCTTTCAATGGCAAGATGGAAGGTCAGTCACGAGATAGTCAATCCTAATCATTGGATTGTGGATTTATCCAGTGGAGAAATCGTAGATTAAAAAGAAGCTGACCTAACGGCTATACGGGGAGAAAGGATAAAAGACTATGAACAATTATATTAAGTGGTTCGTTGGGCCTACTTTTAGAAAGCGTGAATTTATTAAACTTTTGCGGTATAAGATGAATGTGCGTTCCGCAGAGGTAGAGGACGGCATCATCTTAGACCTGGATGCTTTTAATGCCATGCGAGTGGCCTATATGCCACACTGGGCTTATATCAATAGAAAGTTTATCAATAGCAATCTGCATACCAGAATTGCAAGCGAAGACGAATATAAGGTTGCTATGATCGGAGATACAATCGGTACTGAATGGGTTAAAGAACAGGAGGCAAAGAAATGGAAATGAGAATTATTAAGCGGATAGGAGGCGGCATTTGTGCCGCTCTCCTACTCTGGACAGTTCTTAGTTGGGCTGATATAGTGGCGGATAACTGTGAGCCAAACCCACAGCACAGCGAATATAATATGTTCGTTCTCATGACTAAATAATAGGAGGAAAAAGAAAATGTATAGAGGGACTTATATCGACGCCATGGGCCGCAAGCGCAGAGAGATGGGATATTTCAGTCTTAATAAGCCCACTCTGAATAAACTCCATATACCAGTAATTGTCCAAGCGAGAGATAAGACAAGTGCGGCGAATAAAATCAATAGGAAATATAAGTTGCGTATAAGTCCCAGTAATCTGCGGGAGGTGCCGATGGGCACAGGCTATCTCATGGAAACCATGGAGCTGTAAAGGAATAATACTTGACTGGCAATCTACACAAAGATTGCCAGTCATTTTTATGCACTTTTCCATATTGACTTTTCGCCGGGCCGCCAGCGTGCGCCGCGGCCCGAATTTTTATTTATTCGGCAATTTCAACAATTATATGACCGAAAGTCTGTGCAATTCGACGAAAGTTTTTCTCCCGAAATTACTTGACATTCCTTTTGCCATGTGTTATTATATACTTGTCCAAAGGGACAGGCCACAAAAAGAATTTGAAAGGAAGTAAAAAAATGACTTTAGATATGGTTGCTTGGTTACTTTCTCCGCTTGCAGAAGATACTATGTTCTTTGACGGGGAGGGATTCGAAATTATCAATAAGAATACCCAAGCTCATTACCACGAATTACCTGATGGTAGAATAACTCTGGGAGGAGACGTAATCGAGGTATCTAAGGAATGGGTTCTGGGACTTCAGGTAACCGGCATTGAGGCAAGAGATAACAATTTAATCATTTATGTAGATGGTTAAGAAAACTTGCGGGAGTGGAGGCCATAAATCTCCACTCCCCATGATAAAAAGGAGGAATAAATATGATTGCTGTTATTAAATTTGAAAGTGTAGAAAAATCTGCGGAGTTTGGAGACACAATTTGTAATATGGCTGGTTGGTGTTTGAATCATCCTCTTAATTCCAATGTTACCGGCTGTGTTCGTACTCTTGATTTTAATACCGGCGACAAACAAGATAGAGCCTTATATAATTATCTGCTAAAAATTAGAGCTTTCGAGGAGGTGGAACTAAAGTGAGTATTGAGCGTTTACCGCATACATATCCTATCGGTTCCACTGTTTGGACAAATAAGGGATATGGCACAGTTCTACTTCACATTGGTAAATACCATCTGGTTTGGTTACAGAGATTAGGGCTGGCGTAATGCCGGCCCTATTGATTTTTTCAAAAAAATATATTATAATAATTATAGAAAAATAAAGAAAGGAGTTTTTCTAATGACCTTAGAAGTGCTGAAAGCACTCGCGGTTATTTTGGAGTTCTGTTTGAACTAGGATTCTTGTAAAAATTGCCCTATGTCTCAGTTCTGCCAGAAAATGCCTTGCGAGCGGTAAATGTTCCTTCCGATTGTTCTAAATCGGCGATTCCCGTGATGGAGTCGTTTTTCGCACGAGCCTAGGTCACTAGAATTTATTTATCAAAATGCAAGAAACTACTTTCTCTCGCAAATTAGATTCAAGTGGTAGAATTATGATTCCGATTCGCTTGCGTGAACAAATGGGACTTACTTCCGGTTAGGAATACTATTTTACTACTATGGTAAAAGATGGTAGAAAATATATCTGTATTGACTGCGGATCGGTTGATTCCTCGCTTGAAGAAGCTATGAAAATTATCCAAGCAAACGGATTAAAGATTGTTGAAAATGCCGATTGACTTCTCAAAAGAAAGGGAGTTGTTGGTATGCAGAAATTAATGACCTCCTGAAATTCAGGAGGTTCTTTTTTTATTCGATCGCCCGGCCGTGCACTATAGGCGCGGCCGGAATTTTTTATCAAGAGGCAATTTGCACAATTTTCCAGCCGAAATTTTGTGCAGTTTGCCTCTTGTTTTCTATCCCGAAATCTGATATACTTTAATCAACCTAAAGAAAGGAAGTAAATCAAAATGAAAAAGATGCTCTGCTTTGATATGGATGGAACAATCGCTGACCTGTACGGCGTGGATGATTGGTTAAAAGATTTAATGAATGAAAATCCCTATCCATATACAGTCGCCAAACCTCTTTGCGATATAGAAGAATTGAATACCGTTCTTAATAAGCTCATTGAGCAGGGCTGGGAAATTCGGGTTATCAGTTGGCTTGCAAAAGACAGTTCTAACTCATATAAAACTGCTGTTCGTGACGCAAAGCGCACTTGGCTTGCAAAATACAACTTCCCCGCACATAAAGTCCACCTTGTGGAATATGGCACAACAAAAGCAAATTGTGTGCGGAAACACTTTGAGCCGGGAATTAGCAATTTCATTTTGATTGATGATAATAAAAGTGTGCGGGATGGCTGGCATTTAGGGGAAACAATCGAGCCACATGAAGATTTACCTACGGCCTTATGGCGACTGGTAGAGTAATCCACCAGTCAATCTTAAAATAAGAAAGGAAGTTTTGTAAATGAAGATTAGAAAGGTTAATAGGCTTATCCTCAGCGAGGAAGAGCGACAAGTATTGAAAAATGCGTCCATTCTCATTGGTCAAATTGATCAGGTTATGGCCGACAATGAAATTGATGACGATATTTCGCTTGAAGATTTAAGCTATTGGCTTGACGAGATTATCAATAAAGAATATCTTGGATATTAAGAGGGCTTCGGCCCTCTTATTTTTACTCTTTAATATCGTTTGGGCGGCTCGCTGGCGCACGCGGCGAGCCGAGTTTTTGTTTTTGTCGATGTTGCACAATTTTGGCTTGCAAATTTTGTGCAATTTGCCATCTTGTAATTATCCCGAAAGTATGGTATTATATATTTGTCAAGAGGGGAAGGCCAAGAAATCAAGAGGTCGCGAACTCTTAGAAAGTAAAGGAAGTAAATTTATATTGTGTCGTAAGTCGAGTGAACGCCGTTAGAATAGGCCGTTCTAATGCCCAGTAGCTTGCAGTAAATCGCAATAAAAATTTCCTTTTCCTCTTGACATCAAGCATGATATGTGCTATAATAAACTCAACAAGAGGAAAGGAAGTCAAAGATTATGATTGATAAGCGTAGACACTATGTTTTGGTGGTTGATACTGAAACTGCTAACACACTGACTGAAACTGACGAAAACGGCAAAGCCCGCATGGATATGAGTTGCGTTCTTGTCTATGATTGCGGATGGGCGGTAGTGGATACCAAGGGCAATATTTATGAAACTGCCAGTTTTGTAAATAGGGACATTTTCAACGATGAGCGGGATCTCATGCGGACTGCTTATTATAATTGGAAAATTCCCCGCTATATTGAGGAACTGCGGGCCGGCACTCGTAAAATGGCTACCACTTATGAAATCCGCCAAGCTATGCTCAATACCATTGAGCGATACGGCATTAAGGAAGTTGCGGCTTATAATGCCAGATTTGACGATAATGCCTTGAGAGTTACACAACGATGGGTCACTTGCTCCAAGTTCCGCTACTGGTTCCCGTTTGATAGTGTGGAAATCTGGGACATTATGAAGATGACACAGGATGTTATCTGCAATATGCCCACTTATAAGAAATTCTGTCAGGAAAACGGATATGTCCAGGCCAATGGCGTTCCTCGTAAGACTGCGGAAATCGTGTGGCGGTTTATTTCTGGCAATACCGATTTTGAAGAAAGTCATACGGGGCTTGAGGATGTTCTCATTGAGGCGGAAATCATGTGGTATTGTATGCGTCAGCATAAGCCCATGAGAAAGGCCCTGTATGAGAATAAGAGAGAGTTTCCACCTATGACAGATTTTCAGCGTCAACTTTCCGCAAGTATGCGTTCAATTCCAACTATCCGGGTAGGGGCTTAAAGCCCCGCCCGACAGAAAGGAAATAATATGTCTCAAGTTCATTGTATGCGGTGGAGTTGCCCGCATTATGCCGAGGAAGGCATGGACCCAGAACAAATCTATGATACTATCTGCCCAGATTTTGACACGGAATCACTTTGTTGCTCTTTGGGTGAGCCATGGTTCGACTGTGACGAATATCAGAGACAATATGGAGTTGATGATTTCGAGGAGGAATAAAATGGTAACAAAAACTGTATATACCTCTTCTCTGTGCGCAGATGCCGTTTATATGGCAATTCAAATTATTGAGCGTATGGGATGGTGTCATGATGATATTGACGAAGATGGAAATATGCTGGTAAATGTTCCCATTGAGGATGAACACCTGTTTGATTTTCTGGATAACTGTATTTTCTGTTAAGAAGGGCTTCGGCCCTTCTTTTTTTATACAAAATTTGAGCGGGTCGCGCAGGAACGGCGCGACCCGAGTTTTTCTTTGTAAATGTTGCACAAAAATTTCAGCTCCGTTTTGTGTAAAATTCTGCACAAAAACTTTCTCCCAAAATTCAGATTTTTTGTGCAATTTGACGCTTGCAATCTGCTTTTGCTTGTGGTAAAATACATTCAGAAAGTGAGAGAGACGAACGGCAGACAGCGACAGCGAATTTCTCAAAAATCTTTCAAGAATCTCTTGACAAGCCTTTGAAGATGTGCTATAATAAGTACAGAAAACAAGGCAAGGAACCTTGAAAAGTGAATAAAAAAGGGCTTGACAAACTCTCCAAAGTGTGTTACACTATAAGGGAGGTTGAGAGGGCAAACAAGTAAAGAGCAAAAGTTCTTGAAAAAAGTTTGAAAAACCTCTTGACAAACTCCCGATAGTGTGGTACAATATAATCAAAGGACAAGGACAGTCCTAAAAACCAGAAAGGATGTATTACCATGAGCGAGAAGAAAATCCGTATCACTAAGGCCCAGCGTTTCGAGGACATTAAGGCCCTCTTGGCTGGTGATGAGGTGAAGCATGGCACAACCATGGAGATTGCCATGACCGTCATTGACCATGAGCTGGAGCTGTTGCGGAAGAAGAATAGCTCCGGCGGTGACAAGAAGCTGACCTCGACCCAGCAGGAGAACGAAAACTTTAAGGAGCAGATTATGGAGTATCTGGCTGGTCTGGACGCCGATACCGATGGCGTGACCTGCACGGAAATTTTTAAGGCTATTCCTGATCTGACGGCCTATTCTAACCAGAAGGTCGCCGCTCTTGTGCGGCAGTTGAAACTCGATGGTCGAGTAGTCTGCACGGAGAAGAAGGGCAAGTCCCTCTTTAAGATGGCGTAACCCCGTATAGGGCGGGGTGAAAATCCCCGCCCTAACTTATAATATGGGGGTGATATTATATCCAGTCGCATTAGTGACGCTGAACGGATTGCAAGGTATAAAGCCCTGCAATTAACGCCGGAAGAGGAGGCAGATTTATTGGCCTATGATAAGGCGGTAGAGGCTGATAAAAAGACTGAATACGATTTATCGCCAGAAAAGGCGAAAATCGCTCAAAAGTTTGCCCATGCTGGAACGCGCAAACAGCCAACCGCATATAAGTTCACTACACGGCAACGCAAGCCAAACGCCACGAAAGGCGGTATAATTGCGGAATTGGCAGAGTTTTTGGAAAAAAACAGTCAATTCTCTATCGCTGACTTGTCTATTACTAACAAGGAAAGACAGATTGCGTTTTCTATTGGTGGGGATAGTTTCGAGTTGACGCTTGTGCAAAAGCGTAAGCCGAAGAAATAACGGGGTAGGGTCGGCCTACCCCGGCCCTACCAGAAAAGAGGCAAGTTATAGTTAGTTTGCAGACAAGGGGAAAAGAGTTCCTATATGTCGGACATTATATCGACAAAAAGGGGCGCTATATTCTCAAGATTGGTACGACAAATGACCTTGAACGCAGAGCCGCAGAGCATACGAGAAATTATAAGCGGGCGCCAGATTACACCATGCCGGAAGATGGTTCCTTTATCTATGATTGGCATATCAAACTTTCCAAGTATAATACCCTACGATACGAGGATGTAAACCGGACTTTGTGGCAGAATATGGGAATTGGTCGTTTTATCAGAAATGACCGTTTCTTGTGCGACACTCCCCCGGCCATGGTTACGGTGGTTATTCGCAAGGCATATCCAATAATTCTCAACTAAAGAAAAATCTCCCCTTATGGGGAGATTTTTTTTACGCAAAATTTTGGGCGGACCGCTTGCGTGCGCCGCGGTCCGATTTTTTCTTCTATTGTCATTTTCAACAATTTTGAATTGAAAATCTGTGCAACTTGACAGCTTGACTTTCTCCCAAAAATGTGGTATCATTTAACCATGGAAAGGAGATAAAAGAAATGGAAAGTCTGAAACAATTTCGTGTTAATTTTCAAGTTACCTTTTGGTGTGAAGGTCGCAAGGGTATTTTCTCTAAGAAGCCTTATAAATTTACGGTATCATTTTGTGATGATATTATACTTTCTACCTTTTTAATCAATGCTCGAACCGAAAAAGAAGCGGTTAAAACGGGGAAAAACTATGTTGAAAATATAGTTCAATGTTGGGTTGAACAGTCAGAAGAAAATCAAGCCACAGGCGAATATATGATTTTAACTGGAAATATGGCTGATACAAAAAGATTTGAGTGGTCGCCTAAAATCTACGCCATTACCGGGTATGAAATTAAATTTATTTCTTGTGAAATGGTTTGCGACTGGGCAAAAGAAAGGGTCGAGAGAGCGGCAAGAGAACTGACTATGGAGCAATTTAAGCAAGTTTTTAGTGAAATTCCGGCTGAGATTTTTCATTAAAGAAAGGAGATTTTTAGATGGTTGATATTGATTTCAACAAACTGAATGACGAGGAGTTGCAATGGTTGAGTGCTACAGCCTATAAAGAAGTGGCACTTAGAAAACAAAAAGCGCGAGAGAAAGATTGGAATAGTCTAATCGAAGAGATAGACGAGTATTGTAAAAAGTATGGAGAAATAACTATCGTTGAATATGGAGATAAATTTGTTCTTGAATTTCCGATACGGTGTAACTGTATAGGAGAAATCAATTTAGAAAACGAGGATTAAGAAAAGAGAGGCTTCGGCCTCTCTTTTATTTCATATTTCCTAAACTCGACGGGCCGATCGCGGGCGACTCGGCCCGAGTTTCCCCGATCGGACCATAGCGCAAAATTTTCATAGCAACTTGGCCATAACGCAACTTCATAGCGATTTTCCCAAAATTCATAACGCCCTCTTCCAAACACCGATCGGCCCTACTTTACTTCTTCCTTTATCTAGTTCCGATCGGTTCAGCAATATTGGCTCTCTCGTCCAATTTTTTATAATAAAAATCTTAAAATTGTCAAGTATTCACAGTACCAAAACTTTCTAAAATACAACTAGCAATAGCAAAGATATAGCTATGAAAAACAAATACGACCAGAGATTTCTTTCGCGGAGCCGATCGGTTTAACACGATTTTATGATAAAAATAGCTTAAAAATAGAGATTTTAGCTAGATAAACCGATCGGCCCGCAATCTTTTACCTTTTGTTATCGCAAAATATAACAAAAAACCTCTAAAATCTTGCAAAAATGCGCGTTTTTCTAACAAATTTACTTAAAAATAAGTAAAAAATGCCTCGTTTTTCTCAAAATTTCTTGATATTCACAGAATTAAAACCATTAAAGATACAGCAAACAATAGCAAAGATGTTGCTAACTATTTGAAAAGGAAAAATCTTTTCCGCGGGATTCCATTAAAGCGATCTTTTTATCTAGACCCGATCGGTTCGACAATATATAAAAAATATAATATAATATATACATAAGATAAAGAAAAGGAGGATTTTAGTTTAAGAAGCATCATAACGCTTTTTCTAACTAAAAGAACTTATTATGAATAGTTATGAGATTATGATTCGTGATGCAATGCAGAATGGTTCTACTCAGGAGGAGATTGCAAAGGCATTTACCGATGCTATGAATAGAATCTCCGAGGCTAACGCCGCAGACCGTGAACGCGATATTCTTCTGGATGAGATTGAGTCTACTTTTTATGGCAATGTTGATGATTTGTCTCTCACTGAGGATGACGTTGGTCGTGTAGCTGCGCTGGTTTATAGCAAGAGCAATCCTAAGTGGACAGCAAATGATATTAAGCAGTTTATGCAGGCTATGACTGTAACTGCTAAGACTTCCGCTCGAGTAGTCAATGCAAAGAGTCTTGATGAAGTAATTGACATTGCTGTTGACTCTATTTCTGATGCTCTCGCAGGTAGTATGAATAAGGCTAAGACTGATGAGGACAATATCATGGAGTTTTTGAGACATTTGAAGTAAGATAAACAAGAGGAAAAAGATTAAAGGAGAGAAGTATTGTAGCTTCTCTCCTTTTTTATATATATTATAATCGCGGAAGGCTAGGTTTACGATCGTTGTGACGAGTGTTGTGATGGTTGTACCTAGACCCGATCGGCACCCAACTCCACCATTTTATAAACTCCTTTTAATTTCCTTTAATTTCTTTCAATCTTCATATAAAGATAATCTATATCTCTATCCAGTTCTATTTATCTCTCTTATCCTTCCAACCAAATCATATATCTCTCCATTTTTATCTCGATTTTTCAATTCGATTTCTCTAAAACCTTCTTCTAACTTTTCAATTCGTTTTTCTAAATCGGTTATAGAGTCCTCTAAATCTTGAGTAAAAACATCTATACTTATCCTATTATGATATTTATCTACTATAACTCTACTTCTTCCTTCTACCTTTAAATTCTCTTCCATCCATTCTTCTAACTTATCATCAAATTTATTCTTTACAAAATATACCTTGCCTTCTTCTTCATCATCTTTAAAGTAAACTAATACTGGTTCATACTAATTTAATCCATTTTTCACGAATTGATAATTTTCTACCTTAATTGGTTTAAATACTTCCATATTTTTATCCTCCATTATAATTGCGGGCACATGGGACTTCGATATTCTGAGAGCGGAGCTCGAAGAAATATCGAAGTCCCTTAGATAAATTATTTAGTATATTATTTAGATATAATATGATTTTTTACCTCTCGTAAATAGATAAAATTACCCTTTCGTAGATAGATAAAATTACCCATTCAGCTCAATAGTCAAATTAAACTAGATTAATCTCATACGAGGAACGGGTTTACCATTACTCTAATCATAATAATTTTCATACTCAATAAGACCAAGCTTTGACAAACACAGTAGCGCATTTGTCACAATCTAAGAATTTCTTGAACTTCCTTCTGTTTTTAATCCTATATGTTCACCGATCTCCTTAAGAGTAAAACTATATTTTTCATCCGTGCCTAAAGATTCTTTATATTTCCATCTTTGCCCTAAATATGTGTAAACCTTGATTACCTATTCCTTCAAAGTATCATTTATAAATCTCAAAGTCTACAATGGAATCATAAAAAAAATATCTTCTTTCATAGGAAGAATATACTACCTATTTTCTTCATCATCAATTATATAACCCTAAGCTATAAGATAATCTCTGTGCGCTCGATAAGTCTTTGGAGTTTTTATACCAAGTTTCTCACATAGACTATTCTACGAAGGAACATCATCTTTTGAAACCACTGTCTATCCATTTTTATCTACATACGATAATTCCTAAAATAACGCATATAATTCTCCATCAATCTTTTTGTCATTTAAAAAAGTCTAGGTATCAAGAGTTACATTAGCAGGAAATCTTTTTGATATATTTCCTTTCATCTTCTATCACCTCCTTATATTATATAAAAAATAAAGGGTAAAAACAAATTAACTTTACCCAATAACTAAATATTTTCTCAAAATCATGATATACTTCCTCTACGTACATATGAAATTTTACCTCAATTTTTTACCTCTTTTGGATATTCCGATCGTTTTTAAAATGCGGGATTGCCAATTTCTCTGCCTAAAAAATTCCCGCATCCGTGAGAAATTATGACGGTTCGTTATAATCCATAAGATTTACTTGCATATCTTAATAAAATACGGTAATATATTTATATAAATAAGAAAAGAGGTTTTGCTCATGCCATTAACTATTGGATTCTTTATATTACTCATGGTTACATCGCTTATAGTATTATATAAAGACTGTGACTCTTTTGCAGAATATCTATTCTCTACAATTCTCGGAGTTGTACTTTCAGCATTTATCACTTTCTTATTTGCGATTATAATTTGTGGTATTGTTATTTTTGTTGAACCTGCAACCTATTCTGCGAAAACCACTCAAACATATTCTATTACTGCTTTGAGTGATAATTTTAGTTCTTACGTAGGCTGTTATTATACAGAAGATGGGCTCTATTACTCATTCCTGTATCAAACAGATAAAGGTATAACTGCTAAATCTATTGAAGCAAATTAGTCTTATATCAAGAACACAAATGATGACCCATACATAGAAGAAAATAAAATCCGTTTCAAAAACCCAGTTTTAAATTTCTTACTTGGACCTCGGTCTGTTGAATACACCATCTATATTCCAGAAGATTCATTTATCCAAGAGAATTATGTAATCGACCTTGAGTAAAATAAAGACGCTCTTAAAAGAGCGTCTTTATTTTTTTATAAAATTATTATATAATATATATAGAAAGTTAAGGAAAGGGAGTAAAAGTTATGAAGATTAGTGAGCTGATTAAATCAGAAGGATACAAGAACTCCACTGTAAGAATCTGCGAGTTCCTCGGCTTTTCTGATACAGATCAACTCAAAAGAGCTAAATTCTTCGCTATTCAAGAAACTTATAGTCCTATTCCGGTTCTTGGGGTCAGCATTAATAATGGAGACCCAACTTGGCGGTTATGCGAAGTAGATAATAATGTAAGAGATCTCTATTCTGTTGATGAAGGATATAAAATTCGCCTTAAAATTTGCAACGAGTTCGGAGGTCGTACTTACTATCAAAGTGATTTTCTCTCCTTGCTAAAGAGTGGACACATTGTTTATTGTCCTAATGAAAATAAATATAAAATTAAACACATTGTTTGCGCAGAAAAAATCAGCGATGGAGCAATCTTAATTCATGAATTTGATTCTGTAGAGGAGGTATAAAATATGGATATGTCATTTTTCGCATACACTGGCGCTTTTGAACTGGCTGCTCGAGAATTGGCTTCAAAGCCATGGACTATGAACGATCCATCTCAGCAAGCGCAAATCTGCGCAAAATACGGTATCTTTTTTGATAACATAACAGATGATGAAATTGATATGCTTTCTCAAATGGTTGAAGAGTATTCTAATTAAAGAAAGGAAGAGAAATATGATTGGTGAGACTATTACTGTAAATGGAGTAAAGTGCCTTGTTCTTGACGAAATTGATGGTAACCCCTTCGTAATTGCACTTGAAGTAGGAATTGATTTTGTCTTTGGAAATTCTAATAACTATAAAGAGAGTACATTGCGGAAGGGCGCTGAGGCTTGGCTTAAGAAAACTGGCATTAAGGCTATTCCGCGCGATGTCGACCTGACTGCAATGGATGGATATAAAGGATATGGTTCACTAAATACCGCTGTTGCACCCCTTACCTTCGACGAATATCGCAAGTATAATCATATTCTAACTCCTCATATCAAGAATTGGTTCTGGCTTGTTACCCCTTGGGGATCTCCTGAGAAAGATAATTGGGCCTCGCTCTACGTTTGCGTTGTCCTCTACGATGGGTCTGCGACCTACAACTTCTACTACACCGGCATCGGGCTCGCGCCGGCTTTCATTCTTGATAAAAATGAGAAGTCTCTTAGTGACTTTACTAATGAGGAGCTAATTGCTGAACTTAACAAGAGATTGAAGGTATAATTATGTATCGCCTTAGCTCTAAAGATATTGACCCAATTCTTGACAAATATACAGAAAAAGTTAATTCCAAAACAGGATATTATAAAATTCCGTATGATTCGTGGAGACTATTAAAGAAATTAGCTTCCTCAGAATTAACTTTTGAAGTTGAAACTAAAATTCGCTGTGGAGAAATTTTTCTACTCTTAAATAGTGGCTCTTTTCACTATGACATTCCCATCACTTACGGTTTTGTAAGTATTATGAAAGAAAGGTTGACAAAGGCAATGTATACTGATTCTAATTCTGCTACTACTAATTCTAAGCCCAATAAGCCCTCTTTTAATATGAATATTGATTTTGGCCCTTGCGGAGATGAGGTGGCCTTTTCTCCTTATGGCTTGGCTATTCGTAATTCTAAGGGTGAATATTTTACCTATAATCCTACCTCTAAACAGACCATTGATGTGACTGGTTTTACTTTCACCTTCCAGAATATGGTATATCGTATGCCTGTCGCGGCTTCTGCTGTAAAGGAAGGCGACATGATTATTCATAAGCATCACCCCATGTTCGTTTCGTCAATTTCTGAAGGTAACATTGAAGTCATTGATATCCTTGAGTCTGAGGTTAAAACTGTAATTCCCACCTCTAATCCCTTTGGCTTTAACTTTATTACCAAGATTATGCCTATCGTAAACTTTGGTAATACTGCACCTTCTCCTGACCAGCCTTTTGGCAATCTCATGCCTATGATGATGGCAAGCATGGTATTTGGCGATAATGAGGGCAATAATGGAAACGATATGGGTAAAATGTTTATGCTTTCTGCTATGATGGGCAACTCTAATCCTTTTAGCTTCCTCACTGGAGACACATCTAAGTAATCCTAATAGGCGAGATTGGAAATTCTCCAATCTCGCCTACCCGCGCATCTTCTATTTTTTTCTTTTGTTGCAATTATATTTATTATAATATATAATAAATATATAAAATAAGAAAGGAAGTAAATGCCATGACTGCTATTATTACTTGCTCTATTGAAAATAAAACTTTTGAGAGCCATTTCCCTATTGATAGAGAAACTCCTGAGTATATGATCGCGGACGAGGCATATAGGCTTGCTATTCTTTTCGCACAAACTCAATTTATCGCAAAATTCGGTAGAATTATTTCTGGATATGATTTTGGCGAATTTCTCAAAAATCTTGATTATGATTATAAAATCAAAGAAGAGGCATCTTAAAACTTTATTAACTAACAAAGAGCTTCCTTAAAGGAAGCTCTTTTTCTTTTGCAAAAATTAAAAAATAATGATATAATAATTATAGAAGATGAGGAAAGGAGTATCAAAAGATGAAGAATTACTATGAATACGAGGTAGAAATGTTCGAGGAGTTTCAAGTAAAGACTTATCAGGGCATTACATACGGTAACGACTTCGCTGAAGCTCTCAGAAATGTAGCTGATTACTACGGCGAGGAAAATTTAAATTCTGTAAAAATTATCCCCTGGGATTGCGAAGGTTGTATTAGCTTGAGCAAGAACGCGCTTAATGAAATTCGTGAAAATCATTAAGGAGGTTTAAATTATGCCTGTTGCACCTAGTTTTCAGTCCTATAAGCGCATTACTGAAGAGCCTTTTATTAAAAATGGTAAATATTATGTTACTGTAGAGCATCCAAATACTAAGAATCATCGAGATGTTCGCTATTATAGCGATGCAGAATATGCAAAAGCCTATGGTAAGAAGATTGTTGATACCGATAAAGGCTATGATGGTCTAAAGCATGCTCGCGGCTTTGACAATGGGCCTATTCTTGTAATTCGTGGAAATAAGGCCGCTGACGAAGATTGGTTGCGGGAGTCCGTAGCTAGATATGCCGTAGGGATTGGTTGGTATATCGCTTCTACCGATATTTTCCCTGATGATGCTCCTGAGCATCTGAAGTATCTCCTGCTCGGTTGGGATGAATTCCGTGATGGAGATGACCGTCATATGAAGAAACCTGCGGATTTGTCTACCTTACTCGATAAAAAAGCTAGAAATAAGGAATGGGTTAAAATGAAATGAAAACTACTCTGCTGCTAATACTATATATGTTCCTTGTCTTTTCGTCTCTAATACTTCTGTATTCTTCACCAACAATGCTTCACGCAGTCTTATATAGCATCTCCGCAACTTGTTGGATTACAAATCTAATCCTTTTCATTAGAGATATTTGACATAAAAATTACCACTTTAGTCAAGGAATCGGTTTGCAAAAAACAAAAAAATAAGTTATAATAAATATAGAAAGTAGGAAAGGAGATTTCTTGTAATGAGCGTTAGCTATTTTACTAAAATCGTCTATGGAGTTCGTCTTGAAAATGACGAAATCAATGTCTTAAATCAGAAGGATGATGAATTTTGTGATAAAAATTGCGATTTTATTCACAGAGCTAACTACTATGATAATGATGAAGATATTGTAATTGGTATTCAAGTAGGCGATGACGTTGAAGAAGGGACAATTAGAGAAATCACTTTCTCTAATAACAATCTTGAAACCAGTGAACTTAAAAACATTTTGGGCGCGTTAAACATTATGCGAGAACCTAAATGGTATGTAGTCCATTGTGTTTTGTAAATTACAAGAAATTTTCTTGACTTTACTCAAAAAATATCATATAATATAAATACAATAAAACAAGAGAGGAATTGATTAAATTATGTCTAACACTGTAAAGAAGCCCACAAAGAAAGCCAATTATAATGCTATTTTGAGCATTTTGTCTGTCGCTGAGAACGAGGGTCTTGTCCTCGAGTCCAGTGAAATTACTTATGACAGCCTGCGCGAGTTCGTCGAGCACGAGGTCGAGTTGCTTGACAATAAGGCTGCTGCTGCCGCTAAGAGAGCTGCTGCTAAGAAGGTCGAGGGAGATGCTCTTCGCGAGAAGATTTATGAAGTCCTTGGTGATGAGCCTATGACTATCAATGATATTGTAAAGGCTTTGAACGACGAGGACATTTCTGCTCAGATGGTTACTGCTCGTCTAACCCAGCTTGCTTCTCCTGAGGTCAATCGTGTTGCTAAGGAGACCGTAAGTGTTCCTGCTTCCACTGAGGGTGGAAAGTCTAAGAAGCTCTCTGCTTACCGCAGAATTGGCTAATTAAAACCTTTAGAAAGGTATCTACGAAAAGTAGATACCTTTCTTTTTAGCCATACTTTAGTACAAATTGCAAATCCAGAAGGGCTACCTGGAAAATTCATAATATGAAATGCCGCGAATAATATTACGCAAATAGCGATAATAATAAAAACCACAGTTAAAACTCCTTTTTTTATTTATATATTTATTATAACAAAAGCAAAAGGATATGTCAATTTGGCATTTTCATCTCAAGATTGACGGATTTTTTATTATATGCTATAATAAATATATAAATAAAGGAGGGCTTATTTAATGATATTTAGTGTAAATTATCATTCCAGCAATATAAAAATGGCTGGAGAGATACGTTGCCCCTACAATCAATTAGGAACAATTATTAAATTTCTTAAAGAAAATCCAAATAAAAGGTGTAATATAATTATTCCAGATGAATTAACTCAGGTGCAATTAACAAGATTGGCTGAGCAGGTTGAGATAATTAAAACAATAGCAGATGATTACACTATTCAATGCGGAAACATATATCAATTAAATGATTTAAAAGATATGGGATATAATAGATATTTGCGGTTCCCGGTTACTGATTGGGAAACTTTTCAAGAATTGCGGGAGGCCAAGGTTAGTGACATCTATATAGATGGACCACTAGGATTTCAAATGGAGTTATTAGAAAAGGTTAAAGGAGATATTAAGATAAGAGTATCACCCACCATTTCCCCTAATATCTCCCTATCCGCAGAAAGAAAACCTTCAAGTTTTTTTATTCGTCCAGAGGATCTCCATTTATATTCTGCTATTGATGTAATAGATTTTAAGCAATCTAATTTAGAAAAAGAAGATACTCTGTTTAATATCTATAATAGAGGTTCATTTAATTATGACATAAATCTTCTTATTGATGGCTTACCGGCAAGAAATAATCTAACATTTAAAGAAACATTTGCAAAAACTCGTTTAAACTGTGGGCAAAAATGTAATATACCCGGTCATTCTTGTCATTATTGTGATACTTATTTTTCAGTAATCTCGCATTTCCATGAACTTGCTAGACTTAGCAAAAAGAAATAATTAGATTTTATTATTTTTATATATTATAATATTATTATAAAGATAATAAAAGGAGTGTTTCTAAAGTGAAATGGTCGGAAATTCTTCCTCAAGAGGCACTGGATTTAAGTGTTCAACTTGAAAATCATGCTTTAGAAGAGCGCTCTAAAGGAAAGATTTTATTTCCAGAATAGGATAAAATCTTTAGAGCGCTTAATCTTACGCATCCAGAAGATGTAAAAGTTTGTATTGTAGGACAAGACCCGTATCATACCCCAGGCGCAGCAAACGGGTTAGCATTTTCTATTTCTGATGGGAGCCCCATTCAACCATCTTTAAGAAATATTTTTAGCGAGCTTAATAGCGATTTAGGGATTTCAATTCCGCAGTCTGGAGATTTAACATCTTGGGCAGAAAGAGGAGTATTGCTTCTTAATGCAAGTTTAACTGTCTATGAACATCAAGCCAATAGCTGTGTTAATTGGGGATGGAGTAGGTTTACGACAGCGGTGCTGAAAGCCGCAACCCAGTTGGCACAACCTATTGTTTTTATGCTGTGGGGAGCTAATGCTCAGAATTTATTAAAAGATTTAAATTCTAGTCCTATGGTATGGGATGGACCTGGAGTTGCCAGAGAGAATTTGATTAAGAAGGCTTATATTTTATCTTCCCATCCAAGTCCTTTTAGTGTAAGTAAACCATGTAAAGGAACTCCTGCGTTTAAAGGTAGTAAACCGTTTTCAACAGCAAATAATTTACTGCTTTCTATGGGTGGAGAACCGATTGATTGGAGTTTATAAGATGGGAGATATAATGTATAGATGATAGAATTACAGAAGTTACAAAATGATTTTGAATCTGTACTTGTTCATTCTCAAGATTATCCATTTTATCTCGATTCAAAAAATTTAATCGAACAATGGGCAGAAGCGAAAAAAGATATAATAAATCTTTTTGGCGGAGAATTGATATTAAGAAGCAAGGAACCAATTAAAATTCTTTTGACAGAAGAGCAGAAGAATAAAAGATTTGAAGAGTTTATTCAAGCTCTTGATGAAAACGGAATCTTAACCACTGATCTCGAATTATTTTTGAGAGATAATAAAGGAGGATTTTTTGATAACAGAGTTTTATTACCATATCCTTCTTTTAATATTCCACTAGGTTCTAAATTATCCAAATCTTTTAAGCGATTTATTAATAGTCAAGAGATTGTTAGATGGGCACAAGATACTGCTTCAAGATATATGCAAGAAAATAAAATAGAAGGATATTTATATCTTTCTATTCATCCTCTTGATTTCTTAACTATTTCAGAAAACAATGAAAATTGGTGGTCATGTCAGTCTCTTGATGGAGATTATAGAAGTGGAAATCTTAGTTATTTAGTAGATAAAACAACTATTGTTGCTTATTTATCTAATGGTAAACAAGAGCATCTAAAATGTCTTCCATTAGGAATGAAATGGAATAGCAAAAAATGGAGAATGTTAGTCCATACAGATGGTATCAGAAATATTTATTATAATAGACAATATCCATATGAATCAAGAGATTTACTCGCTTGTGTACATAATATGTTACTTAAATTGATTAAATTTGATATGTCTCTTCCTCTTGATTATGGATTTAAAGTAATCCAAACTCAATGGGGTAGTGAGCAACTTATATATAATCAAATAAATGCAGGTGGACGTATTCATGATACGAGAGATGTAATTGATATGAGTGATTATTTAGGATATTCCGATTTAGTTATTTCTAGTACGTACGCACCGATTATATCAGTAAATAATGGAAAGTATGAGGATTATACAAAGCATTTAGATCAAAATAAATATGTGGAAGAACTATATTTTAATGATGTTTTTCAAATCAAAATTGGTGAAAGACCAATTTGCCCCTGTTGTGGAACAGAACATATAAATAGAGAAGATTCATTTTTATGTAATTTCTGCATATCAGAGAAAGAGGCAGATGAAGATTTCTTCTTGACTTGTAATAGTTGTTATCGTAGAATATATGATGAAGATAAAATTTATTGGATGGATGGTAGGCCGTATTGTAAGACTTGCCATAATCTAATGAAACAAGAGGATAGATTAATCGAGGAGGACGATGAATAATGGCAGTTAGACGAGGAGATGCCGCGAAAGACCTAATTACAAAGACAATTCTTTCAACATTTGAAGGCTCTTTTGTTTCGGATAAAAAGATTTACATTTCAGTAAAAGATGGAGCGAGTGGAGAAGTTGTTCAGATTGCTGTATCACTTACAATGCCTAAGACACCGATTGCGGGCGGAGGAGATAGTACGCTCTCTACATCAAGTTCTGATACTCCATCCGCAAATAGTTTTGCTCCAACTGAGTTGGCTCCAGAGGATAAAGCTAAGATTGAGGAGCTAAAAAGAAAATTAAATATTATTTAACTGGTCACTTTTGATTATATCTGTTTTAATAATTTTTATATTTATTGAAACGATATATGATAAAGGAGAGAATTTTATGGCACCATTAAAAGATTTAACGGGATAGCGTTTTGGAAAATTGTTGGTTATTAAAAGAGTAGAGAACACTAAAGCTAATAAAGCATAGTGGCTTTGTAAATGCGACTGCGGAAATGAAGTTATAACTATAACAAATTAGTTGACAAGTGGAGCAAAAACTTCTTGTCCAAAATGTTCTAGGACTTTATACAGGAAAGATTTAACTGGACAAAAATTTGGAAGATTAACTGTATTAGGTTATGACTAGGAATATACAGACTCGTGGAAACAAACGCATACTGGGACTGCCGTATTTTGGAAATGCTAGTGTGATTGTGGAAATATAACCTATGCAAAAACCGCAGAATTAAATAACGGAGCTAAAAAATCTTGCGGATGTCTACAAAAAGAAATATCAGGCTAGATTATGAAAGAAATAGTTTAGCCTATAGGAGTTGAAACGCGCTTAGCTCAAGGGGATCTTACTGGATAGCGTTTTGGTAGATTAACTGCTCTAAAACGATCAGAAGATGATCACAGATATTGGATTTGTAAATGTGACTGTGGTAATATAAAAACAGTATCCCGTAGTGCTCTGATGAATCATGATACGCAGAGTTGCGGATGTATTGGAAATTCTCGCGGAGAGACTAAGATAGCAGAAATTTTAACTTAGTATGATATACCTTTTATAAGAGAATATAAATTTAAAGATTTAAAAGATAAATCTTATTTAAGATATGATTTTGCTATTTTCAAAAATGAAAGACTTATAGGGTTAATTGAATATGACGGTAGGCAACATTTTGATACAAGTAGTTAGTGGTATAGTGAGGATAACTTAAAAAGAGATTCTTTAAAAACTGAGTATGCTAAAGAGCATAATATACCTTTGTTAAGAATCGCCTATACAGATTACGAAAAAATTCAAGAAATTATTGAAAGATTTTTGGGTATGGGTAATTAAGATATTTAATATAAAGTTTAATAATAGTACAAACTTCCTTACTAAAAGGGAAGCGTAAGAGAAATATTTTCTAGAACTTACGCTTCCTTGAAAAATAAAAAAAATTATTATATAATATATATAGAAAGTTAAGGAAAGGAAGTTTTGAGTTTATGAGTAAATATGTTTATGCAGTTTCTTTCACTATCCTTGCTACTATCGAGAGTGATGAACCTCTAGCGGAGGAAGAAATTATTTCTCAGGCAGAACTTGAAACTTGTGTGACTAGAGATCTATGTAATGATATTGATATTACTGGTCTTTATGGAACACCTACTCCTTATTGATTATTTGAAAAATAAAAATAAATATTATATAATATTTATATAAGTTATCGACAGTAACTATAAATAATTGCACAGGTAAGGCGTGAGTGAGGCTGATATGCGTTAAATAAAATACTCACTTTATCTATACTCCGGTAGTTCAAAGGTTAGAACGGGCGACTTATAATCGCTTGATGCTTGGTTCGAGTCCAGCTCGGAGTACCATTTAAGAGGACAGACCCAATAGGAGGGCCCTCTTGCTATAAGACGCATACAGCAAATCTATTTCCAGAATAGTCAAATGGTTAAGACATTTCAACTCAAAGTGAAAAATTATCGGTTCGAATCCGATTTCCGGAGCTAAATAGCTAGCGTCTTGAAAACATTTGAAAAACTTTTATGAATATGATATAATATTTATAGAAAGTAAGAAAGGAAGTTGCATATGGATAAGAAGTTATATCTTGCACAACTCGCGGCCGAGGCTCTTTCTTGTTATAAAAATGAGGATAGTATTTGTGATGCTATTTGGCTTATGAATGGTGGAGTTGGTGGCCCCGAGGAACAGTGGGAGAACTTTAACGCAACTTTCAAGGATACCTTTGGTATTTCTTATGATGAAGCTAAACAACTGAATCTTTTTTGAAAAACAATAAAAAATATTGTATAATATTTATATAAGGCAGACACAGCAAATCTTTTATTAAATAAAACACTTATTTTTGGTTTAAGAAAGTTTATTTATTCTGCCTTGAGCTTGGGTCGGTAGCTCAGAAAAATTTTTGGGTAAAGTGAGCTAAAGATAATTCACTAATTCTTATATATTATATAAAGGAGAGTGAATTGTTATGCCGACAGCGTTGGATTTAACTGGACAAAAATTTGGAGCATTAACAGCAGTTTCAAAAGCTCCAAGTAGAAGTGGTAAAACATATTGGCTATGTAGATGTGAATGTGGGAACGAGAAAGAAGTTTAGACAGGTCATTTAACTTCTGGAGCTATTTAGAGCTGCGGATGTAAGTAGCATTTAAAGAAAAATAGTGGAAAAAATGTAGTTAATTTTAGAAAACGAATTAAGCTAGCATTGGTGGAAGGTTTTTCTCATAAATGCTCTTACTGCGGATTGCGGGATGCACCTCAGTTATACGACTTTCATCACGTTGACCCATCTACAAAAAGTTTTGGTATCGCAAATTCTTCTACTACAAGAAGTAAATAGGCTTATGCAGATGAAGCAAAAAAGTGTATAATGCTATGTGCTAATTGTCACAGAAGAATTGAAAATGGTCTAATTTCTTTAGATGATTTTACGCCAATCTTATTTGATGAAGAGAAGTATTTCAAAACTCTTGAGGATTTGATTTCATAATCCTCAATATGGATCGCTAGTTCATCGGTAGAACGCAAGCCTGTTAAGCAAGATGTCGTGGGTTCGAGCCCCACCCTTCCCGCCAAAGTCGAGTTTGTGAGTAGCGCCGCGACTTTAACCCTAAACTCTCAATTCGTCCACTGCGAACTAAAATAATAGGCTGGCCCAATAGAGCGACGGGTAGTTCTGAAACAAATAGTTGCTCTTTTATGTTCTCGTGGTGCAATAGGCAGACACGCGTGGTTTAGAACCATGATGTTGCGGGTTCGACTCCCGCCGGGAACACCAGATGGTTCCGGTGACATTGTCTTAAACCCATATAACCGGCGGAGCTATGGCCCGTAGTTGAAGACTGGATTTCTTGTCGTAAATGGCCAAGCATTTATGATGGCTAGTCAGTATTAAAAGAGGAAGCCTTGGAACTCGATCAATACCATAGAAATATGCGCGTGTGCTGGAATCGGCAGACAGGCGAGCTTGAGGTGCTCGTGTTCGTAAGAGCGTATGGGTTCAAGTCCCATCATGCGCACCATGGTTTCTACTGATTTCCCATGCCCAATAAGTCAGAAGTGTGATATATGTGAACGACGAGGCGCAAAGCACACGGGGTGCGTACGACCCTTCCTCGCCTTATACGGTGGCGTAGTTCAGTAGGCTAGAACGTCGGCCTGTCACGCCGAAGGTCACGGGTTCAAACCCCGTCGTCATCGCCAATTTGAAAAACAATAAAAAATATTGTATAATATTTATGTAAGGTTAAGAAAGAACAAAGTATCGCAAGTCGTATATAGGCAGCGATAGCGCGCAAGCGAATCAGCAATGCGGTGTCCCTTTTAGGTTGATGCCTGGCACATTGGACTGTAGTAGCCGATAAATTAGAGCGTAGTTCTCCTTGATTGACACGACCAATCATCTTAATCACAATATGGGGCATTAGCTCAGTTGGGAGAGCGCCTGCCTTGCAAGCAGGAGGTCACGAGTTCGACCCTCGTATGTTCCACCATAGGTATCTACTAATAATTATATATGATACCGTCTAATAATTACAGGTTTTTATTGATTTCATTGCCATAAGAACAATAGGGCATTCCTATTTCCGTCCTTAATAGAAATAGGTGGTTTTCAGTGACGCCGCTGTTCACCAACTAGAAGATAAGTTAATATTCTCTTTATATATAGTAATGACAGTATAGCTTATAATAAACAATGGCTATTATTAAATAAGACAGAAAGAGATTATTAAAAGTGCAGATATGCTCGGTTAGTCAAGTGGTAAAGACGCTGGCCTTTCACGCCAGAAACACGGGTTCGACTCCCGTACCGAGTACCATTAAACAATAGAAAAGGAGATTGCTATTATGAAGAATGTTCACGGGAAGTTCAACTCTTTCGCAGAGCTTGGTAAGGCTCTCGGAATTAAGGTTCCGCAGAATGTGGAAAAGGAACGTAAGTGTTCTAATTGCGGAAACCCGCTTCGCAAGATTGGTAATACAAATGTTTATATTTGTGATTATTCCATTCTTGAGGACAACGAGTTGAATGGAACTCCCGTGCAGGTGTTCACCAAATGTGGAGCCGTCGAACTTAGCGATTAACTAAAAGACCTGAGCAAGTCAATAAACTGCTCTTTAAATGGCCTTGTCGACGAAATGGCAAAGTCGCCACCCTCTCAAGGTGGAGGTTGATGGGTTCGAATCCCTCCAAGGTCACCAGATGTATGGGTTCCACAGTTTCGAGTGAAAGAAAAGACGGGCCTTTCTTGTGCGTAGAGTATGGTACGGCAAGAATGAATTATTGATATGTGGCACGCCCTTGCTTAATTAAAGTGAAACGGTTCCGGCTGATACATCCAGCGGAGGGGCGCAAGAGTACCGTGGCTATTAGAGTTATTCCAAAATATAGAATATATGAGGCGAGAATAAAAAGCGAGGAGTGGCAACGCAGACCAACTCAAGAGTGTCTAGGCGTTAAGTAGTAAAAATATATTTTGGTTTCATTATAATTTAATTCTAATAGCTGTATATCGCGGGAAGGGTGTTGGTTCCCAGTCGAGTCTCATAAACTCGATTACGCGAGTTCAATTCTCGCTCCCGCACCCATTAGGTGCCAAGAACCTAAAGGCTCAGTTGAAGCAGCTTTATATAGCGCTGTATAAAGAAATCGGCTGGCTGAGAGATAAAATCTGGAGTAACGAAAAGGGTTCGGGGATGGAAGTCAACGACCTCGTTAAAAAATTAAGTTGGCACCGATTATTTTCTCAATAGAGATTTATATATAAAAGACTAGCGAATCGGGAACCTATCAAAAGTGCAAGATAGGCTGTTAGAATGGCACTACCGATTAAAATAAATTAAGGAGGTATTAAAAAATGATGGATATTGATGATTTCATTTTCGCAGAAACAGAAGTTATTCATAGTGATAGATAACTTTTATGTTTAATGCGGCCGCCGATAGGTGATGGTTCCAAGCCCATAAAACGCAGAGGAAACATATTTGGAGGGGTGGCAGAGTAGGTTGAATGCGAGGGATTGCTAATCCCTTGATTGTGGAAACACGGTCCGGAGGTTCGAATCCTCTCCCCTTCGCCAATAGCCAATCGGGATAAGACACTGTTGTATATGCCGGCCGCATATAAACGAGGCTATTGTGTCAACTACGAAAACCGACTAAGTAGTTCCGTTTGCTTGCGGTGACAATACAAGCGATTAACGAAATAATAGGGCTTGTGAAGGTTTGGAAGTATAGCCGCCTGCCGGTCTCAATGAGACAAAAACAACTTCAATATAATCTCGTCAAGTTTTTCGGTACTGCTGCGGGAGCCTATGGGGAAGAGAAGGCCAAAACCGAAAGACAGAGGAATGGGTTCGACTCCCATACGGCCGGCGATTAAGCTGGCGGTTGGTGTATAGTGCGGAAACGAGCATACTGTCGATTTTCTTAACCCGAGCCGGGGTTTATACCGGCCATTATACGCTGGATTAGCTCAATAGGTAGAGCAATCGCCTTGTAAGCGATAGGTTAAGAGTTCGAGTCTCTTATCCAGCTCCAGCCTCGGCAGAGGCGTTTAAACGCGGCAAGAAAGCCTGCAAGATATTGTGGCCACTTTATCAAGCAGTCCGTATGGTAAATCGAGTCGGATAGGGTTAGATAGGGCGCAGAGAATTGTACCGCCAATTCCGAGCGCAAAGGCCGGAGGCTAATACCCGATATTAAAATCTATTGCCAATATGTTGTGCGTAGCTTAATTGGTAGAGCATCAGATTGTGGCTCTGAGAGGTGCGAGTTCAAGTCTCGTCGTACACCCCATAGACCTATTCAGCAACTTTAAATCATATGTTTTTGGTACATAATAAGATGAAAAGGGGTCTAGTAAAATGAATTTAAAAACTATAAAGCAGGCTCAAAAGAAATCTCCAGAAGAGCTGCAAGAATATCTTCATTTTAAACAGAGAGGTTCTATAACAAGAGCAAAGAAAGGAAAAGGTTCCTTTAATAGAAAACTCAAGCATAAAAATCTTTTTGAAAATTCTTAATTTTTATTATATAATATATATAGAAAGTTAAGGAAAGGAAGTTTTGAGTTATGATTATTGCTTCTGCAATTAAATTTATTCCTCACTTTAGTAAGTACCCTGTAATTATTTGCGGGAAGCGCCATGCAGATTGCCTCGAAGAAGCATATCAGATGGGGTATGAATGGGATAAAGAAGATTTAGTGCAAGGGTTCTTGACTGATGATGCTAAATTCCTTGATAGATACGACGCAAAGCCTGAAGCCCGCAGATGTAGACAGTTAATTGTCGATGATGACAAATATCGAGAATTGTTTAGTGAAGATATGTGGCTAGAGGAGGATTAAGTGTGAGAGACGCAAATCGCATTTCTAGTATTGCTAATAAGATTGAGGTTATTTGGCGAAAGACTAATCCAAATCTGCGCTTTTGGCAATTTCTTGAAGTGCTAGTTTGTAGATATAATGCAGACCATTCTCTTACTGATCGTAAAACTATGAATGAGATGTTCTATGTTGAGGATGAAGATTTTGAAGAGATTCTCGACAATATCCTAAGTGAACTTTAAAAGTTTACAGTCGCGTGTGTAGCTCAGTAGGCTAGAGCACCTGCCTTTTAAGCAGGGAGTCGCGAGTTCGAATCTCGCCACACGCACCATTTCTACTCTTGAGTGAGATACAACTGTTATTCTGTGCACGAGAATTTTCAGTCAAGGTTAAACCGAGTAGCGTTTCTGGTAGTCTGGCGTTACGAAGACTGCATGACTTAGGGACAACTTGATGACGATTCTCTGATTCAAGAAGAAGAAAACAATTTCGTTCATCTCCGCATTTTGGTTTGTTTTGTTTGAGCGGGTTATCTGTGAACAAACGACAAAGTCGACTTGGGTTAGGTAGTACCTCTAAAAAACAGGGAAACTACCATATGCAGGATTAGTGTTAGCGGCTAGCACGTCTGCCTTCCAAGCAGAAAGGGCCGGTTCGAATCCGGTATCTTGCTCCACCCCTCGTAGCCGGGGCGAATAGACTGCGGGAAGCTCCTCCTCGGAGGCGTATAAAGGAAAACCACGCCATTCTTCGGCGGAAAAGTTGAAAGTGATAAACTGGGTGTCAAAAAACTTTTTGTTGGCGGACATAACGCTGGGCTGTCGTCGAGGTATGCCCTAAGGCCTCAGACTGGGGAAATGGTTCTCCTCAATGCGGGTGACGCCGAAACGAACCTATTATATGCTTCGGTAGTTCAGTTGGTTAGAATACGCGACTGATAATCGCGAGGTCGGCAGTTCAAATCTGCCTCGGAGCACCAACCGAATGTCAGCCTTGATAGATGGCAGGGTGAATACCTAACGCAAAATTCTATCATGTGCAAAGAGTTCGGTTCGAAAAATTCTTTGTGGGACAAAGACCACAGAGGCCATGCTACACTAGGGTGTCATGCTGCTTTGACTAGAGTGTAGAACAAAAGGCTTTTGTTTATCGAGTTCGCCCGTCAGTGGAAGCAGCTCCAAAGTAACTCGATTAGGGCTGGGGACGCTCAGCTTACATAGGGCGATCGGTTAATGGCTAAACCAATGGTCTCCAAAACCATGACTGTAGGTTCGAATCCTACTCGCCCTGCCAATAAAAGGGGAGAGTGCCATGTCTATAGCAAGTTATGCAGAAGTTCGCGATATGGTAATCCGTGGTGATAATGGTATCAATCAATACTGCATTATTGCAGTTGATGAATTTTCCTTTGAAGATTACCCTATTTATGCAGTTGATAGAAATGAAGCGATTAGTCTTATTGATAGAACCAATAGTTTAAATATGCAACGGGTTCTTGAAGTTTATAACTATCAACAAGATCTGGAAGAGCAGTTCAAAGAGTTTCGTACATGGAGAATATAAAAGGAGGTCGATAAAATGGTAATGGATATTAATATCAAAAGCACAAGTGATGTTGAGCGTCTAAATGCCGTAGCGAGTAAAACTCCAGATGTACTTTGGGTTCATTCTAATGACGGTATGATTATGGTTGATGCTCGTAGTCTGCTTGGTTTATTTGCTCTAATTGGAAAGCCATGTAAATTGGTTGCAGAAGATAGCACAGACTATAAAATTCTTGCAAGAGTAGCAAGAAAAGCTGGAGTAGCTTAATGCTCCTTATTTGCCCCGTTAGCTCAGCTGGAAAGAGCAACCGCCTTCTAAGCGGTAGGTCATTGGTTCGAGTCCAATACGGGGTACCATACGGGTCGTTAGCTTAACAGGCAGAGCAGTAGGTTGAAGCCCTACGGGACGAGGTTCGAGTCCTCGATGACCCACCAGCCGAGAAATCGGCAGACATTTTAATTTCATTACAAAAGACCCTCTATGGCTATAGAGTCTAGAGTTCGATTCTTTCTGCAATAGATAGAGGGTCGCTATATGGGGATGCGTAGGTTCGACGGGGTAATGAGAAACTAGGATACACGGGTAGGCATACCGCCTTAAGGGGCAACAAAATTAAACGACAACGATTATTTTTCTAGTAATATCGCAGCTTGAGCATAGCTCGCTGTTTTAATCCCTTGGATTTCTCTATTTGCCTTTAATTAAATAGAGTGGTGGAGGCAGAATACAACTGGTACTGCTCTATGGTTATTAGTAGTTTCAGCTAAAACTCCATTTATAAAAGTTTAAAGTGAAACTATCGTGTAATAATATTCTAGTTATGTAGTTATTTCGGACACGGAGTGCGACTCTCCGTCATCTCCACCAAGAGTTTCTTTCTTCTCTTAAAAAGAAAGTGGTGGATAATCGAAACCCAATTCGGCTCCATATATAACATATGTGGAGGAATTAATATGACAGAATTAGAAAGAGGATATTTGGCTGGCATTATTGATGGTGAAGGAAGTATTACTCTCACCAAGGATAAATAGTTTAGGTATCCAGTATTAGAAGTGTCTAGTACAACATATCAAATTGTAGAATATCTTAAAGAGCATTTTGGAGGAGTTATTTCCAAGAAAAATGAGCGTAACCCAAAATGGAAACAGGCTTATATTTGGAAGATAGAGCGGAGAAAGGCTATTTCTTTGTTAGAAGAGATTGTCAGTTATCTTAATGAACCAAAGAAAAAAGCTAGAGCTTAGTTAATAATTAAAGACTATATACGCTTAACTCCTAGAAATGGGAGATATTCTGAAGAAATAAAATAGCAAAAACTTAAATTTGAAGAAGAATTTTTCAAGATAGAATAATTTACATAACAAGAGGAAAGGAAGTTTATAATGGAGATTGAGAGAAAGTGGATTCTTCAAAGAGTCCCAACAGAGTTTCGATTAGTTAGAAATTCTCAGGTAGAGCAATTCTACGTTTCAACAAGCCCTGAAGTGCGCTTGAGGCACAATCCCGCAAGCAACGAACCTTTTAGGATTACAATTAAGGGCGAAGGAACTCTATCAAGAGAAGAGATTGAAACAAAGATTTCTGAAAACTTCTATAATCAAGTCAAAGATTTTGTCGATAAACCTCCAATTAAGAAAAATTATTCCGTTTTTAATTGCGGCGGGTATCCGCTCACGGTTTCTGTAGTAGATGATGGAGCTTTTATCTATGCAGAAATTGAATTTGAATCAGAGGAGCAGGCCCGCGACTATCAGTTTCCTATTGATGATGCTATTGAAGTGACGGATGATTCAAATTACAAGATGAAAAATTATTGGTTACGTACTCGTAATTAAAATTTAGACCCGTACTGCAAAGAACTCTTTACCTGTTGTTTGAACTGGAGAAAAAGATGATGGGTCTAGTATATGCGCCAGTAGCATAACGGAGAGTGCACAGGGCTACGGACCCTGGCTTGTGGGAGTTCAAATCTTCTCTGGCGTACCATATGCAGAGATGGCCGAGTCTGGTTTATGGCGCCTGCCTAGAAAGCAGGAGGTCGAAAGATCCGTGGGTTCAAATCCTACTCTCTGCGCCATATTGGTATCTTACATACAAGTCTGAAAGGCAGTAAGAATAAATCGTAGGGCCTTAAATCCGAGCCAGTAAAATAGAAGAGCTATACTTCGAGATACCCTTCGAGGATTGGAGCAACGAAGGTAAAAAATAAAGTCCCCAAGATGTTTTCCGGTATCAGTACACAACCGGCATAGAGCAGAAGGGTTTAGGGTCGGTGCCTCGTATAGCACTAGAGGAAACGATAAGGACCAGGCATGGAAATCTGCGGAAGTGCGAAAAACCCTAAGTTAGTATCCGGGTGTAGTTCAGTTGATTAGAACGCGTGATTTGGGATCACGAGGCCGTGAGTTTGAGTCTCACCACTCGGACCACTCGCTCTTAGGGAGCGAGGATATGTATCACTCCTTTCCTATATATAGACTCAATACAGCAAATATATGCAAATATACTTGTATAAAAAGATTTTACTAAATAAATCTTATTTAGAAAGCTAAGAAGCATTTTCTTTTTGAAGGGAAGCCAAGAAAATGTTGAGCATATGGGCAAGCCCTTTTGAGTCTAGTCTTTAGAAACTTTTGAAAATATTAAAAATAAATGATATAATATTTATAGAAAGTTGAGAAAGGAAGTCTTAAATATGAAGAATAACTTTGTTGCTATGGGTTGCTTTTATCGAGCTAATCCTTATGGTCTTGTTAAGACTATTTGTCGTGGTTTCGATGCTGACTCTGGAGATGTCATGATTGCTTATGTTCAAGTCGGTAAAGGCGGTTGCGCGAGCGAAGTTTTCTTTATGCTTGAGAACGAATTTAAAAATATCTTTCTGAGTTAAATGCCCGGTTAGCTCAGCTGGGAGAGCATCGCGTTTACACCGCGGAGGTCGGCGGTTCGAGCCCGTCACCGGGTACCACTTAAAGTCTAGGAGAAAATTATGAATTTTGTTGTTGGAGTTCTTAGTTTCTTTGAAAATGAAATTAAGTTAGAGAAGATTACTGCTGAATCAGAAAAAGAAGCTCTAAAGAAACATTCTCTTTTGAATGGATATACCATTGATGAAGATGCTTCTTTAGAGAAGATTTATGACGATTTGTTCAACTGCGATATAGCAGCGAGTGTAATTAAAATATAAGTAAAATAAAGACGCATACAGCAAATTCTTCTTAATAGAAGATGCAGGTTCGAATCCTGTGGATCGCGCTTAGCGATTTTGGCGGAATGGTTTACGCAACTGTCTGATAAACAGTCTTTTCTTTAATGCGTCTTGATTTATAGCGGATTGGTGTAATGGTAACACGCGGGACTTTGACTCCCTTGTTAGAGGTTCGACCCCTCTATCCGCTGCCATATACCGCTTTAGTGTAGCGGTCTGCACGCTTGGCTCTGAACCAAGAAGTTTTCGTTCAACACGAAGAAGCGGTGCCAGTAATAGAAGCAATGCGCACAGAAATCGTAAATAAGACTTCTATTGTCAGGATGTAGGATTGAAAGCGTCCACCATTTAAAGAGTGGCGAGTAAACCTGCAGGGCTCGCCTTTGGCGTAGTAGCACACTGACGAGGTTCTCGATTAACCTTAACCAAAATCGTTTTTAATATGGGGAGTTAGCTCAGTAGGTAGAGCGCGTTAATAGTTTGGTCTTGTCAAAGACCGTAACAGCAATCTTTACTACTTGCTTATGGTGCACGATGTCGCAGGTTCGAGTCCTGCACTCCCCACCGAATATGCCGAAGATACTTTCATCCGTCGGGGAAGAAGAAGAGAAAGGTGAGAAGCGCAACTCAGCATAAAAATGTGCATTATCCCGGAGTGGTGGAATTGGCAGACACAGGGGACTTTGATGTATTCTATCCACGTAAAATATGGATACTACTATGCAATAATAGTAGAGAGTGCCTAAGAGGAAACTCTTAGAGTAGAGGCTGGCTAAAACGGCGAAGGCGAATACAGAACGCCGTGCTAAGTTTCTTTGGGCAGACTCATTTAAGTGGAATACACTATTTTTCATATATAATGAAAGGTGGTAGACTTAAATGAGAAAATATGATAAAGAGTGGCTTCAAGAATTATGTTCTTCAAGTTATTCTTATGCGGAAGTTTTAATTAAAGCTGGTCGTAAGATTGGCGGAGGCGCGCAACAAACCTTAAAAAAGAAGATTGTTGAGTATGGAATTGATGTTTCACACTTCACAGGGTAGAGATGGTATGATGCTCCAGGGAAAGAGTGTAATTTAAAGGGGCAAGATAGAGAAAAATATTCTCTGAACGAAGTTTTTGTGAAAGATAGTCCAGTTACTCAAAAGGTTCTTAGAGGTTATGTTGAAAGGCACAATGTTTTAGAATATAAGTGTCAACAATGCGGATGTGACGGTCATTGGCAAGATGGAATAATTGCCTTAGAAATTGACCATATAGATGGAGATAACACCAATAATGAAAAAACTAATCTTCGCTATTTATGTCCAAATTGTCATGCTTTAACAGAAACTTACCGAGGAAGAAACAAAGCCCTAAAGAATAAATGTGTAGAGAGTATACACCAGCTACCTAAGTCTGAATAAGATATGGTAAAGACGTACTCCAGACTACAACACAGAAATGTGGCTATGGTGACATAGAGTAGTAAGAAAATCCCCTGGGAGCAATCTCGTACGGGTTCGAGTCCCGTCTCCGGGACCAAACAATTCTTTTATATATGGGTCAGTAAAGTGCTAAAGTAGACACCCCGGTCTGTGTTAAATTCCTACTTAGGAGGATATTAATGGTCATTACAAACAATCAGTAGAAAGGAAATGCTGGTCTATCTTTAGCAATAGGATACTTTGGTTCTAATGGATACACTGTATCAGTCCCACTGAATGATACTCAATGGTATGATTTAGTTATTGAAAAAGATGGAGTTTTCCAAACAGTTTAGTGCAAATTTACATCATCGAAAACTGGAGAAATTAATCTAAAATCCGCAGGTGGAACTAAAGGAAATGTTTATGATTCGATACTTAACCATCCTTTAGACTTGTTGTTTTGCGCTAATCAAGATATGAATATGTTTGTAATTCCAATGAACGATTTGATTCAAGCTGGAAATGTAAAATCAATAACTTTGAGAACAACCAGTGCCCCAAATTGTAAATTGGATACCAGTAAATACTTAGTTCGAATCTAAGATTTAACTCCAAAAACCGGTGCTTTCGAGCTCGAGTGGGTGCGATTCCCTCCTGGCCCACCACATCTAACAATAGGAAAGGAAGTAAATAGATGAATATTGTCCATACAGGAAATCGTTTTTAGGTATATGGTGACGATGTAAAAACTTATAAAGAGTTACCAATCGGAACCTATACAATCGGTTTCCATCCCCAAATGGGAATTTGGCTTTCTGTTCATAATAATTTGCAGATTGGCGAAGAAAAAGTTTATGGCTCGCATAGTCATAAGGTAGAGAAAGTTTTCAACTCTTTCGATAAGTCCGAGCGAAACTTTGGTATAATTCTTTCTGGTAAGAAAGGTATTGGCAAATCTCTTTTTGCAAGAATGATTGCGGATGCCGCGATCAAGCGAGAAATGCCAGTGATTGTAGTCGATTCTCCTATTCCTGGAATTAGTAATTTCCTCAGTTCCATTGAACAAGAAGTTGTTATTATCTTTGACGAGTTTGAAAAGACTTTTGCCAGGAATGATGACGGCGATCCGCAGGTAGGACTTTTAAGTCTATTTGATGGGATTGATAATGGAAAGAAACTTTTTGTTATCACTTGTAACGATACAAGAAAATTGAACGAATTTCTTATCAATCGCCCTGGTCGTTTTCACTATCATTTTGAGATTGGCTGTCCTACAGCGGATGAAGTGCGGGCATATATGATGGATGCGCTTGGAAGCGGTATGGAAGAGGAAATTGAAAAGGTTGTTAAGTTGTCGCAGGTCGCGGACATTACTTATGATAGTCTAAGGGCTATTGCTTTTGATTTGAAACAGGGTTATCCTTTGGAGGAAACCTTAATGGACTTGAATATTAACTATGAGAGAGGCGCTCTCTTTGATGTTAATGTTCGTTTGACTAATGGTTGGGTTATGACTGCATATAATTATAATCTCGATCTTTATGCCAAAGAAGTTCAGTGTCTTCGATTTAGAAAAGATAAGAATGATTTCTACCTTTCTTTTGATCCAGGAAAGATTAAATCTATGGATGGTACTCTAGTACTTATGGGTGTAGATGCTAATTTCTATTGTGATTTTGATGCTTTCGATTATGATTACCCCACTGAGGAAGAGAGTGCAAAGGCTAGAAAGGAATTTAACGAAAAAGTAAGGGTTGAAAATGCAACCTTTACTAAGGTTTCAATTTATGGAGTCAATAAGTATATTGACCTTTAATATAAAGACCTAAGCAAGTCTTAAAACTGCTTTATATATTGCGGGTAGGACAAGTGGTTAAGTCGCAGCCCTCATAAGGCTTGAGGAATGAGTTCGATTCTCATACCCGCAACCATCCATCGTTGCAGCGGTGTTTATATATATTTCATTTATAAATGCAATATGTATGATTGAGGTTCTGCAAAACCTTGATTACCCTAGAGGGGCTAGCCATAAGCTAGCCCCTCTTTTCTGCTGTCCTCGTTCTGCTCCGAGTTTCCGTTCGCGCAGGCTCACCAAATTTTTCTTTCAAAAATGGGGTTTGGACAATTTATGTGAAATCTCTTGTCAATATTGTTATATAGTATAAAGAGAGATAATTTTCTTCTCTACTTCTTTAAGAAAGGAGAATAAGTATGATTACTATTGGTAAAAATATAGATAATAAAGTTTTTTATGGTACAGTTCATTTTTTATGTGATTACCAAAGTGATGTTGCTAATCTCCCTAAAAACCGCAAGCCGGGCAGTTCAGCCTACGTAATTGAAAATGGAAATAGATATATTTTCAATTCTGATCATGAATGGGTGTTGTAGCACTCTGGTGGAGGCGGAGATTAGCCTCTTCCTCCAGAAGATACAACTATTATTTATGATGGCGGACTAATTGGCTAAAGGAGGGAGTGACTTTGGCTGAAGTTGTTTATAAAACAATATTTTAGTTCAAGCGAGGAACATCAGAGAAGTGGACCGAATTAAATCCAATTCTTCGTCAAGGTGAGCCGGGATTTGAAATAGATACTGGAAAGTTAAAAATTGGAGATGGAGCCACCGAGTGGAAATAGTTAAAATATATAAATAGTAGTTTGGTAAATGTTGATGTAGACAATCAATCTATTGTTATTGATGGAATTGGACAGATTTCATTAAAAGGATTTGCAGAAGCATCAACAGGGCAATCTATTAGAAAAAGAGAAGATGGCACATTAGAGTGGTATACTCCAATATCTTAGGATAAAGTAATAGAAACTATCTCTATCGGAAACAAAGATTTGCCGGTTGAAGATAATAAAGTTACTATTCCGGCGGGAACAGAAGAAAATCTTGGTTTAATTAAGGGGAGTAGTTAGAATAACTAGATAAAAATACTTTCAGATGGAACCGGAGAAATTAATTCTGTAGGACTTGATAAAATAGTGGATGTTGAAGGTTTTACTTTAATATTAAACTGTGGGACAGCAGTAGACTAAAATAAGGAGGCATTTTAAAGATGGCCAATGAATTAAAAACTAGAATCCAACTTAGACATGATACCGAGGAAAATTGGACTTCAGTTAAGGACTCCTTTATTCCTCTCGTTGGAGAGGCTTGTCTTACCACTGATGGCGAGAATAAAGGAAAAGTAAAATATGGTGATGGAACAAGCACCTGGGGTTAGTTAGAATATTCTGGTGGAAAAGATATTGTAGAAGTTGATTCATCTATTGTAAAATTTGATGATGATTTTACATTTACCTATACTTTTGGTAAATATGCTCCTGGAGGAGATGGATCTGTTAATATTCCCGCGACTGGAAAAACATTAGATCAATTACTGCTAGATGCTTTTGCGGAAGAAAAAAATCCTACTATCACACAACCTTCTGTTAGTATTTCCTCTAGTCAAATGAAAGCATATGAAGTGGGCACTAATGTAACTCCAACTTATACTGCAACTTTAAATAAAGGATCTTATCAATATGGCCCCGATACTGGAATTACAGCAACCGGTTGGAGCGTTCAATTTGATGAAGAAACAAAAACAGAAGCTACTGGAACTTTCTCTGAAATTCAAGTTGAAGATGCTACTAATTTAAAGATTACAGCAACAGCTAATTATGAGAATGGAGCTATTCCTGTTACAAATCTTGGTTCTGAATATGTAGAAGGATAGATTAAAGCTGGATCTAAGTCTAATAGCACAGGAGCTATTACTGGATATCGCTAGATTTTTTATGGAGTTAATAATTCTACAAATCCTTTAACTAGCGCGATTATTCGTTCTTTAACAGCAAGCAATAAAGCGGCAGCCGCAATGACTATTAATAGCATTAAAGCAAAAAGTGATACTAAGAGAATTATTATCGCAGTTCCTCAATCTTCTGGGCTTAAAGTTACCGCAGCTAATATTACTTCTAGTTTGAACGCAGATGTAACTTCTAGCTATGTAAAGCAAGGACCAGTGCAAGTAGAAGGAGCAAATGGATTTACCGCGGTTCCTTATGATGTATTCGTTTATCAACCTGCTTCCATTGATCCAACTGAGGATCATAAGGTTGTAATTGGAAAGTAAGGAAGGAGGAACAAATAATGGCAGTAATTAACAAAGATATTGCATATATGGCGTTACCTCTGAGTATTCGTAGAGGAAATCCTTTCCCTATTGATGAATATTCAGTATGGTATGATATGGAAGAATTAACAACATATGCTCAATCTAGTCCTGTAGCATATGTTGGTTAGGTAGTTACCTTAGTTAATGAAGAAGAAAATACAGTTGAAGCGTATATGATTCAAAATGCTGCTGGCAATTTAATGAAATTGGCTTCAACTACTGCTTCTGGTGATTTAACGAAAGATGTTTTAGAGCTTCAAGGAAAAGTTTCCGCATTAGAAACCTCTGTTGGTACCAAAGAAGAAGAAAGTTCAATAACAGCTTCTAATCTTTGGGCAGCCATTGAGGAAGTTAAAGCAGCTTATGAAGCAGCTGATAGTTCTATTAATGGAAAATTTAATGATTATTATAATAAAACAGAAGCAGATTCTAAGATTGACCAAAAAATTGCTACTGCAATAAGTTCAACTTATAAACCTGCTGGTTCCATTATGTTTAGTTTCCTTCCTACACTTGGAGCTGATCAAGAGGGAAAAGTATATAATATTATAGATGCTTTCACCACTACTGAAGACTTCGTTGAAGGAGCCGATAATAAATATCCAGCTGGAACTAATGTAGTATGTATTGACACTGATGATGCTGGAACTTACAAATGGGATGTTCTTGCGGGATTTGTAGATTTAAGTGGATACGAAACTACAAGTAGTGTAGATACTAAGTTAGCTAATAAAGTCGACAAAGTAGAAGGATCATCTTTAGTTCAAGACACTCTAATTGCTAAATTATAGGGTTTAGCAGAAATCAAAGGAGTTAGTGATGAATTAGAAATCGATCCTGATGATAAAATTCTTGGTGTAAAAGCGATTGCGTAGGAGAAAATTACTGGTCTTCCCGCAGCTTTAGCAGAGAAGATTAAAAGTATAACCGTAGGAACTACTCCTCTTTAGGTTAGCAATGGCGCAGTTACTATTCCTATTGCTACAGCAGAAGCTCTCGGTGTAGTAAAAAGCACTAATGATGAAAATGGTGTTGCTATTACAGGCGATGGAACTATGATTGTCAATAATATAAATATAGAAAAAATTACTTAGACTCCTGGTACAGAGCTTATCTTAAATGGCGGAGATGCTACTGTTAGTGAATAAAAATCAACTTGGAGGAAGATAAATAATGGCTACAACTTTTAATACAAGAATCCAATTAAAATATGACACTTATGAAAATTGGAATACCAATAACCCCACTCTCCTAAAAGGAGAAATGGCGGTTGTTGAAGTTCCTGTTGAAACTGGAGTTGCTCAAAATGAGCCTACCTATTTGTTAAAAATCGGTGATGGTGAATCGGATTTTAAAACTTTAAAATGGGTAAGCGGGACGGCCGCAGATGTTTATACTTGGGCTAAAGCGGCAAGTAAACCAACTTATGCAGCGACTGAAATTACCGGACTTGAAGATTTTATCGGAGAAAAAATTCAAGATACCGATACACAATATTAGATTGTTAAAAATGGAGATATGGGCTTTAAGCTTCAATCTAGACCAAAAACTGGCGGATCTTGGACAGATGTAAGCACTATTGCTCTGACCGCTCCCACTTATAATTTAGTCGAAGGGACTACTAATGGTACTGTAAAATTTGGAATTACTGGTTCTGAAAAAGAAGTAAAAGTTCATGGACTTGGATCAGCAGCTTATACTGAATCTAGCGCTTATGATGCAGCTGGTAGCGCAGATACAGCAAAAAGCGAAGCTATCGATGAAGCTGCTAGTGCCACCGATGAAAAAATTGCAGCTCTAAAAATCAATGAATATGCAAAAACCACAGAAGTAGATTCTAAAATTGGAGCTGCAAAAACAGAGCTAATTGGTGAAGGAAGTGGCTCTTCTACTACTATTAAAGGTGCTTATGATGAAGCTAAAACCTATACTGATTAGCAAATTGCCGCTAGAATTTCCTCTACTTATAAAGCAGGAGGATCTGTTGCATTTGCTTCTCTGCCAGAACTAACTGCAACAGAAGAAGGAAAAGTTTATAACATTCTTGATAAATTCACTACTACAGACGATTTCGTAGAAGGTTCCGGAAAGAGCTATCCTGCTGGCACTAATATTGTTTGTATAGATGTAGGAGAAGAAGAATTTAAGTGGGATGTTTTAGCTGGAATGGTAGATCTTTCAGCATATGATACAGCAGAGACAACTCAGGGAAAAATTGATTCCGCTAAGCAAGAGGCCAAAAACTACGCAGATTCTAAAGTTAACGCTTTAGATAAAGAAGATTCAGCCGTAGAAAATCAATTTGTAACTGCGGTATCTGAAGTCGATGGTATCATTAGCGTAACTCGTACTCAGCCTACCATGGAGAATATCAACGGGTTGCCTGCGGCTCTTGCTAAAAAAGCTAATGATGGAGATTTAGCACTCGTTGCTAAAAGTGGAAAGATTGATGATTTAACTTAGACTGCTACAATTATTTTTAATTGTGGAAGCTCTAGCACAGTAATGTAAAATTTTAGATAAAGCCCATATTTATTAAATAAATATGGGCTTTATCTTTTTATAAGGAGGTCACAATAATGACTTTTGATACTAGAATCTCTCATAAGATAGATACAGAAGAAAATTGGAAAACAAATAATCCAATTTTATTAAAGGGAGAATTAATTATAGTAATTGATGAATCTAATACAGTTCATCTTAAAATTGGAAATGGAACGAGTCATTATTCAGAATTGCCATTTATTGAAAATGAAATTGTCTGGGGTACTTTTTAATTTGCAAAAAAATAAAAAATATAATATAATATATACATAAAGTTAAGGAAATAAAAACTTAAAATTATTAAAGGAGATTTAGATTATGTATCCTATTGAGAAGTATCGCTATTATACTAACGGTCGGCGAGTAATCGCCGTGTCTACTTATGCTGGAAAGACTGTCCGCGGTGTAGCTACCTGTGATCCCGGTGATGAATTTTCTATGGAAAAGGGTAAGGCACTTGCGGCTGCTCGATGCGCGTTGAAGATTGCTGGTAAGCGCTATGATCGTGCCACTCGTAAGACAAAGGAAGCTAATGAAGCTTGTCATGTGGCTGAGCGTCATCTTGAAAAGATGTGTGAGTATCTTACTGATTCTGAGCGGATGTTGATCCAGGCTGAGGATAATCTCGAGGATATTCTGAACGCTCTTTGATACCTGGGGCTTTATGCCCCTTTATGCCGGCGTGGTAGAGTGGTTTAATACAGCGGTCTTGAAAACCGCCGATCCGCAAGGGTCCGTAGGTTCGAATCCTACCGCCGGCGCCATCTATAATTAAAGGAGAAATATAATGCGCTGGTTAGTGAATTATATTCGACAAATATTTTGTAAACACGATTTTGTTTTTGATGAAGGTTGGGCAGAAAAAACAAGTGATTCAGGATCTTTTCGCAAAGGGATAAAAGTTTCTTGCTATTGTAAGAAATGTTCTTATCATAAATCTTGGTGGAAGTATTGACAATAAAAAATTTTTTTGATATAATATTTATAGAAAGTTGAAAGATATGAAAAACTGTTTGGATTGTAATAAATGTTGGGTTGTAAAAGACCCCGATCCAAAAGACGATACTTGTTTAGCTGCTTTCTGTAGCAAGTCTAAAACAAGAGGCATGAAATGCAATGAAATTTCATACCTAATGCCTTTAGGATATAATTCTGCGTTTGCAGAAAGTCCTCTTCCTGATGACCCATGGATTACTGTTGCGGAACATTGGGGCACTCTTAGAGAAAAATGCACCGTTCCAGATTGGTGTCCGGGAATGGAAGAGAATGGAGAATACAGTTTGTTCACAGATAAAACATCGGTTGATATTATGAAAGAGCGACAATAACTAAAAGACGCTTTCAGCAATTTATTTTAAGAATATAAAAAAGTTTGATTTTTAATTTCTTGCCATGATTTTGCGTCTTGAGAATATATTGCGGAGTAGCGTAATGGTTTAGCGCAGGGGTCTCTAAAACCTCGGGAGTGGGTTCGAATCCCACCTCCGCTGCCATATTATAAGGAGATATTCGTATGAGTAGATCAAGAAAGAAAACTCCGTACAATACAGATATTTCCCAGAAATTCTTGAAGAAAGTCGCAAATAAGAGAGTTAGAAGGCTTCTAAAAAATCCTGATAATAGTTTACCTTATAGTTCATATAAGAAAGCCTTTCAATCATGGGATATTTGTGACTATAAAAATTACGGGCATAGCTTTGAAGAGTTCTATAAAGAAGAGGTCGCTCTGTGGAGACATTGGAGAACTCTTCCTTATTGGAAGAATGAACCAAAACCAACAAGGGAAGAATGTTGGTTAGATTACCTCAAATGGTATTTGCGAAAGTAAGAAATTTTTGCAATAACTTAAAAAATATTTTATAATATAAGTGTAAATCTTCCTTTCAAATATATAATAAGGCTCATACAGCAAATTTTATTGCCGAATATTCGGCTCCTTGGATGAATCAAATGTATGATATACCCTAAGTATGATGCGATATTGCGAGCCTTGCAATTAAAACAATAAAGTGTTAAAACAGGGCATCGCGCGGAAGAGCCATTGTATAATGGACATAGGGCCATTCTTCCGCGCATTTTCTTTATCGGGGAGTTGGCAATTTATGTGGCAAAATAATATTGAATTTTTAGATGTACTTACAATGATTTCTTTTATTCTTCAGGTATAGAACTCAGAAGGTTGTAAATTAGATGAAGTAAATAAAAAGTTGGATGTTTTAATTGCCGAGGTTGCTAAATTAAATGCTCGAGTGGGCTAATTGGTATAGCCGTCAAGCTCAAACCTTGATGTTTGTGAGTTCGAGTCTCACCTCGAGTACCATTTCTTGCAAGAGACGGGAGCGTCCAGTGCCTCGTTAGCAGATCTCTGGATGGTTGGCGCTGTGAAAGTTAAATGCGTCCGCGTGCAGAGCGAATGATGGTCGCTGCATAATTATATGTGAACGTAGCCAAGTGGATTAAGGCCCCGGTCTGCAAAACCGCGTGACCCGAAAGGGCGTGAGTTCGAATCTCACCGTTCACTCCATTTACTGAAAATGTGGGCAACACTAGAAAATATTCTCTGTATAAATTTTATATAACTATGAAAGGTGGTTGTATAAAATGCCTGCAAAAATTAACTTAATTGGTTAGCGTTTTGGAAAATTAACCGTTCTTGAAGAGACAGACAAAAGAAAGAATAAGTCTGTCGTATGGAAATGTCAATGCGATTGTGGAAATATTGTAGAATATTCTACTAAATAGTTGCGTAGCGATGGAATTGAAATGTGTCCCAATTGTGGAAATAAAAGAAATCCACATACAAATCTAACAGAATCAATTATAGGGAAAAAATTTAACCATTTGACAGTTTTAAGAGAAACGGATGATAGAATACCCGGAGGATCAAAAATATATGAATGTGAATGTGATTGCGAAAATCATACTCACGTTTTTGTTGCTAAGAAATATTTAATTAGTGGAGATACAAAATCTTGTGGATGCGCTAAATATAAGTATAAAATTGGCGATGTGGTAAATAATAGAACTATAATTGGATTAGTAGGACACGAAAATAATTTAACAATGTTCCACTATAAATGTAGATGTAATTTTTGTGGTAGAATATATAATGCTTCTTCAGTCACTTTAGATAAAACAATTAGCTGCGGCTGTCAAAAAAGCATTGGAGAATTTAATATAAATAGAGTTTTAATAGAAAATAATATTCCTTTTATTAAAGAATACGTTTTTTAGAACTCTAATTATAGATTTGATTTTGCTCTTTTAGATTCGGATAATAATATAATTAGGTTAATAGAGTTTGATGGTGAACAACATTATGAGCAAAATATAAAAAATAGTGGATGGAATACATATCAAAAATATGAACAAACTTATACAAATGACATAGCCAAAAATAATCTCGCAAAAGAAAAAGGTATTCCATTAGTAAGAATCCCTTATTGGGAGAGAGATAATATATCTCTTAGTCTTATTATGAAAGATAAATATCTAGTCTAGTAACAGGCTAATCATCATTTATAAAGGAGAAGATACAAAATGAAAAATAAACTTTTAACTGCTATGCAAGAAATGAATAACATTACCTATACCGAAAATCATGGAGTCACTTATCGTTCTACAATGAATGGACTTATGGATTTGTTTGCTTTAGGTGGAGCCTATCGCAAGCGATCTGATGAAGATATTATCTTCCTGTTCAAGAGAGCCTTTGAGGAAGATATGACTTACGCTCTCAGATGTCTATTCTATTTGCGCGATGTTCGCGGTGGTCAAGGTGAGCGTCGATTTTTCCGGGTTATTACAAAGTGGTTGGCTAAGAACCATACCGAGGCAATGCGCCGCAACCTCAAGTATGTGCCGGAATTTGGCCGTTGGGATGACCTTTATGTTTTCGTAGATACCCCTCTGGAAAAGGACGCATTTGATCTTATGTATCATCAGTTAGCTCTTGATGTGAGTTGTAAGACTCCTTCTTTGCTGGCAAAGTGGTTAAAGTCTGAAAATACCAGCTCTGCGAAGAGTCGTGCACTGGGAGCAAAGACTCGAAAGGCTTTCTGCGTGACGCCTCGTCAGTACCGTAAGACACTTTCTGTTTTGAGAAACCGAATTAAGGTTGTCGAGCGTTTGATGTCCGAGAATCGTTGGGACGAAATTGAGTTCGATAAGATTCCCTCTAAGGCAGGTTTGATTTATCGTAATGCCTTTGCACGTCATGATATTATGCGTGAGAAGGCCGATAAGCAGACTTATGCGGAATTTGCCAAGAGTTCTGAGACTAAGGTAAATGCTAAGACTCTGAATCCTTGCGAAGTTGTAAGTGAGGCAACTCGTATCTTCCGCACTCCTCTCGAAGACACAGACCGTTTGATGGTAAATAAGTATTGGGATAATCTTGAAGATTATTTCAAGAACGCTGTCTTTAACGGGGTTGCAGTTGTAGATACTTCCGGGTCTATGACTGGGAGCTACGGAAAGATTAACCCTATTGATGTAGCCATTTCTCTTGGTATGTATTGTGCTGAAAAGTGCAATAAGAACTCTCCTTGGTATGGCCATTACATCACCTTCTCTCATCAGGCGCGCCTAATTCCTGTCGAAGGCGTTGACTTTGTCGATAAGGTAAAGCGTATTTATCAAAAGAATCTCTGCGAAAACACCAATATCAAGAGCGTATTCGACCTAATTCTCAATCTGGCTATCCAGAATAATGTGAAGCAGGAGGATATGCCCGAAAATATTATTGTAATCTCTGATATGGAGTTTGACTACTGTGCCAGTTTTGACAATAATACAAATTGGTGGGGCAGAAAGGCTGTTGATTCTCAGTCTGAGATGGAAAAGATCGCTAAGATTTGGGAAGCCCATGGTTATAAGATGCCTCATCTTATTTTTTGGAATGTTGAAGCTCGACAGGATAACATTCCAATGAAGGACAATGGGCGAGTAACTTTTGTCTCTGGATATTCTCCTGTAATTTACGAAATGATTATGACTGGTAAGACCGGTCTTGATCTTGTAATGGAGAAGCTCAATAGCGAGAGATACGCAGTAATTAGCTGAGTATCTACGGGGAAATGGCAAGAAAATTGCCATTTCCCCGTTAATTGCATTTATAGACTTATTTATAATAATATTGTATAATATTATTATAAAAATAAAGGAAAGGAATATAATATGTTTACAAAACATGAATTTGTAGAATATGCAAATACAATTCGAGATTATTCTAATGCAATGACAGAAGCGGGAGAACTGCTTCATATCGAATTTCTTGAATCTCGATTTGCTGACCCTCTCGATAAAATGGCTGAGATGCTCTTTATTGGAGTTAATCGCAACCTAAACAATGAAGTCTATGATGCTCTAATGGAAGAGTTCTGGCATATTGTTTTATTTGACGATATTGATAACTCTGATTGGGAAGAGCTTTATGATAAAATTAAATCCTATAAATAATTAAGGAGAAACATTATGGCAGAACTTCAAAAAGATCTAGTTTTATCCCCTAATGAATATAGTTACGTCCTTGATGAAACAAAAGGTAATGTTGCCTGTAATGTAGGCCCTCATAAGATGAGCCTATCTCAGAGTGATACTCTTGTTTACTTTGATACAAAGACAAAAAAGTTTATTCCTTGTAATAGATACGAAGATGCTATTCAACTTGTTACCACAGCCCCGGAGGGATGGTATATTGCTCTAAAGAATCCTGCTCCCGGTAATAAACATCCTCAACCTGGAACAAGCAATTCTATTCCAGAGAATATGGAAATTGGTAAGAAGATTAACATCCCAGGGCCAATAAGTTTTGCACTTTATCCAGGACAAATGGCACAGGTTATTCAGGGACATACTCTCCGCAGTAATCAATATCTTGTCGCTAAAGTTTATGACGCAGATAGTTTGAATACAACAAAAGAAGATAGAGATGCCAGTGAAAACGAACCTTACTTTGTAAACGGTCAAGTTTTAATTATTAAGGGTACTGAGATCTCTTTCTATATTCCTCCCACCGGAATTGAAGTAAAAGCAATTAATAATGACCCAAGTAAAGGGTATGTGCGGGATGCTGTAACTCTTGAGCGTTTAGAGTATTGTATCTTAAAAGATGAAGATGGTAACAAGCGATATGTACATGGGCCTACGGTGGTTTTCCCTGAACCCACAGAGAGCTTTATTAAAGATGGCGGAGGTCATATTAAACGTAATGCTATTGAACTTTCTGATATTTCCGGTGTTTATGTAAAAGTTGTTGCAGATTATAAGGATGATAATGGTAAAGAGCATAAGACTGGCGAAGAACTCTTTATCACGGGTAAAGACCAAATGATTTATTATCCTCGCCCTGAACATACTTTTATTACTTATAATGGTAAAGTAATGCACCATGCTATTGCTATCCCAAAGGGTGAAGGCAGATATATCATGAATCGTATGACAGGGGAAATTAAAACTGTCAGAGGTCCTGCAATGTATTTACCTGATCCTAGAATTGAAGTCGCGATCAAAAGGACTTTAAGTCGTTCACAATGCGAACTTTGGTACCCCGGAAATGTAGAAGTTCTTGAAGCGAATGGTCATCCCATTAATTTAGTTTGTAATGATGAATTTGAAGGAGTAAAGACTGCCTTTAATAATTTTTCTAATGTAATTGGTACATTTGCAGATCCTACTATGACTATTACTGCATCTACTAATTATAATGGAACCCCAACTAAGACAGAAACCAATAAAATCAATAGAACTAACACTTTCACTCCTCCTAGAACCATTTCTCTTGATTCTAGCAAATATGAAGGAGCGGTTGCTGTTGATATTTGGACTGGTTATGCAGTTAATGTAATTTCTAAAGATGGAACTCGCGAAGTTATTGTTGGCCCTCAAACTATCTTGCTTGATTATGACCAAACTTTAGAAGCTCTTGAATTGTCTACTGGAAAGCCTAAGACAACAGATAGGCTTGAGAAAGTTGTATTCCTTCGTTGTGAAAATAATAGAGTAAGTGATGTTATCAATGTTGAAACTTCTGATTTTGTTCAGGCTCAAATCAAAGTTTCTTATCTTGTCGATTTTGATAAGAATATGAAAGACCGTTGGTTCTCTGTTGACAACTATGTAAAACATATGTGTGATTGGTGTCGGTCTGCTATTAAGAGGGCGGCAAAGGAGTTCTCAATTAGAGAACTTCATGACAATTACCATGATATTGTTATTGAAGCAATTACTACAGATGAAAATACAGAATATCTCCACAAGTTCATGGAGAATGGCATGCAAATCTCTGATGCAGAGGTTCTTTCTATCAACATTGAATCCAACATTCAGGCTTTAATGGATAGACATCAAGAGGAAGTTGTTTCTCGTTCCCTGGAGCTTGCGGCAGCCCAAGCATCTGCGGAAACTGAACGAGAGATTATTGCTCTTAATCGTGAGAAAGTAGAGCTTGCTGAACAGTATGCTCAATATAAGGCTCAACTTGAAGCTGATACTAAAGCTAAGCAGTTTGAACTCATTATTGCCGCACAAAAAGCCAAGGATGAGGAAGATAAACGCAAGTATCAAATCGAACAGGATATTCAGGTTATTAAGGATGCAATTTTCGAAGCAGAGCGTGCAAGAAAGGAAAAGGATAATGATCTTGAGCTTGCTCATAAGAAGCAGATGCTTGAGCTTGAAGCAACTCGAGAAGCGGCAGCCGCGGAAGCTATGAAAACTGTTCTCGCGGCACTGGGCCCTGATCTCGCGGCAGCGCTTAAAACCTCTGGTAATCAGGCCGTTGTTGAATCTATTGCAGGAGCTATTGCCCCTTATGCCATTGCTGAAGGTAAGCCTGTTAGTCGCGCGGTTTCTGAACTGCTGCGCGGAACCACTCTTGAAAGTGTCTTTGAGGACTTTGCAAAGAAAAATAACTAATCTTAATAAAGGAGAACGAGTTAATCGTTCTCCTTTATTTTTTTATTTTTATATGATATAATATATATATAAAATAAAGGAAGGGAAGTTGGCAGATGGTAATTACGAAGCATAGTAAGCAGAGAATTGTTGAGAGAACTAATGGAGTTAGCACTTTCGCTGAGGCGAAACGTTTAGCTAAGCAAGCCCGCATTTCTGGAAAGACTCTCAATAATTTTCAGAAGTATCCTAAATTCTTTTCTTATCTTCAAAATAAGAAAAATCAAACAAATGACTGTTCAATTAGAATTTACAGAGGGTGTATTTATATATGGAGAGGAAAAACTAAAACCCTTGTAACTGCACATCCTATTCCTGATAGGTATATTGAAGAAATGGAGGCTATTGATAATGGCTTGGATAATTGAAGATAATAGGAAAAAATATAAAGTAAGATGTCCTAATTGTGGTAGTATTGTTGGTTTTACCTCAGTAGATGAAATGGCTAACGGCAGAGAATATTTTGGAGAATATCACAATTATTCAACGGTTAGATGTCTAGCCTGTAAAAAACACATCATTGTTAGCTCTGATGGAGAAAGATTGGATGTGGAACCTCTATGATATTGTTAAAAATATTGTTCTTATTTGGAATTATCGGTGGGTTTAGCTTTCTTTTTATCTGGTGGTTATGCTTTAATTATCAAGGAGAAACAAAATTAAAGCTAAAGTTGTTTCGTCAGATATACAACATCAATCCTTCAAGATGGAACTATATTGAAAGACACTGGGATGATTATATAAAACATTTATACTATGGCAGTCACAGAATTAAATTAACTTTTATTACTTTCTGCTATTTCCAATTAAACAGAATCTTTTCTAAAATTAGCGAGGAAAGAAAAGGAAAACGAGATACTTTAATTTGGATATTAGAAGATTGTCAAGCAGATATTAAATATTTAAAAGAGCAAGCCGATAGAGAAGTCAAACGTGCTTTAAAAGAACAAAAGAAAATTTTCAATAATTGGAATTAAGGAGGAGTAAAGGTGTTATCTACTATGCAAAGAGTGCAAGAACATCTTGACGAAGCTCTTACTCACTTTCATAAAGATCAAATTGTAGGTATCTTTCTACAGGGTAGTCAAAACTACGGACTTGATACTCCACTATCAGATGTAGATACGAAACTTATTGTAGTTCCTAGCTTTAAAGATATTGCTATGAACCGCAAGCCAGTTAGTACAACTCATGTAAGAGCTAATGAAGAGCATACTGACTGGAAAGACATTCGCCTCTACATTCAAACATTCCGTAAGCAAAACTTAAATTTCCTTGAAATTCTTTATACAGAGTTTGCTATTGTAAACCCCATCTATGAAAAACAGTGGAATCGCTTGTTAGAATCAAGAGAGGCAATTACTCATTTTAATCCTTATCGTTCTGTTCAAAGTATGAAAGGAATTGCTCTTGAAAAATATCATGCGATGGAACATGAATACCCAAGTAAAATAGAAATTTTGAAGAAGTATGGTTACGACCCTAAACAACTTCATCATCTTGTTCGGGTAGAAGATTATCTTAGTAGATATATCGCTGGGGAAAGCTATGGAAGTTGTTTAGACCCCGGTCCTATGAAACAAGAGCTAATCGAAATCAAGATGGGAAAATATTCACTGGCGGAAGCTAGAGCTATGGCGGATAAAGCTAAGGCTCATGTGGAAGAAATGGCGGAATATGCCTATTCTATCTACCCTAATAAGGAAGATCCAGAAGTAAATGCACTTCTTGATGACGTGCAGTATGAAATTATGAAAACTGCCGTGGAAAAGGAGTTGAGTGAAGATGATTAAGAATTGGTTGGTTACTGGTGATACCCACGGTAGAGTAATGGAACGATTATTTCATATAGAAAATTGTTATGTTCCAGAAGAGACAGCAATTATTATTCTTGGTGATGCAGGCATAAATTTTTATCTCAATAAGACGGATGCAAAGAATAAGCAGGTAATTAATAAGACTGGCTATTTTATCTATTGCGTAAGAGGAAATCATGAAGAGCGACCAGAGAATATTCCTACTATGTATCAGATATATGATGAAAACGTAGAAGGTACAGTTTACTACGAGTCTGAATACCCTAACATTAGATACTTAATGGATGGTCATGCTTATCTCATTAATATGCACCCTACTCTTGTAATTGGTGGTGCGTATAGTGTAGATAAGTGGTATCGTTTATCTCATTTTCCGCAAGATGCCAAGTGGACTGGATGGTTTAAGGATGAACAGCTAACTCTAGAGGAAATGGCTGATATTACAGAAAGGTTTAAGGGCAAACATTTTGATTTTATTTTTGCTCATACTTGTCCATATTCTTGGCAGCCATTTGACCTATTTCTTCAAGGGTTGGATCAAAATACCGTAGACAATACTATGGAGCTTTGGCTTGATAAATTTAAAGATATGATTTCTTTTAATACATATCTTTTTGGCCACTTTCATGATGATAGAGTAGTTCAACCCGGCGTACAAATGCTATACTATAACATAGAAAACTTAGAAGATATCTACAATCGTTGGACTAAAGAAGATGATAACTAACCATTATCATCTTCTTTATTTTTTTATTTTTATATGATATAATATATATAGAAAGTTAAGAAAGGAAGTAATTTATATGATGCCTTATGTATGTGAAGGAACAATCGTGAAGACTCTTAGCGGTCGTGATGGTAAGATTGTTGGCGTCGACCGCGAGAATAAGATTGCAGTTATCTATAATGGCAGGACTTCCTATACTGAAAAACTTGAAAATATTAGGGTTATTTCCTATAAGGAGGTACAGTAATATGCCAGGTCGCAGAACTTCAAAATATACAAAAGATCAGAACGCCTTGTTTCAAGGAGAAGTAATGGTAATTCTTGCTGATAGCGAAGAGGCTCTTACTATTGAGCAAATTCAGCAAAGATCAATTACATTAACAGGGTTAAGCCCTCAGAAGATGGCTCGTATTCTTTCTCATTTAATTGAAATGGGAAATGTAACAAAAGCAAAAAGTAAGAGCATGGGTAAAATGGTATATAAATCATTGGCTGTAATGAGAAGGCAGGGATATGATGTTTATTAATGTCATGAATGAAGATATTTTTGATGTTACTTTTAGTATCTATCTAGATAATCAAATTATTCGACAATGGAGAATGCAGGCGCCGAGACCATTCATAGAGATTAAATTTATTCAAACTGTTCAACAAATTGCTTCTCAATCACAACCTATGAAGGTAATAGTGTCAAGAGAAGAGGTAATTTGGGATCAATTTGAACAGAAACACAAAGTTCTTCCTGTAACAATGGAGTTTCAAAATTATTAAGAGGGAGATTGTTAGTAATGAAATATTTTATCGACTTTGAGGCTACACAATTTTCGCAAGAAATTATTTCTATCGGATGTATTAGAGAGGATGGTCAGACTCTTTATGCACTCGTAGCCCCAAAGAAAGGTAAAATTACTCCTTTCATTACTAATCTTACTGGTATCACAGCAGAGATGATTGATAGTGCTATGTCTGCCGATACCGTATTCTCTAAGTTCTATGATTGGTTGTTTGAAAATCTAGATGATGCACCAGAATTTCTTGTATGGGGAAATTCTGATGGAGATTTTATTCGACATACTTCTCGTCATGCGACCGCACTTAAAGCAAAAATGGCGTTGGGATATATTTGTGGCAATTATCGAGATTATGCCAAGATGTGCAAAAAAGAGCTGAAATGGGAATGTAATCACAGTCTTTTGAATACTCTCAGAAGATTTAATCCTTCTGCTGAACAAAATCACAACTCCTTAGATGATGCAGTTCTACTAAAGGAAGTATATGATTTTATAAGTAACACATCAAGAGAAACACTTGATGAAATGTTCGCTGATTGGAAGAGGAAAGCAACTAATAAAGAAAGTGTTTTTATTCCTAAATGGAATAAAGCTGGTTATCCTGCTGGAACTATTTGCATTGTTAATTCTAAGAAGCGGGCTACAAATACTTTTACTAGTGTTGAAGCTGCTGCACTGTGGCTTAAAGAAAATAAATGCGAGTCTGACACCTATGAGCATTTCAATCTTGAAAATACGATAAAAAATATCGAGAAAGCTATCAAGGGTGGTAACCACTACTACGGAATGGGTTGGAGGAGAGTAAATGGCTAAATATAATTTATACGCAGGCCTGGGCGGAGGATTTGGCGGGTATCAATATCATTGCACAGAAGATTATGACTCTAGAGAAGACGCCGAGGAAGCCGCTCGAGAGCTAGCGATTGAAGAGTACCAATCTTATGAGGGTATGCACGGAATTTTGTCCGAGGGAGACATTCGAGAGCAATATTGCGAAGAAAATGAACTGACCGAAGATGAACTGACCCAAGAAGATGAAGATGAAATCTCTGGTATGTATCAAGAGGAAATTGAAGGTTGGCTTTCCTATTTGGTAACTACTGTTGAGGAAGATCCCGACCATGATAGATATTATGAATGGTAAGAAAGGAAAGTGATATAGTATGGCGTATTTTGGTCTTGTAACTAAATTGCAGAATGTGCGGAAGGACGAGAATAGTGACCGCCTTTATCTTGCCGATTGTTTCAATGAAGGTGTAATTATTGGCTCTGATATGCAGACTGGTCAGGAGGTATTGTATCTACCTACTGACGGTGAGATTGAGAGATGGTTCGGGAATGAATTCTGCCTTTTTCGCAAGAATGAGGATGGAACCCCTCAGGGCGGATATATCGAGAATAATGGACACATCAGAGCTATTAAACTTCGCGGCAATCAGAGTTCTGGTGTTGTAATTGCTCTTGATAAAGTTTATGAGAAATTCGGAAATCAGAACTGGAAAGATGGAGATAAGGTAAACACTATCAACGACAAAGAGTTTTGTCGTAAGTACATTCCTAAGCGCAAAACTCCTACAGGTCAGGTTAAGACTTCTTATAAAGGTCGTAAAGCTGAGGGAATTACATATCCTGAGTTCTCTATGCACACTGATACTGAACAGTTGGCATATAATCTTGACAAATTCCGCCCCGGTGATATTCTCAATATGACCCTTAAAATGCACGGAACTTCTCAGCGCTCTATGAATACTTATGCTGAGCTTCCTAATGGTTTCTTCCGTCGCCTCTTCCATATGAAAAAGCGCACTAAGCAGGCTTATGTTCTTGGAACTCGTCGCTGTGTAGTCACAGAGAACTCTCAGGGATTTTATGGAAATGACCAGTTTCGTATGCCACATCATGAAGCGTTGAAACCTTACCTTGAGCCAGGAATGGAAGTTTTCTACGAAGTAGTGGGTTATTACGGCCCCAATGAAGAGAACACCATTATGCCTATCGGAGATAATACCAAAGTCAATGATAAGGCTTTTGTAAAGCAGTTTGGTAAGCGTTCTATTTTCTCTTATGGATGTGAGCCTGGTTAGAGCAAGATGTATATTTATCGTATTACCTCTGAAAATGGAGAAAGAGAGTGGACTCCTGACGAGATTACTGAATGGTGTAATGCTCATGGCTTTAATCGAGTTCCTGTGATCGAGGATTTTGAATTTACTACCGTAGAGGATTTGCAGGAGCGCATTAACAAATACTTTGAAGATCTCACTGATCCGATCGGCCGCACTCATGTAAAAGAAGGCGTTGTTATCCGAATTGTAAATCGTCGTACTTTTACAGCTTTTAAGTCTAAGACTTATGAATTTAAAGTCATCGAGGGCATTATCAAGGAAAACGAAATCGCTCCAGATATGGAAGAGGCTCAGGAGGAAGAGATTTAATGTTAGGAATTATTTTTGGAGCGGCGGGTATGGTCTTTGTTTATTATACGGTTCAAACCATTTTTGGTCCAGTTGATGAAGAGTTTTATCTTGGATATTATACTGGTATTGGAGCTACATTTCTTTGCGTACTAATAAACGCAATTCTATAACCAATTAAATTTTAAATTAAAGGAGAGTATATTCTCCTTTAATTTTATAATAAAATATTATATAATATTTATATAAAAGAAAGGAGTTATGATATGTATAGACTTCTTGTGATTGTAGATGCGCAGAATGATTTTATTACTGGCTCTCTGGGATCTAAGACAGCGGATGCCGCGGTTCCTAATATCGTTGATCTAATTAAACGATTCTGTTGGGAGGAAATTATTTGTACCATGGATACCCATGACAATGATTACTTTGATACTTTGGAAGGAAAAAGACTTCCCATTAAACATTGTATCAAAGCAAGTGTGGGCTGGTGTATGGATTCCAGAATTGTTGTTGCGTTGAATAACAAATTTAACTATTATGAAAAAGATACCTTCGGTAGTACTGATATGGTCAATGAAGTATACGATTCTCTAAAAATGAAGAATCCAGAGGAAGTAGAAATTCATATCTGTGGATTTTGTACCGATATTTGCGTTATGGCTAATGCAGTTATGCTTCGTGCGGCGATGCCAAATACTAGAATTATCGTCCATTCTAGCGCGTGTGCAGGAGTAACTCCAGAATCGCATGAAGCAGCGCTAACTATTTTCAAAGCCCAGCAGATTGATGTGGAGGATTAAAAAAATGATTAGTCTAATTAATACACGCAGTCATTGGACAGACGTAATTGAACAAAATCATTTTCCAGATGGTACGCTGCACATTAACATGCCTCCCAACTACTTCGATTATGATACGATTGTTTGGGAGTACGAGAATGATGCAGAATTATTTACTCTCATTTGTGTTAAGGGACATTTCGAAGATTTCCCTGTAAACCTAGATATGCCATATATTCCTCATGCGAGGATGGATCGGGTTCAAGAACTTGAAGATGTATTTACTCTAAAATACTTCTGTCAAGTAATTAATAGCCTTCATTTTGATAAAGTTATTGTACGCGATGCTCATTCTAATGTATCGTTAGCTCTACTTGATAGAGTTATTGATCTTAGTCCAGTTGGAGAAATCAAAGAGGCTATTAAGAGAACTGAGGAATATGAAGGAGAAATTCCTATCCTATTTTTCCCAGATGAAGGAGCGATGAAGAGATATTCTGCTCCACCCATTAATTTTCCTTACGCTTTTGGAATTAAGAAAAGGGATTGGTCTACTGGAAAAATTCTTGGTTTGCAGTTAATAAATGAGGAAATCGTTAAAGAGAGAAATGTCTTAATTGTAGACGATATTTGTTCTCGCGGTGGAACTTTTTATCACGCAGCAAACGCCCTTAAAGAAGCTGGCGCAAAGAATATTTATCTGTATGTAACTCATGCAGAGCATACCATGATTGAGGGCGATATGTATAATCAAGATATTGTGAAGAAAATCTTCACTTCTGATAGCATCTTCAAGACAGAGTGGGATATTAGAGGAAAGGTAGAGATTGTAAGATGACTATTGAGAAACTTCAAGAGTTAAAGATTATGGCTCTTAAAAATGGAAATACAAATACAAAGAGGGTACTTTCTGACATGATTGATGCGTGTCAGAAAGCAGCCATTACTCCAAAAGGAAGAGTTGAATTAACTGAACAACTAGTTGACGAAACCCTTATCAAATATCAAAAGACAGTACAAGAAATGATTGATACCTGTCCTGCTAGTTATCCTGAAAAACTGCATCAATATCAAGAGGATATGAAGGTAGTAAAGATGTGTGCCCCTCAGCTTATTACTGATAAGGCAGAAATTGAAACAAAAGTAAGAGAGATCGCTGGAACCGCAGGTATTGATCTCCTCAAAGCAAACCGTGGTGTGCTTATGAAGTCTGTTTCTATGGAGCTTAAAGGTAAGGCAGATATGAAGATTGTAAGTGCTGTTGTTGGAGGGTTGTTAAAGTGAATCTATCTTTAGAGCAGACTCTCGCATCTATTCTTCAGTCGCTCGCAGATTTTTTTGGAGTAACAACTCAAACTATTATGGAAAACGCTCCCATGTGGCTGGCCAAATATGGTTGGTATGTAACTATTAAAGATTTAGGATTAACTATCTTTATAGGAGGATTTATTAGTATTGCTCTTATTGGTGGATTATTTTTTATATTTTATATAATGCTTGATGCAGATTATAAAAAATGGCACTCAGCTATGTTTGTAACGATAGCAATACTTGCAATTATTATAACAATTTTTATTCCAATTATTACTTGTATCATCGCTCCAGAGTATGTTGGAATTGAAGCACTACTTAGATTGCTTCAAAGTTGATAAAAGCCCTCATAAAGAGGGTTTTTTATTTTTATAAAAATATATGATATAATATATTTAAGAAATAAGGAAAGGAAGATTTTATGAGTTTCTTTGATGTAGCTCCAATGTTTGCCGCTGACTACTACAAAGTTGGTCATGCTATTAAGATGCAGCCGAAGTCTGCTTCTATGGTTTATTCTACTTGGACAGCTCGCAGTTATAAGCATCATCCAAATTGCCCTAAGACAGTGGTCTTTGGTCATCAATATACCATCCAGAAACTACTTGAATTTTGGCAGACAGAGTTCTTTGATCAGTCAGTTGAGCTTCTTGAACAGGAGTGGAATCATGTAATTAAAAGTACTTTCCATCCTGATTACGCGGATTTTACCAAGTTTAAAGAATTGCATAAACTTGGTTATTTACCTATTTCTATCATGGGAGTTCCAGAGGGTACGCTTCTTCCCGTCGGGATTCCAGATCATGTAATTTTTTCTAATCATCAAAATTTTGCGTGGCTTCCGCAATTTATCGAAGATCAGTGGAGCGCTAATAACTGGCTCCCCTCGACTTCTGCCACTACCGCTTTTTATCGCCGCAAGTTGATTGAGCCTTATGTCAAGACTAGTTGCGACGATATGTCTGCGCTTCCGCATATGTGCGGAGACTTTTCTCTGCGCGGGCATACAAGCCTTGAAGCGGGTTATATCTCAGGTGCTGCCCATGCTCTTTCTTTTGATAGAACTGCAACCATTGGTTCTAACCTTCTCCTTGAAAAATACTATGGAGCAGATCTTGAGAATAATCCTCCCATGATGGGAACTCCTTCTCTTGAGCACTCTGTTGTTGAACAAGGTGTAGCTTGGATGAAGCAGAAGATTACTAATGGAGATTTAACTGAAACTGAGCGTTATCTTTTCTCTAAGGCCGCTTTTGATAATTGGGATATTAACCTTATTGCAGAAATGCTTTTTATTAATTATCTTTGCACAGAAGTGCAACCTACAGGAACTATGACCTATGTATCTGATACATATGATTATTGGGGTATTGTATCTAAGGTTCTTCCTATGTTGCACGATGTTATTGCAGCAAGAGATGGATGTTTCTCCGTTCGACCTGATAGCGGAGATCCTGTAAAGATTATCTGCGGCGACCCAGATGCTGTACCCGGTTCTCCTGAGTTTATAGGAACTTTAAATCTTCTAAAAGAAATCTTTGGCGGTGAATTGAATACTAAAGGATATTTTATTCTTCCTTCTTATATTCGTATGATTTATGGAGATGCCATTACTCCAGAGATTACTGAAAAAGTTTGCTCTTGGTGCGTTAGAAATAATATCTCAGTATCCAATCTATGTTTTGGAATTGGAGCTTATACTTATCAGTATGTAACTCGTGATACTAGAGGCTATGCTATTAAAGCTACAGATTGTATCCTCGGCAATGATGAAATTCAGATTTATAAAATGCCTAAAACCGACCCTGGGAAAAAGTCTCCTCGTGGATGTGTTGCAATTTTTAAAGAGGAGAATGGCGATTATTCTTTAGTAGAAAATCTTACTCTTGAAGAATCCATTGGATATAAGAACAATGTAATGAAATTTAAAGTCAAGAATGGAAGTTTCTGTACGGAGAGCGTAGAGACTATCGAAACTATTAAAGAGAGATTGATGGGAGAAGTTCTATGACTAATACGGTTACTAAAATTATAGATTGGATTAAAGAGTATTTCATAAAAAACGGGCCGGAGTGTAAAGCTGTTATCGGGATTTCTGGCGGCAAAGATTCTACAGTGGCTGCGGCTCTTCTTTGTAAGGCTCTTGGCCCGAATCGAGTAATTGCCGTACAAATGCCACAGGGATTCCAATATGATATTGATGTTTCTAATGAGGTAATTGATTACCTCGAAATTACAGAGCATTACAACATCAATATTGGTTCAGCTTGTCAGGAGATTTTCTTGTCTTTGCCCAATGATATTAGAATTCAGCCGCAAGTTACAAGTAATGTTCCAGCAAGAGTAAGAATGAATATCCTTTATGCAATCGCCGCGAGCCGTCATGGAAGAGTTGTGAATACTTGCAATAGAAGTGAAGACTATGTAGGCTATTCTACTAAATTTGGAGATGCAGCAGGAGATTTTTCTATTCTCTCTAATTATACTGCCACGGAAGTTAAAGAAATTGGTATTGAGCTTGGATTGCCAAAGAACTTCATTGAAAAGCCTCCAGAGGATGGATTAAGCGGTTTAACAGATGAGGAAAATTTAGGATTTTCTTATGATGTCCTAGATAATTTCCTACTTAATGGTATTACTCCTCCATATGAGATATATAAAAACATTGAACAAAGACATAAGAGAAATTTACATAAGATTTCCCCTATGCCAACTTGTCCATTCTTTTCTTAAAGAGAGCTTTACAGCTCTCTTTATTTTTTATAATATTTATGATATAATATTTATATAATATAAGAAAGGGAGTTTTATTTATGAGCATATACGCAGTTAGCGATCTTCATGGTATGTATGAGCTATATCAAAAAATTAGTGACTTTCTAAAGCCAGAAGATAAAGTTTATTGTCTAGGAGATTGCGGCGATCGAGGTCCGCGGTCTTGGGAAACTATTAAAGCGGTCGCGTCGGATCCGCGTTTTATCTATATTAAAGGTAATCACGAAGATATGCTTGTTAAAGCTATGAAAGATTATATTAAATATGAAACATATGGAGGAGGTCATTTTGATCTTCTCTGTTGGAATGGAGGAGCTTCTACTTTTAATGGATGGATTAATGATGGAGCTAAGTCTGGATGGTATCACTATCTAAGAAAATTGCCCCTATATCTTGAATATAAGAATAAAAATGGAATAACCATTATGCTTTGTCATGCGGGTTTTACTCCTGCAAAAGAACCATTCCCAGCAAACGAGGATTTGCTATGGGATAGAGAGCATATCTATGATACTACCGAAGGTGAAGGAATTTGCGTTCATGGCCATACTCCAATTTCAGAATACTTAATTCTAAGATTAGATAATGCGAATAATTTTCTACCGCCAGATAGACAATTCTCTTACTCATATAATGGTGGAGCTTTATGGTATTGTGATAATCATAAAGTTGATATTGACTGTTGCAGTTATATGTCTGGAAAAACTGTTCTTCTAAATTTGGATACTTTCGACGAACACATCTTTACTGTTGATAAGGAGGATGAATAATATGAATGACCAGCTAGGCGCTCGCATGAAAGAGTTCTATGAGCAAATTCCAAAAACTCGACTTGTGCGTAGAACACCTGTAGCAATTAGAATTGATGGAAAAGCATTTCATACCTTTACTAAAGGTTTTAGAAAACCATTTGATGCGGTATTGACTTCGGCTATGCAAGAAACAATGAAATATTTATGTGAAAATATCCAAGGATGTGTTCTTGGATATACTCAAAGCGATGAAATAACTCTAATTCTTGTTGACTATAAAAAATTAAATAGCGACGCATGGTTTGATTATGAAGTTCAAAAAATGTGTTCTGTAGCAGCGTCCATGGCAACAATGATTTTTAATAAGGTGTTTCGTTCAGCTATTGAAAGATATGATATTGGTTGGAAAAATTCTTTAACTCCTCAGGGCGTAGAAATTCAACTTGAGCATCAAGAATATATGAGAACTTTACGGATAGCAAACGCAAGAGGGGCTATGTTTGATGCTCGTGTTTTCAATATTCCGAAAGAAGAAGTAACAAATCTAATTTATTGGCGCCAATTAGATGCTATTAGAAATTCTATTCAAATGGTTGGACAAGCGAATTTTTCTCATAGTGAACTTCAAGGTAAATGTAGTAGTGAAATTTTAGAAATGCTTATTTCTCAAAAAGGAATAGATTGGAATGAATTGCCCGTCTATTTACAAAGAGGTTCTTGTTGCATAAAAGACTGCGAAGAGACCGAAAGAGAGGATGGTTCAATCCATTTTAAACATTATTGGTTCGTCGATCTCAATATTCCTATTTTTAAGGAAGAAGGTAGACTTTATATCGAAGACCTCATTCAACCAGTCGAATTTTGAGACGCATAGAATCTTTTGAAATTATTATAAAAATATAATATAATATATATAGAAAGTTAAGGAATGGAGGAAAGCAGTATGACTATCGAAGTAAAAGTCATGGTTGGTATACCTGGTAGTGGGAAGTCAACTTGGGCTAATAAAGAAGCCGAACTTCTTGAAATGGATGGCTTTCATACTGCTATTATTTCTCGCGATGTGATAAGAGAAAGTTTCATTGGAGATAAGGATTATTTCTCGCGAGAAAATGAAGTATTTGAAGAGTTCGTTCGACAAATTAACGAGTGCCTTGAAATTGGGATTGACTACATCTTTGTTGATGCTACTCATATCTCTCAAGGATCAAGAGCCAAGTTATTAGGAAGGTTGCGGCCGGACGGGAAGACTGGACTTAGTTTTGAAGTTTGTGATTGCGGGATTGATACTTGTATAGCCCGCAATAACTTGAGAAAGGGATTTTCCAAAGTACCCGATTCCGCGATTAGAAAGATGGCTAGAGGTTTTAGACCTCCCACTCCCGCAGAATTTAAACTCTACAAGTATGGCTTTAAGGATGTAAAAATCAATCATCATAACATGGAGGAGGGAGATAAATGATTTTCGTAACCTCGGATTGGCACTTCTCACATGACCGTGAGTTTGTCTATAAGCCTCGTGGATTCAACTCCGTTGAAGAGATGAATATTGCTCTTGTTGAGAGGCATAACTCTATTGTCACTCCAGAAGATGATGTATATGTTCTTGGAGATCTCTGTCTCGGTGGAGCAGATAGTCTTGAGAGAAACAAGGAGTTTATTTCCTCTATGAATGGAAAACTCCACATTGCTTTTGGAAACCACTGTACGGATAGCCGCAAGAAAATGTATGCCAAGCTTCCTAATGTGATGGAAACTGCTTGGGCTATTGCTCTTAAATACAAGAAATATCACTTCTATATGTCTCATTTCCCCACTTTAACTGGTAATCTTGATGATTTAAATAAACCTCTAAAAAATAAAATTATAAATCTTTGCGGACATACTCATACTACTAATCCTTTTGTTGATATGGACAAAGGAATTATTTATCATTGTGAAGTTGATGCCCATAATAGCTATCCAGTTTTACTAGACAACATTATCAATGATATAAAAAATTTTACAAATTGATTTAATTTATCTACTCTAACATTTACTAATATTAGAGGTGATTGAATTGGGTAAAAAAATAAATTTAGTTGGTTAGCAATTTAATCAATTAACCGTCTTGGAAGAAACAAAGCAGCGAGATCATAGAGGTGGAGTTATTTGGAGATGTAAATGCTCTTGTGGAAATGAAACTTATGCGTCTAGCGCAGACCTTAAATCTGGCCATAAAAAGAGCTGTGGATGCTTACAAAAAGAAGCGGCAAAGAAAACTGGACATGATAATTTAAAAAATCTTGTTGGATAGAAGTTTGGATTATTAACAGTGATAGAATTTAATGGCACTAAGAAAAATCCAAACGGATCAACAAAAAGTTATTGGAAGTGCAAATGCGATTGTGGAAATACCATTATTGTGTCTGGTAATTCTTTACAACAAGAAAATACAAAAAGCTGTGGATGTATAAAATCTCTAGGTGAGCAAAAGATTGCAGAAATACTACGAGATGCTAAAATTCCTTTTGTTAAAGAAAAAATTTTTTATGGTACATTATTCCGATATGACTTCTTTATATAGGATAAATATGTTATAGAATATGATGGAAAATAGCATTTCTAGGATAGCAAATGGGGAAATGAAATTCATACAAAAGAAAGTCAACAAATTCGAGATACTGAAAAGAATAACTATTGCTTCGATAATAACATCCCAATAATTCGCATTCCATATACGCATTATCAAGATATAGAACTTAAAGATTTGCTATTAGAAACGAGTACCTTCATAATACATCCAAACAATAATTAATTTATCAAACCTCTAACCAATATGGTTAGAGGTCTTTTTTTTATGCCTAGCTTCGTGATACTCCGAGTTTCCGTGCGCATAGGCCCAGCAATTTTTTCTTCAAAATACTTAAAATAATTGATTTTTCTATAAATAAATGATATAATCTAAATATAAGATTTAAAAGATTAGGAGAAACTTATAATGAGTGTAGTAAGCGCAATATATAAAGCTCCAATAGTAACTGAAGTAATTGATGAAAATATTGGAGATACAATTATAGGTATATTATATGACGGTAAGTTATTTACAGGGAACGCAAAATTAGCAGAAAATGATAAAGGTTTTTATTCCTATAGAGTTGGTAGAAATATCGCTTTATCAAAAGCAAGAATGAATGCTATGAACTACGAGATTAAAAAATCTCGAAAAGAAATGGAATATAGATATGATTTCTATCAAGAGGCAACGAAGTACGGAAAAGCAGGTCCCGCGGAAGTGGACCCTACTGGCAACTTTTATCATGCTATAACGCGCTATATATCTCGCATTTCCGCACTTGAAAAAGCATTAAAAACAGAAGAAACTAACTTAAAAACTTACATTAAAAATCAAACTAAGGCGCTCTCGATAGTTAGAAAATTTCGTCAGGGCAATAATAATTAAATCTCCTTCTTTTTTTGTTATATATAAAGAAGAAGGTGGTACATTTTGTTATATTTACTTATAGGTATTCTTATTGGATCGTTGGGTATTCCAATCATTTTGGACTTGAAAGAGCTTATTTCTGTCTTTGTAGAACTCTTAAAAGCGAGATTAAGTATAAAAATAGTAGAGTGTAATGCTAAAATAGATAGATTAAATAACTCTATAAATAAGAGTGTAAAAGCTATAGGATTTACTACTACTACATCAGAAGAGGAAGAGGAAAATTATGAATAAAGATATTCGGTTCTATGATACTTGTTCACTATTGATATGCGGAGAAGGCTTATTCAATAATGATGAAAAATTTATTGTATCATCAATTACTTTTCAGGAATTGGAAAGAATTAAAACCGCTAACAATAAAGATTCAGATATAAAATATTCAGCTAGATTATTGCTACATTTATTTGAAACGCACCCTGATATGTATGAAGTAGTAATCCATCAAACAGATTTTGAAGACTATATTAAAGAAATGTGTCTTGACGTAACGGATGATACAAGGATACTGTCTGATGCAATTTGGTATAATAATAATAAAAGAGTGGATGAAGTCATCTTTGTAACAAATGATTTAAGCCTAAAGCATATTGCAAATCTATTCTTCGGGTCTGACATGATAGAAAGTATTCCAGAAGAAACTGATAATTATAGTGGATATAAAGAAATTTCTGCTAGTGATGAGAATCTTACAGAGTTTTATCAAAAACCAGAGCTGAATCATTTTAATCTTCATGTTGGAGAATATCTCATTATAAGAGATATGGATGATAAAGTGGTAGATTTGAGAGTATGGACTGGAAACGACCATAGATATCTAAATTATAATGACTTTAATTCAAATTGGTTTGGAAAAGTAAAGCCATATCAAAATGATATTTACCAAAAATTACTTTTTGATAGCTTATCTAATAATAAAATTACCTTGATTAAAGGGCCTGCGGGATCTGGTAAAACATTTATTAGCTTAGCCTATTTAATGTCTAAGCTAGAAAAAGGCGAACTTGATCATATTATTGTATTTTGCAATACCGTTGCCACAGCCAATAGTGCAAGATTAGGATTTCTACCTGGAACAAGAGATGAAAAACTATTAGACTCTCAAATCGGCAATCTCTTAATATCTAAATTCAGCGGTAGAACGGGAGTAGAACATCTTATGAGCGAAGAAAAATTAATTTTACTACCAATGTCGGATATTAGAGGATATGATACCAATGGTTCAAGAGCAGGTATATACATTTCTGAAGCTCAGAATTTAGATCGTACACTTATTAAGTTGGCTCTTCAAAGAATTGGAGAGGATTGCATTTGTATCATTGACGGCGATGAAAAAACTCAAGTTGATGATATTCATTTTGCTGGCATAAACAATGGAATGAAACGAGTTTCTAAAGTTTATAGAGGACAAGATATATACGGTGAAGTAGAACTCCGTAATATTTATAGATCTAGAATCGCGCAAATAGCTGAATATATTTGATTTAAACCCAATCTCTTTAGAGATTGGGTTTTATTATTGAAAGGAGATAAAGTATGGGATATAGTATCAAAAAACATAGTCTCTATTCTTATGTTCAAATTGTAACAATTCCCTTCACAGACATTGAAAAAATTGACTTTGCCTTATGCAATCAACCGACGGAAACTCCAGATGCTTATTATAAAAGACAGGCTACTAAACCAGATATTATTACTAATGGAGGTTTCTTTGCCATGAATAATGGCAACACTTGCTTTAGTTATAAAGACGAAGGAACTGTTATTTAGTCTGATTTTCGTCATGGAGTTGCAATTAGCGGCAATAAAACACTTATATATACAACATTAAAAGATTATGAAACCGCTAGAGATTTTATTGCAGCTTATCCTGCATTAATTGTAGATAGCAAAAAAGTAGTTATAACAGATGGAAAAGAATTAGATTATAAAGCCCGCAGGACTTGTATTGGATGGAATAAAAATAATTATTATATTGTAACCGTAGATTCTCCAGGTCTTGCTTATGCTGCCCTATAGCAAATTTTTCTTGAATTGAAAGTAGAATATGCTATTAATTTAGATGGAGGCGGATCTACTAGATTACTAATAGATGGGAAAAGAAAAACTTCTCAAATTTATGCAAGACCAGTTGATAATGTAATGTGTGTATATTTTAAGAAAAAACAAGAGGTAATTCTTTACAGAGTTCAAGTAGGAGCATTTCTATCTAAAACCAATGCAGAGAATATGTTAAAGGAATTGGAAGAGAAAGGATTTAGCGGGTATGTCAAGAAAGTAGGAATTTTTTATAAAGTTCAATTAGGTGCTTTCTCTGTGAAATTAAATGCAGAAAGACTAAAAGATAAATTAAAATCTGCTGGATATAGCTCTTTCATTACAAAAAAATAAAAATGACTAATGCTCAAATTATTTGGAAATACTTTAAAGGCAAAGGTTTTAGTGATTGCGGAATTGCCGGTTTAATGGGTAATCTTTATGCCGAAAGTGGACTTAATTCTATTAACTTATAGAACACCTATGAAAAAAAATTAAAAATGACCGACGCAGGATATACCTCCGCAGTTGATGATGGAAGGTATAAAAACTTTGTAAAAGATGGAGCGGGATATGGATTGGCTCAATGGACATTTTGGAGCAGAAAACAAAATTTGCTTTAGTTCTGTCAAAGTCGAGGTAAATCCATTGGAGATTTAAATACTCAATTAGATTTTTTATATTAGGAGTTAATTACAAGTTTTTCTAGTTTAGTTAAAATTTTGATTTCTGCCACTTCTGTCACAGAAGCCTCTACCGCAGTATTACTCTAGTTTGAAAGACCTTCAGACTAGAGTTTTTCTATGCAACAAAAGAGAGCTAATTATGGTCAATAGTATTATAATAAATTTGCTAACATTTCAAATGTAATTGAAGGAGGTAATAAAATGAAATATAGCGATAGCAATAAACCACTTCAATGTATGATGACAAATAGCACTTGCTATAAACAAACACGCACCATGCAAGTTAAAGGAATCTTATGGCATAGTACTGGTGCAAATAATCCTAATTTAAAAAGATATGTATAGCCAAGCGATAATGATCCTAACTACACCAGTTTAATAAATAAATTAGGAAAAAATACTAGCAAGAATGACTGGAATCATATATCTGTTCAAGCTGGATTAAACTGTTGGATTGGTAAATTGGCTGATGGAACAGTAACAACAGTATAGACAATGCCATGGAATTATCGTCCTTGGGGATGCGGTTCTGGGTCTAAAGGTTCTTGTAATAATGGATGGATTCAGTTTGAAATTTGCGAAGATGGATTAAATGATGCAAATTATTTTAACAAAATTTATGAAGAGGCTTGTCAAATTACTGCTTATTTATGTAAAATGTATAACATAAATCCATTGGGAACCACTACTTTAAATGGTATCACCGTTCCGACTATTTTATGTCATGCTGATAGTCACAAGCTAGGATTAGGATCTAATCATGCAGATGTAAACCATTGGTTTCCAAAATTTGGGAAAAGCATGGAAACCGCAAGAACAGATGTTTATAATTTAATGTCAAATATCTAGGAGGATGATGAAGATATGACTGACGAGAAATTCGCTGAACTTATGAATACTTGGCTTACTAATAAAGCTAATGAAAAAGAAACTTGGGGCACCGATAATCTTGAATGGGCTAAAGCGAATGGGATTATGGCTGGAGACAGTGCTGGAAGAATGATGCCAAATAAATTCTGCACTAGATTAGAAACTGTAACTATGTTAAGAAGATTGGCTGAAAAGCTGGGTTTAAAATGAAAAAATTAGAATTTTCCAAAAAACTTATAAATGATATTCGTATGTTATTATGGGTCGTGACTGTGTCAGGTATCCTTTTGGCATTTATGTGTGTTTATATGGGATATTTAGGAACCCTTCCATGGATTAGTGCTCTTGTTGGTCTACCATGGAGCGCCCACGGAGTAGTTTGTTCTTTTTATTTAGCAATGGCTAAATCAGATCACAAAAAGGGCGGCATTACTTATGACCTAGCTTTAAAAGAAACTGAATTCAATTCTGCATATAACATCCCCGCAGAAGATTTTTCAGCCTCTAATGATATTCCCATTGATCTCGATGGTCCTATTTAATATAAAGGCTTAATGAGTTAAATACTCATTAAGCCTTTATTTGTTTGTAGTTTGATTTTTCTTAAAATATATGATATTATATATTAAGAAAATAAAAAGAATAAAAATAAAGGAGCATTTGTATTTATGACTATATATACTGATGGTTCTTGCTTAGGAAATCCCGGCCCAGGAGGTTTTGGGGTTATAGTAGTTGATGATAATGGTATCGTTATAGCTGCTTATGCAGAGCGTGAACCTAAAACTACTAATAATAGGATGGAAATGTCTGCTATAATTTATGCTCTTGAAAACTATGGAGCTAAAGATGGAGATTTCTTTGCCCCTATTGTTTATAGCGATTCCGCTTATTGTGTAAATAGTTTTACTTCATGGATTAAAGGATGGAAAGCTAATGGTTGGACAAGAGCTGGAGGTAAAAAGCTAGAAAATCTTGATTTAATTAAGACCTATGATATGTTAAGCAAAGACTATAGAATTGATTTAAGAAAAATTAAAGGTCATGACGGAGAGCTTTATAATGAACTAGCTGATGCATTAGCTACTGGAAGAATGACCTCAGAAGAAATTTTAAGAGAGTATGGTGAATAAATGTCAGATAAGTTATATAATGAAAAAAGTATTGAGTCATTAAGTCCTCTAGAATTTACTCGTTTAAGACCTGGGGTATATTGTGGAGATACATCAACTTCTACTCAATTAGTAGTAGAGATTGTATCAAACTCGGTAGATGAATTTAGATTGGGTCACGGTAATGAAATAGACGTACAAATTAATGGTGCCAGAGTGTCTGTCAGCGATCATGGTCAAGGATTTATTCCTAATTCTTTTAGAGAAGATGGGAAAACAATTTTGGAAGCCGCATTTAGTGTATTAAATACCAGTGGTAAATATAGAGAAGATGGAACTTATGAGGGAACTTCTCTTGGTAGTTTTGGTATTGGTAGCAAACTTGCAACTTATCTTAGTCATGAATTAACTGTGTGGACATATAGAGATGGAGAAGGAGAACAAGTAAGATTCAAAGAGGGCATTTTTGAATCTAGAGATTCTTGTAAGGTTGATAAAAATGTTCATGGAACTTCTGTTTTCTGGATTGCAAGTGAAGAGTTTTTTACTGATCCAAAGCCAGACGCAAAAGCATTAAACTCCTTATTTAAAACTATTGTATGTCTCTGTCCAGGGCTAACTATCAAACTAGATGATAATGGAAAAAAGACAGAGTTCTTCTCTAAGAATGGTCTTATGGATTTGTTAGATGAAGGCGTTAAGGGAAAAGAGATTCTGAAAAATCGTTTCTCAATTAATTTTTCCGAAGGTAAAAATAAGTTGGATTTAGCTCTAACTTACACAAATAACTACTCTTCTACGATTGTTCCATATGTAAATACTGGTTTAACAGAAGCAGGTCCGCATATTACGCAAATTAAAACCCTTTTAACAAGAGAATTTAATAAATTCTTCCGAGAAAAAGGGTGGCTAAAAGATAAGGATGAAAATCTCTCTGGAGATGATTGCCAAGAAGGAATGTATCTTGTTTTTAATATTACAGCACCAAATATTGGATATGATGCTCAAGTAAAATCTCGTGTCACAAAACTAGATATGAAACCTTTTACACAAGCAATAGCAGAAGAGCTGCAATATTGGTTCACAACAAATGAAAAAGAAATTAAAAGTATCGCGGATAAAGCATTAAATGCTAGAAAAGCAAGAGAGGCAGCTCGTAAAGCAAGAGAGGCAGCAAGAGGAATAAAGACAAAGAAAGAAACCGGATTAAAGGCAAAAATGAAACTTAGTAATAAGTTTATTGATTGCGGAAATCGTAGTCCTAAAGATCGTAATCTCTTGCTTGTTGAGGGACTATCAGCAGGAGCTTCCGCAGTAGAAGCGCGAAATCCTAAAACTGATTGCATTTATATGTTGCGAGGAAAGATTATCAGCCCATTAAAGACTGCTATTGATAAGCTGCTTTCTAACCAAGAAATGTCTGATATTATTAGGATCCTTGGTGGAGGTTTTGGTAAAGATTTTGATATTAGTAAATTAACTGTTGATAAAGTTGTAATCACGGCTGATGCAGATAGTGATGGTGCAGATATTGAATTAATGCTTATTACTTTCTTCTATACATATATGCGTCCTCTTATTGAAGCTGGTAAGTTATATAGAGCTGTAACTCCATTATATATTATTCGACAAAAAGGAAAAGAGTATTACTGTTATAGTGACAATGAACTTGAAGAGTGGAAAAAGAATCATAGCGGCAGTTATGATTTACTTAGAGCTAAGGGATTGGGAGAATTAAATCCAGAGGATCTGCAAAAAGTATGTTTTATGAATGAAAGATATAAACGCATTACTATTAGTGATGCCAAAGCTACCACAGAATTGCTCGAAATTTTGATGGGAAGCGCAGTTGAACCCCGCAAGCAATATATCTATGATAATGCAGAAGAATTAGGATTTAATTTTGAATGAGGAAGTGTATAAATGAGTAGTTTAATTACAGAAGTAGATATTCTTGATGAAGCAAAAAACACATTTTTAACATATGCAGAAGAGGTTTTAACTGATAGAGCCATTCCTGCGGCGGAGGATGGGCTGTTAAGCGCGCAAAGAAAAATCATTTGGACTATGGAAGATTATTTAAAGATGAATAATAAGAGTAAGACCAAAAAGTGTAATGCTATTGTTGGTTCTACTCTAGCCACCTCTTACTTTCATGGTGATATTGCTTGCTATGGTGTTCTTCGAAAGATGGCACAACCATTTTTAATGCGTTATCCTCTTATTACAGGACAAGGACAATTAGGAACTCAAGAAAATAATGATATGTTTTCTTCTTCTCGTTATACAGAGGCAAAACCTTCATTATTTGCTGATATAATGATGAATGATTACAAGAAAAATGTAGTTCCAATTAAAGAAACATATAATGGAGAATTTATGGAGCCAGTGATTTTACCAGCCCTTTTTCCAAATGCTATTTGCAATGGAAGACAAGCCATTGGTATTTCCATGGCCCATAATAGCGCTCCACATAATTTAACAGAAGTATGTAATGCAGCAATTGCTCTAATTCAAAAAGGCTCGCTCACTATTGATGAATTACTAACCTATATTCCTGGCCCAGATTTCCCTCTTGGCGGAACTGTTCTAAATATCAAGGATATAAAGAGCGCGTTTAAAACGGGAAAATCCACAATCTCTTTGAAAATTCAAGGCGACTATGAAATTGATGGGCAAAAAATTATCTTTACAAGTATTCCTTATAGAACCTATCGAAATAAAATAAAAGAGCAAATAGAGAAGAATATTGAAACATTAAGTGAGATTATTGAAGATTTTGATGATGAATCAAATATCGGTAATAATAGGCTTGTATTTTATGTAAAAGATGGTGTTTCTGTATCTAAAGCATTAAATCAATTATTTGTATTAACTGACTTACAATCTTCTATTTCTTATAATATGAATTATATTGTAAATGGAACTCCTAGACTTTGCTCAATGATAGATTTATTACAGATTTATGTCAGCCATCAGGAAGATGTATTGATTAAAGCAACTCAGTTTGATAAGGAAAAAGCTGAGGCCCGCAAACATATTCTTGAGGGATTGATCGCTGCTGTTGACAAAATTGATGAAGTTATCAAAATTATTAAAAGTGCAAATAACACTAATGAAGCAAAGAAAGAACTAATTGCTTTCTTAGATGTAGATGATATTCAAGCTAAAGCTATTTTAGATATGAAACTTGGCAAATTAACTCGCATTGATAAACAAGAGTTAGTTGACGAGCTAAACGAAAAAATAGAATTTATAGCTAAGTGTAATGAGTTGTTAAATAATAAAGAAGTAAGGAATAATAAGTTAATTAAACTTATTACCGAACTTAAAGATACATATGGAGATGCTCGCCGCACAAAACTTATTAATACAGAAATCCCTAAACAAGAGAAAGAACAAGTAGTTGTAGAGCCAGAAGATTGCGTTGTTATTATTTCTAGTAAAGGCACAGTAAAAAGAATTGCGAAAAAAGCCTTTAAACCTCAAAAAAGAAATACTACTGGAATGAAAATTAATGACATTATAGCATTTTCTTCTGCTACAAATACACAAGATACTTTGATGATATTTTCATCAAAAGGAAAGATGTATAGACTGCTCGTGGATAATATTCCAGAAGGAAATAACAATTCTATTGGCGTACCCTTATCTACTTTGATTACTTTTGAAGATAATGAAACTCCTATGGCATATACTACTTTAACAAGAGATACAAATAAGAAGTTTATATTCTTTGCTACTAAAAAAGGAATAGTCAAAAAAGTTCCTCTGGAAGAATATGACGCAATGAAGAGAACTGGAATTGTATCAATTAAGTTAAAAGATGGTGATGAACTCGCCGCAGTAACTTTTATAAATCAAGAGGAAATGATACTTGTTACTAAAAATGGAATGACTATAAGATTTAATACCGCGGAAATGCCAATTTCTTCTAGAACCGCGCAAGGAGTAAAAGGAATGAATATATCCGATGATGATAGTATTATCGCTGCATTACCAATAAGCAATAATGCAGATTACCTTGCTATTATTTCAGAAGATGGTCTTGGAAAGAAAATTGAGCTAAAAGAGTTTAATAAACAAAACCGCGGTGGCAAAGGAGTATCATGTTACAAAGGAACAGTTGTCGGAGCAGAATTGGTGTCTGATGATAATGATATTTTAATTTCTGGTAATAAGAGTTCTATTGTCGTTAGTGTAAAAGATTTTCCCAAGCTATCAAGAATTTCTATAGGAAATATAATGATAAAAAATAATGATAAGATTATTTCAGTAGCCAAGATTTAAAGATAAGAGTGGTAAAACCACTCTTATCTTTAGTTGATTTTTCTTTTTTATTATTATAATATATTTATATAAAGAGAAAAAATGAGGTTTTATATGATTGATAAATTAAAAAATTCTACTCTTATTAAATTCATACTAGTTGACATTCTTCTTGTCTTCGTTTTAGCTATGACAATATTTTTACCAATCATCTTATGTTTTACTGTTAGTCCTTGGTTTTTATTTTTATATGCCATTCCTATAGGAATTTACTTTGGATATAAAGAATATAAGGAGTTTGATAAATAATGTATCCTGAAGCTAAAATGATAGATGCTATGAAGGTGTGGAAATTACCTGCTGGTAAAGAATCTATGCTTTCTGAAATGTGCCAATCTGGAGATTATTTTCTCGAAGAAAAAATTGATGGATATTGGTATGAGTTTGAAAAGACAGATAACTACAGTTATCTATTTTCTCGTAATACAAGTACAACAACTGGATTACTCTCTGAAAAAGGTGCAAATGTGCCTCATATTATTGAAGCCTTAAATTGTATGCCCTCAAATACAATTTTAATTGGCGAGATTTATTATCCTGGAGGGACATCTAAAACAGTAACAAGCATAATGGGATGCCTACCAGATTTAGCTATCAAAAGGCAAAAAGATAATCCTATTCATTATTATATACATGATATAATTGAATATGATAATATTAATTTAGTAAATGTCGGTGCAGAAGATAGATATAAAATCCTTGCGGCAGTATGGGAAAAACATAATTTATCACAATATAGTTTCTTGCGGCTAGCAGTAAAAGTAGACACTAATCTTGAAGAAGAAATCTCTCGAATCTTGAAAAGTGGCGGCGAAGGCGCGGTTTTAAAGAAAAGGGATTATCCTTATACTCCTGGAAAACGTCCCGCTTGGTCTACAATTAAAATTAAACAGATGGATTCTATTGATTTAATCTGCATAGGTTTTTGTCCTCCAACAAAAGAATATACAGGAAAAGAGATAGATACATGGGAGTATTGGGCTATTGAAAAACAAGGCGAGAATGGAGTATGGGTAGAACAAGAAAAAATAAATTCCTATAAAGCAATTAGGTCTCCCGATTATAGAACAATCCCTATTAGTAGATACTATTTCTATGGATGGAATACAGCAATTAAAGTTGGCGCTTATGATAATCAAGGCGAACTAATAGAATTAGGTACGGTTAGTTCTGGTCTAACTGATGACATGAAGCGCGATATGACTGAAAATCCGCAGAACTATCTTAATAAAGTTGTTTCTCTTGATTGCATGTCTATTGATAAAAAAGAACATACATTAAGACACCCAGTATTAAAGTTGTGGAGAGAAGATAAAGACACAAAAGATTGTATTATAGATGAAATTTTCTCATAAAATCTAACTTTGCTGAGATATTTACCTAAAATTCTTGACTTAAAAAAATATTTTAGATATAATATATATGTAATTCAGGGATAAAGGATAGAAATTATATGACCCGAAAATAGATGAAAAAGCTCGCTCAAGAACTTTATAAATGTGAGCAAATTCACCAAAATGAAACTTCCTCAAAGGAAGAAAAATCCCGAGCCGATAATCGAATTATGCAGATTACCAATCAAATTATGTCATTAAGCGACGGGATAAATATTATGCTAGAAATTGACACTATGGTTCAAGATTTAGCAACAAATTAAATTAAAATAAATTTATTATTAAAGGAGAATGTCTACTATGGCAGCTATGAAAGAAAATACTCGTAAGGTTTTAGATTATTTAAAGGAGCATAATGGTGAAAATTTAACAGCGGCAGATGTTGCTGAAGCTCTTGGACTTGAGAAGCGTCAAGTTGATGGTATTTTTACTTCTGCTTTCCAACGCAAGGGACTTGGAGAGCGCGTTCCTGATGAGGTAACTCTTGAAGATGGTTCTCATCAGAAGGTAAAGTATCTCCATTTAACTCAAAGCGGGCTAGATCTCGACCCAGACGCTCAAGAGTAATTTTGTTCGGGGAGAGTTAACCTCTCCCCGAATTTTTTAAATATGATTATAGGGTTATTATTAATTACTATAATCGGGTTAATAATTTATATCTATTATCTCAAGAAACAAGAGCATCAAATAATTGAAGTTAATATAGATAATTAGAGGAAAAACTCAGAGATAGAATAGGAAATAAAACATAATAGAGAAGTATTATCTAATATAAAAGAAAATATATACTCTGAAAATGAAATTCTTTCTTCTCTAGTAAAATCTTAGGAAGAAATGCGGGAAAATGCACAAAAGCAAGCTGATGAGGCATACTAGATTCGCATTTCCGCACTTTTAAAATCCTATGAAGAAAAAGAAAATGAGCTTACTATGACTTTTGATGCTAAAAGTCAAGATTTATCAAATAAAATTTCTATCGAATCCAGTAAATTAGCGGATTTACAAGCTAAACAACTTGCTTATATTTAGGCTCAACAAAGATAGGAAGAGATTGACTCTAATCAAGATTACTATCGTTTAGCTCTTGATGAAATTGATATAAATGATATTACATTATTGCGTGAGTTGCAACCTAGATTTGTCAAAAAAGAAAGCATAGATAAGTTAATATGGGAAGTGTATTATAAACCAGCTTATGATATATTAACAGCTCGGTTATTCCCAAAAGCAATTAAATATTGTGGGATTTATAAGATAACTGATTTGACCACTGGGAAATCCTATATAGGATAGTCAGTTGATATAAAAGAACGTTTTAGACAACATATTAAATCTGCTTTAACTTACGGAAAAGCAACCAATAAACTATATTCTACCATGTAGAAATCTGGAGTTCATAATTTTACCTTTGAGATTTTAGAAGAAGTTTCAAGGGAAAATTTAAATGAGAGAGAAACTTATTGGATTGAGTTTTATAAAACGAAAGATTTTGGTTTAAATACTACTCGCGGAGGATCTTAATGTTTAGAATTATTGGTAACAGATGTACTGGAAAAACCTATCAACTAATGCAATATGCTAAAGATAATGATGCTATTTTTGTATGTAGCAACCCACGCTCAATGAGAATTAAAGCAGAACAATATGGAATTATTGGACTAAATTGTATTAGTTATTCTGAATTTCTAAAAAGTAGAGATTTGAAGGAAAAATTCGTAATTGATGAAGTAGAGATATTATTGCGATTAATAAATCCTTGTATGGAACTTATTGGATATAATTTAAGTGAGGAATAATATGAAAATTATTAAGCCAGATGTTGAACTGATTACACCTATTGACGGTGAGATAATTCTTAAACGAATTGAACAGTGCGGTAGAGTTTGTTATAAATCTGAAGATAAGATTACAGAAGATAGTGCTGTAAAATTTGTTTAGAATATTATTAAAAGAGGACATGAAGCAGTCCTCGAGCATTGCTCTTTTACTCTTAAATTTATTTGCGATAGAGGTGTTAGCCATGAAATTGTTCGTCATAGATTGGCTGCCTATTGTCAAGAATCTACAAGATATTGCAATTATTCGAAAGACGGGTTCGGAAATGAAATTACTGTTATTGAACCCTGTTTCTTAATCAAGAGTAATCCAGCTTACGATCATTGGTATAATGCTTGCCAAAATGCGGAAGAGGAATATTTTAATATGCTCTCTACTGGATGCACACCCCAAGAAGCAAGAGCAGTTCTACCTAATAGTTTAAAAACAGAAGTAGTTATGACTGCGGATTTGCGGGAATGGCGGCATTTCTTCAAGCTTCGCTGCTCTCCAGCCGCCCATCCGCAAATGAGAGAAGTAGCAATTATTGCACTTAATAAAGTCAAGGAAAAAATCCCTGTAATCTTTGATGATATTGCTCTTGATTGACAATCTTTATTTTATATGTTATTATATTTATATAAAATAAAGAGGAAAATGATATGAACAAATGTGAGACTTTTTTAAATTATTTTGATTGGCTTATAGCTAATTGTAAAGAACCTGTTATTATCCCGGATGAAGTAAAAGAATTTTATGATATTCTTCGTTCACAACAAGACAAGCATATTGATAAACCTCTTTTTACTGAAACTGGATTTCAAATCCTTGAGTATCTTCAAAATAGTAATGCTAAATCTTTAAAAGCAAAAGATATAGCTGATGGGATGGAGATTTCTTCCAGAAAAGTTTCTGGTTCTATTAGAAAGTTAGTTTCTGATGGTTTTGTTGAGAAGTTTGGTTCTAATCCTGTGGTTTATACCCTGACCGAAAAAGGTAAAAATTTTGATATTGAAAAGTATAGAGGAGAGTTAAATAATGAAAAAGAAAATGATTAATGCTACTCATATTGAAGGGTATGTCTATGAGCATAAGCTCGAAAAGAAAGTTTCTGGAGAAAATTCTAAAAATCCTGGAACAGAGTTTATTAACGGTATTTTGAGAATTGCAACCGATGATGAAATGCTCAATGTAGTTGATGTTCATTTTAGTTATGTAACTGAGACTACTAAAAATGGAAAAGCAAATTCTACCTATGGAGTTCTTTTGAATATTATTGAGGGAAAGATTGGCTCTGTAATGGAGCATGGTAAAGAAAACGCAGGAAAGCTCCGTATTGATTCTGCTATTGGTCTAAATGAGTGGTATGATAATAATACTACTGGTCACCCTCTTGTAAGTGTAAAAAGAAATGAGGGTGGGTTTGTCCATGTGACTCAGGAGCTCGCGGAAGAAAAGAATCGTGCAACATTTGATACTGATATGGTTATTACTAATGTAATTCGTACAGAAGCTGATGAAGAGCGCGATTTACCTGAAAAGGTAACTGTAAAAGGGTGTATTTTTGATTTCCGTGGATCTCTGCTTCCTGTTGAATTTAATGTATATACTCCTTATGCACCAGAAAAGGCTCTTGATTATTTTGAGAATCTTGGAGCAACTTCTAGTTCTCCAGTATTTACTAGAGTACAAGGTGTTCAAATTTCTAAGACAGTAATTCGCAAAATTGAAGAAGAAAGTGCTTTTGGTGATACAAAGGTAAAAGAGGTTCGTAACTCTCAGCGAGATTTTGTGATTAACTGGGCACAACCTGAAACTTATGCGTGGGATAGCGAAGAGACTCTTCTTGTTTCTGAACTTAATGAAAAGATGGCGGCTCGCGAAGTTACTCTTGCAGAAATTAAAAAGCGTCAAGACGAGTATCAGGCTACAAAGGGTAACGCACTTAGCGGCACTTCTACTTCCGCTCCTGCAAAGGGAGAATATAAATTCTAAAAAAGGGAGATTTTCTCCCTTTTTTCCCAATTAATTTTAGAAGGAGCGATTAATAAATGAGTTTATTAGATATTAAACCACATGAGGTATCAAGAGATTTAAGAGGTTATTCAGTATTTTTCTATGGTGATTAATCGTTAGCTAATATGGGTCACCTAACTCAGTGAACTATTGCTTAATAGGTGTAAAATTAATTGGTTAAACTTTTTCAATTTTCCCTTTCCTATTTTCAATAATAGTAGAAAAGAAAAAGGAGGGCTATAAAATGCCAAAAGGGAAAATTTCAAATCCGGGATGGATAACTTGCACTTGTCAGTATTGTGGAAAACAATTTCAATATTACAGAGATACTTCTGTAATTAGAAAAAGTTGTTATGAATGTATACCAGATGGTAGAAGTAATGATGCAGCTTTAATACGAAGGTTAATAAAGAAGAAAGCTGTTGAATATAAAGGAGATAAATGTGAATGTTGTGGAAAATCATATCCTTTATCAGTATATGATTTTCACCATAAAGATCCTAATTTAAAAGATTTCTCTTTAGGGGATAAGACATCTACCGTCAAATGGGATAAAGTAAAAATAGAAATAGATAAGTGTATATTAGTATGTGCAAATTGCCATCGTCAAATCCATAGTGGAGATATTAAGTTAAATCAAGACCAGGAGGAAATGCCTGCTAATAATTTTGCTAACAGGGAAACAGCTAACGGCAATCCTGTGCCAAGCCTCAAACAAGAGGAAGGTTAAGAGACTATCGAAAACCTATAATAGAGTGAGTAGAGTAGGATGGAGATAAGCACCATTCGAAGCGCTGAGATCGTACTTTATAAGTATGATAAGATATAGTCCGGGGTTATCCGCTCACCCGCCAAAGAGTGGTAAAACCACTATCGCAAGTAAGTTTCCAAAAGCACTTTTGCTTGCTTTTGAGAAAGGCTATAATGCATTACCTGGAGTATACGCCTAGCCAATTAATAGCTGGGGTGAATTTAAGAAACTGTTTAGTGAATTAAAAACTCCAGAAGTACAAGAAAAATTCCAAACTATTGTAATTGATACCGCAGACATTGCGTACGGATACTGCGAAAAGTTTATTTGTAGCAGAGAAGGCGTTGATACTATTGGTGATATTCCTTATGGAAAAGGGTATGCGCTTGTAAGTTCAGAGTTTGACGAAGCGATTCGTAAAATTCTACAACTTAACTATGGTCTTATTCTTATTTCTCACGCAAAAACAAAGACAGAAAAGAACGCAAAAGGAGAAGACATTGCCTCATAGATTGTTCCTACTCTGGATAATAGAGGAAGATTAATTTGTGAGAGAACTTGTGATATTATCGGATATTCTCGTTCTGTTACTAATGAATCTGGAGGAACAGAAACAAGACTCTTTATGCGTGGAACTCCGCAGTATGTTGCCGGTTCTCGGTTCAAGTATGTACCAGAGTCTATCGAATTTACATATGATAATCTTGTAAATGCAATTTCTAACGCCATTGATAGACAAGCAGAAGAAACTGGTGGACAGTATATTACAAACGAGGCAACTCAAGTTGTAACAGAAGATGTTACTTATGATTTTGATTATCTAATGACAAGATTTAATGATTTAGTTGGAAATCTTATGTCAGAAAATCAATCCAATGCAGTTAAAATTACTGCTATTGTTGATAAATTTTTAGGCAAAGGGAAAAAAGTTGGAGACTGCACTCCCGAACAGTCTGAACAATTGGATCTAATTATTCATGAATTAGAAGACTTAATTAAGACCTAAATAAAAGGAAGGAGAGTATCAAGGATATTTCTCCTTCCTTGATTTTTTATCTAAAATATGATATTATATTTATATAAGGTTATAAAGAAAGGAGCGTAATGTATGGCGAAACACATGGTAAAATGTTTTTACTGTGGAGAAGTATTTGATGCATCAACCACCCCATACGTTAAACCAAACTCAAGACGTTACGCTCATAAAACTTGTGCGCAAACGGCAGAAGAAAATAAAACTCAAGAAGAAAAAGATAAAGAATTATTAGAAAAATATATAAAGGATTTATTTGGAATTAATTGTATCTCCCCAAAAATTAAAAAACAAATAGAAACTTTTAAAAAAGATAAAAATTATTCATATACAGGGATATATAAAACATTAAAATATTTTTTTGAGATAAAAGGAAATTCTATTGAAAAGGCCAATGGTGGAATTGGTATTGTTCCTTTTGTTTATGATGAAGCATATCTATATTGGAGAGCATTGTGGGAAGCAAGAGAAAGAAATGAGCAGGTAGATATAAAAGAATTTATTTTGCCTGTAAGAGAAGTTCATATAGAGCCTCCTCAGCGACAACCAATGAAACATATACGAAAGCTATTTACTTTCTTAAATGAGGAGGAAACACATGAAGAGTAACTATGTAGATACAGCAGCAATTACTCAAATAATTGGGTGTGTATTTAATAATGCCTCTATTCTCGATGATGCAGATAAATATATAATTCATGAAGATGATTTTCAAGAGGATTTTCACAAAATTATCTTTGGGAGTATCTATAATATTCATCTAACAGGCAGTCAAGTCAATATTGATGCAATTATAGATTATTTAGCGAATAGACCCAAATTTGATGCTATATTTAAACAAAATAAAGGTGTAGATTATCTTCTTGAAGCATCACAAAACGCTCGATAGGATACTTTTAATTACTACTATAATAGATTAAAAAAATTTACTCTATTAAGGGCATATAATAATTTTGGCCTTGATGTAACCTATCTTTACGATCCAAATAATATTCTTGATACTAAAAAGAGACAAATGCAAGAAGATTGGTTAGATAATACAAGTTTAGTTGAAATAGCTCATGCTATTGATGTAAAAATAGATGAAATCAAGAGTAAATATATTGAAGATGATTTAGGATTAGGGTATCAAGCCGGAGACGGAATCGACGATTTAATCAGTGATTTAGAACAACATCCAGAAGTTGGTATTCCTTTATATGGCCCATTGATTAATACAGTAACAAGAGGCGCAAGATTGCGAAAATTTTATTTGCGGTCAGCTGCTACAGGAACTGGAAAAACTAGATCAATGATTGCAGATGCTTGTAATTTTGCGTGTAATGAGATCTATCATGATCAATTTGGCTGGATTAAAAACGGAACTTCTCAACCAACTTTGTTTATCGCGACAGAGCAAGATAAAGGAGAAGTGCAAACTATGATGTTAGCATTTCTTTCTGATGTAAATGAAGAACATATCTTGAATGGCCAATATTTTGATGGAGAAAAGGATCGAGTTCTCAAAGCCGCGGAAATTATTAAAAGAAGTCCGATTTGGATTGAAGAATTGCCGGATTTTTCTTTGCAAGATGTAGAAAATAAGATAAAAAAGAATATCCGTGAACATGAAGTTAAGTATGTTTTATTCGATTATTTACAAACATCTCTCAAGATTCTTGAAGAAATTAGTAAGAAATCTGGCGGAGTTAAATTAAGAGAAGATAATATCTTATTCATGCTTTCCGCAAGATTAAAAGATTTAGCAAATAAATATGGTATATTCATTATGTCTGCAACTCAATTAAATGCAGATTATTAGAATAGTGAAACACCAGATCAAAATTTGTTGCGTGGAGCTAAAAGTATTGCAGATAGAATTGATGTTGGCATGATTCTTCTTGGAGTTACAGATGAAGATTTGGTAAAACTTGATCCAATACTTGATAGCAATAAAAATCTTCTTCGTCCTAATTTAAAATTATCTATTTATAAGAATAGACGAGGATCATATAAAGGAGTTTACCTATGGTGTTCAGCAAATTTAGGTACTTGTCGTATATTACCACAATTCTGTACTAATTGGAGACATGAAATGATTAGTATTGAAGATATTAGAGTAATTGTAGATGAAGGTCCTGCGGCATGGGAAAAATAATTTTGGAGGAATTAATATGAAAAACAATCAATCTTTAGAGTATCGTATGAGTAAAAAAATGTTTAATGCTATGCTTGCCGATAGAAGCGAGACGGAGAAGAAACAAAATCCTAAAGATTATGTTGCAAAAGTAATTAATGAGCAATTTGGTCTTAAAGGAACTGTAACAAATGTTTCCGTATATGATGCTTAATTATGTCACGCTATTATGATAAAGATGAACTAAAAGGAAAATTAGAGTTAGAACAAATTTATGATTTAATTGAAGCATGGGGCGGTGAGCCTGAATATGTAGATGGTGGGCTCATCTCCCAAACTATATGTCATAATCTTCCAGGAGAGGGATCAAGAAAGTTATATTATTACGAAAATACAAAACTTTTTAGATGTTATACTGGATGTATAGATCCTACTTTTGATATATTTGATTTATGTATAAAGGTTAAAAAAAAGCAAGAAGGTAAAAAGTGGGAACTATATAATGCTATGGATTATATAGCTGGATATTTTGGTTTTGATGGAATAGAACTAGAAGATGAAGAACAAGAATTAGAAGATTGGGATATCTTTAAAAGACATAATATTCAGTTACCAAAACCTAAACAGCCTATTTGCTTGAAGGAATATAATCCGATTATTCTTACTCGATTTTCTTATCCTAGAATTGCTGGATGGGAAGCAGAAGGAATCTTACCCGAGGTTAGTAAAAGAAATTTTATTGGGTATTATCCGGGAGGAGGACAAATAACAATTCCTCACTTTGATATTAATAATAGATTAGTAGGAATTAGGGGAAGAACATTATCTTCTGAAGATGCAGAAAGATATGGAAAATATAGACCTCTTATGGTGAACAGACAATTATATAATCATCCTTTAAGTATGAATTTATATAATTTAAACCATAGCAAAGAAAATATAAGAAAAGTAAAAGCTGCAATTATATTTGAATCTGAAAAGAGTTGTCTTATGTATCAGTCTTACTATGGGTACGATAATGATATATCTGTAGCTTGTTGTGGAAGTAGTATATCTAGTTATCATATAGATTTACTTAAATCTTTAGGAGTTAATGAAATCATAGTTGCTTTTGATAGACAATTTGTCGAAATTAGCGATGATGAATTTAAGAGATTGAAAGCAAAGTTAATTCATATATATAACAAATATAGTAAGAATGTACGCATATCTGCTATCTTTGACAAACGAATGATTTTGCCATATAAAGCAAGTCCTATAGACAAGGGACCGCAGATTTTTGAAGAGTTACTAAATGAAAGGATAATTCCTTATGAGTAAAGAGATTTTAAATCTAGTACCTGCTATTAGAGCAATAGAAAAAGAAATAGGAAAATTAGCAGATGATTATAATAAGAGAATACAACCCTATTTTGACAGTTTAGAGAAACTTAGAGAAATTAATCAAGCATGTGAGTACTGTAACGGAACTGGTCATGTTTTAAGATCTAGATCTTGCGCGGAAGATGATAGGCCAGATCCAAACGATCTTAATGACTATATAAAATGTAGAGCTTGCAAAGGAACTGGATTATCACATAATAAGGAGAGTGATTAAAGATTGGAATATTCATTAATTAACCCAAGAAATTAGGATTATAGTGCTTTAGAGTAGGTATTAGTTAATAGAGGTATTAAATATGGTGATATATAGCATTATTTAACAGTATCAGAAAAAGATAATTTATCTCCCTTACTTCTTAATAATATTGAAAGCGCTGCTAAGCTAATTATTAAGCACATTTTAAAAGATGATTCTTATATCTATGTCTAGGTAGATAGCGACTGCGATGGTTACACCTCTTCTGCATTATTGCTAAATTATCTTCATGCGCAGTTTCCCTCTGCAATTAACAAGTTTGTTTATAACTTCCATTCTGGTAAAATTCATGGAATAAAACCAGAATTAATCCCCGATAATATTTCTCTTGTTATTGCACCGGATTCAAGCTCTAACGACTATCAAGAGCATGAAGAATTGGCTAATCGCGGAATTGATGTATTAGTTATAGACCATCACTTAGCTGATAAAATATCTGAATACGCCTGTGTTGTTAATAATCAGTTATGCGATTATCCAACAAAATCGTTATCTGGTGTAGGAGTAGTTTATAAATTGTGTTAGTATATGGATAGTATTTGCGGAACTGCCTATGCGGACAATTACCTTGATATTGTAGCCACCGGTCTTGTAGGAGATATGATGGATATTAGAGATTTTGAAACTCATTATCTTATTCAATAGGGGCTACAGAGGTCAAGTCTCCGCAATCCTTTTATTAAAGGTATGGCTGATAAAAATGCTTATTAGTTAGGCAGAGGAGATTTATCTCCTATTGGAGTAGCGTTTTATATTGTTCCTCTTGTTAATGCCATTACTCGTATGGGTACTCAAGATGAAAAGTAGATTTTATTTGAAAGTATGCTTGAATGGAAAGCATATGATCTTATTCCTTCTACTAAACGAGGATGTAAAGGGCAAGAGGAAACTAGATTAGAGCAAGCATTAAGAGTTTGCACTAATGTTAAGAATCGTTAGACTAGAACTAGAGATGCCGAAGTTGAACAAATAGAAAATATTATTCAAGAAAAAAATCTATTATAGCATAAACTTTTAGTAATTAAACTAGAAGATATGTAGGTTGATAGAGGTATTACTGGTTTAATTGCTAATGAATTAATGAGTAAGTATAAGCGCCCCGTTATTCTCTTATCAAAGACTGTAAACAATGAACAAGATGCTTGGGAGGGATCAGCTAGAGGATACGAAAAGTCTAAATTAAATGATTTTAGACAATTTGTAAGAGATTCAAATTTAGTCTTTTTAGCTGAGGGGCACGCAAATGCTTTTGGCTTTGGCATTTATGAAAAAGATTTTGAAGATTTTATTATATGGTCAGACAATCAATTAAAAGATATAGAATTTTCACCAAGCTATAAGGTAGATTTTATTTACTCTATGTCAGATATTAATTCTAAAGATATATTAGAACTAGGTAATTCTAAGTATCTTTGGGGATAGAATATCGACGAACCGTTAATTGCGGTAGAAAATGTTGCAGTAACAAATGACATGATTAGTCTTATGTCACGAGACAAGAATCCTACTTTGAAGATTCAATTACCAAATGGAGTTACTTGCATCAAGTTTAAATCAAGCGAAGAGGAGCTAGAAGATTTATCTAGCGAATTAGGTTGCGTGAGTATAAATTTGATTGGTAAACCAGAAGTAAATAGATACTTCGGTAGTGTGACACCACAAATTATTATTACAGATTATGAAATTATAAGTAGATAGAAGTATTACTTTTAATGATTGCGCAACCTCTTACTAAAGGAGGAAACAATCACAATGAGACGTTTTATGAGTATTATACTAAGTTTAATCATTTTATTATCTATAATGTGTAGTTGCAATAGTCCATTTATTTCTGTTGCATCAGCATACTCAGTTCAGTATAACAGCAATACAAGTTATACCTATAATGATTTAGATACATTGATTGAGCTTATTGCGGAACAAATTTCTAACATGAATGCCGCACATCAAATGGCTGATGCCGCTAGGCAATTAGGTTATTCTGAAAACCATGATGTTATTGAGTTAGCCGTAAATGAATATGATAAAGCTAATGAATTAAGACAATCCTATCAAAACGTATATGATAACCTCATGGAACACTGGCATCAAAAGGAAAAAGAGTACCCAGTAGCAACATATATATGGAGCTATTTCAAAGACCTAGGTTATAATAATCAAGTGTGTGCTGGAATACTTGGTAATATAATGACTGAAGTTGGTGGTAATACCTTGAACATTCAATATGAATTAGGTAATTCTTCATATTATGGGATGTGTCAATGGAATAAGGCGTATTCTGAGGTTTGGGGAGCCTCATTAGAAGAGCAATGCAATTATTTGGAAAATACTATTGAATATGAATTTAATACATTCGGTCATGCCTATAAGAGAGGGTTTGATTATGAAGATTTTCTAAATATGACAAGTATAACTGATGCTGCTTTAGCGTTCGCGAAATGCTATGAAAGATGCAGTTCTGGAAGTTATACAGTACGACAAAATAATGCGATAATCGCATATAATTATTTTGTAAGTTAAAATAAAATATCTGCGGACTGGCCGGAACCTAGACGACCGTCCGCAGAAACTAAAATTGGTTTTACTATTTTTTGAGGTAAAATATGGAAGAATTAAAACAAACTATAAAATTTTTAGATTCTATTCAAATAGATAAGTATATAATAGGTTATATGGATATACACGATATTATGGATAGAATAGAAGATGATTATGGCGCATTTTTAGAAGATCATCCTATTTTTGAAGGATATGTTTTTAATTGGATGACTTCTGATGAATTTGCTGATTATTTAAGGAAAAAGGGTTATAGAGTTCAAGAAAATATTAGTTATGAGGTTTGGAAAAATGGAATTAACTCGTAAACAAGAGGAAGGATTGCGCATTGCAATAGATAGATATAATCACAACGAGCCCTATACTGTAATAGCGGGTTACGCAGGTACTGGAAAAAGTACCTTGATTAATTTTATTATAGCAGCTCTTGAGGTAGATCCAGAAGAAGAAGTTGCATATATTACTTTTACAGGGAAAGCCTCAGAGGTATTGCGAGAAAAAGGTTGCCATAATGCTATGACCGCGCATAAATTGTTATATTATAGTAAGCAAATGCCAAATGGTAAATTTTTCTATAAACCAAGGACTGTTCTTGAAAAGCCTTATAGAGTAATTGTTGTAGATGAAGTAAGTATGCTTCCTAAAGATATGTGGGATTTGCTTTTAAGTCATAATATCTATGTAATAGCTTGCGGAGATCCTTTTCAGATTCCTCCAATAGATAAGAAACAAGATAATCATATTTTGGATAATCCACATATTTTTCTTGATGAAGTAATGCGTCAAGCAAAAGAAAGTGATATTATTTGCCTTAGCATGGATATTAGAGAAGGAAAGAGATTATCTCCTTTTAGCGGTCATGATGCTCAAGTTTTTAAGAAAAATGATCTGTGCGATGGAATGTATTTTTGGGCAGACTAGATTCTTGTATCTACCAATAAAAGTAGACATGATATTAATTCTTATATTAGAGATGATTTAGGCAGAGGATTTGAGCCAGAAATAGACGATAAGATTATTTGTTTGCGGAACTGTTGGGATACTTGCTCTGAAAAACATGAAAATCCACTCATAAATGGCTCTGTTGGATATATTAAAACTAAAAGAATGGAATCTATTGATTATATCCTCGCTGGAAAGTTAGTATCTGCTCCTGTTTTATTTGCAGATATTGAAACAACAAATGATACATATAGAGAAGTTGGTATTGACTATACCGCTTTAACTACTGGAGAAAAGTTTTTTACTCCTCAACAAGAATATTTAATTAGGAGAAATAAAGAAAATCCAGATCTCCCTATTGAGTTTAATTTTGGTTATGCAATTACTGGACATAGAGCGCAAGGTTCACAATGGGATAAGGTTTTAGTATTAGAAGAATCATTTCCATTTGATAAAATTGAACACGCTAGATGGATATATACTACAGTTACAAGGGCCATTGAAAAACTTACATTGATATTAAAGAATTAATATGCTATAATGTAAGTATAAAGAAAATAAGAGAGGTATAATTATGGGTATGTACTTTAACAATCATGCGCATACGGAGTTTAGTAACTTGCGTTTGCTAGATTGTATAAATAAACCTGAGGCACTGATTGATAAAGCTATTGAAGTCGGATTGACGGGAATTGCTATCACAGACCACGAAAGCCTTTCGGCGCATATGAGAGTAAATAAATATGCAAAGAAAATTAGGGAGCAAAATCCCGATTTTACGATTGCATTAGGAAATGAGATTTATTTAACTGATACAAGAGATTTAGGACAAAAGTATTATCACTTTATCCTAATCGCGAAAGATAAAGAAGGATATAGAGGACTAAAGGAGTTATCCTCTATTGCTTGGATGAATGGATATTATGACCGTAGAATGGAACGCGTTCCTTTGCTTAAATCTGAGCTTAAAGATGTAATGCAGAGATTTAAGGGTCATATTATTGGGACTACTGCTTGTATTGGTGGAGAACTTGGTAGTTCCATTTTAAATCTTCATAATTGTGAAGAAATTAAAGATGAAATTAACGCACAGAGATACCATAATCAAATTGTTGATTTTATGACATTCTGCATTGATGTATTTGGTAAAGATGATTTTTACATTGAATGTGCTCCCGCTTCTTATCCAGATCAAATTATCGCAAATAAAAGAATGTTAAGTATCTCTGAGGCTTTTAATATAAATATGTGTATTGGAACAGATGCGCATTACTTAACAAAAGAAGATAGATATGTTCATAAAGCGTATCTTAATTCTAAAGGTGGAGAACGAGAGGTTGATAGTTTCTATGAGTTTACTCATTTGATGGATGAACAAGAAACTAGAGAACTTCTTAGATTGAGCTATGACGAAGGCATAATTGATTGGATTTTTAAATGCTCAAACGAAATGAAAGATAAAATTGAATTTTATTCTCTTGAACGTCATCAATCAATTCCAGAAGTAGAAGTAACAGATTATAAAAAAGGGTTTGTACCATATCAGTGGGAAGATAAATATCCTGTTCTATCTAGTTTGATTTGGAGCGATAATATTCAAGAAAGATATTGGGTAAATGAATGTATTATTGCTTTGCAGAAAAAAGGTTTATTTAATGATCCTAGATATCTTGAAAGATTAGAAGAAGAAGCAAGAGTAAAGAGAGTGATTGGAGAAAAACTAGGAACTTGTATGTTTGCATACCCAAATACTCTAAAACATTATGTAGATTTGTTCTGGAATTGCGGAAGTACCGTAGGTGCAGGGCGAGGATCAGCTTGTGCTGCTTTGAACCATTATCTTCTTGGAATCACTCAACTAGATCCCATTGAATGGGATCTTCCTTTCTGGCGCTATATTAACGATGAAAGAACTGAACTTGGTGATATTGACCTAGATTTGGCACCATCAAAAATTCAAAAGATTTTCGCGGAGATTAGAAAAGAACGAGGAGAACTTGGCTTAGTACAAGTTTGTACTTTTGGCACAGAAGGAACTAAATCTGCGATTTTAACAGCTTGTCGAGGCTATCGTTCAGAAGATTATCCTGATGGAATTGATGTAGATATGGCTCAATATATGAGTTCTCTTATTCCACAAGAAAGAGGTTTCTTATGGCCTATTGAGGATGTAGTTAATGGTAATCCGGAAAAAGGCCGTAAACCTGTTACGGTTTTTGTAAATACTGTGAATCAGTATCCTGGATTATTAGATATTATTACTAGAATACAAGGACTAGTAAATAAACGTTCAAGTCACGCTTCTGGAGTAATCTTATTTGATCAAAATATTTTTGATACAGCCGCGGTAATGAGAACTCCAAAAGGAGCATTAATTACTCAATGGGATCTTCATGATCAAGAAGCCGCTGGATCTGTCAAGTACGATTTCTTGCTTACAGCAGTACAGGATATTATTATTCAAACTATTGAGCTATTGCAAAAAGATGGCGCTATTGAAAAAGATTTAACATTGCGTGAAGTCTATAATAAATACCTTCATCCATCTGTCCTCCCACAAGACGATAAAAAAATGTGGGATGCTCTTGCCAATGGAGATGTTCTTGGCTGTTTCCAATTTGATTCTAGTGTTGGCGCTCAAGCAGCAAAAAAGATTAAGCCTCAAAATCCGCACGAAATGGCGGACGCTAATGGATTGATGAGACTAATGACTGCGGAAAAGGGTGCAGAAACTCCAATGGAGAAGTATGTTCGTTTTAAAAATAATATTTCTCTTTGGTATAAAGAAATGGATCAGTAGGGTTTAACAAAAGAAGAACAAAAAATTCTTGAACCTCATTTCTTACGTTCTTATGGTGTGCCTCCCAGCCAAGAACAAATGATGACTATGCTTCAAGACCCAAATATTTGCGGATTTACGTTAGCTGAAGCTAATACTGCAAGAAAAATAGTTGGTAAGAAGCAAATGAACAAAATTCCAGAGTTGAGAGAAAAAGTTTTAAATTCTGCGAAATCTCCAGCATTGGGGCAATATGTATGGAATTATGGCATCGGTCCACAAATGGGCTATAGTTTCTCTATTATCCATGCTCTTGCTTATAGCTTTATTGGTATGCAAACTCTTTATCTTGCTACCCATTTTAATCCAGTATATTGGAATACAGCATATCTTATTGTCAATAGCGGTGCCATTAATGAAGAAGAAGGAGAACAATCAGATTATACCAAGATTGCTAAAGCCATTGGAGAAATTCGTAATGCTGGTATAAAAGTGTCTTTGGTTGACATTAATCATTCTGATTTTGGTTTTAAACCAGATGTTGAGCATAATCAAATCTTGTTTGGTTTAAAAGGGTTATCTAATGTAAACAATGATTTAATTAAAACCATTGTTGATAATCGCCCCTATGTATCTTTAATTGATTTCTTTAATAAAGTACATCCAAATAAACAAGCAATGATTTCTTTAATTAAGGGCGGAGGGTTTGATCAGTTTCATCCTAGGATGGAAGCAATGATTCAATATATATGGATTACCTGTGATAAAAAGAAAAGAATTACTTTACAAAATCTACCTGGGTTAATGAGATATAATCTCATTCCTGATGATGAAAAATTTGTAATGCCCAAAAGAGTTTACGAATTTAATAGATATTTAAAAGCAGAATGTAAAGACCCATATAATGCAGGTAAGTATAAGCTAGATGAAAGAGCAATAACTTTCTTAGTTGAAATTGATTGCGAAAAACTGCTTGAAACAGATAATTTAGTTTGGTATATTGATATAAAATCTTGGGATAAGGTTTATCAAAGTTACATGGATGTATTTAGAGCATGGATTGCAGAAAACAAAGAAAAGATTTTAGATGACTTAAATACTACAATCTTTATGGAAGATTGGAAGAAATATGCTTCTGGTAATATTTCTTCTTGGGAAATGGAATCTTTGTGCTTTTATTATCATGACCATGAATTATCAAATATCAACAATAGTAAGTATGGTTTTGTAGACTTCTTTAGTTTACCAGAAGAACCTCAAGTAGATAAGGTATTTAAAAAGGGTGCTTCATTAATTCCTATCTATAAGCTATATAAGATTTGTGGAACTTGTATTGCAAAAAATAAAGTAAAAAGTACGGTATATCTTCTTACCACTACTGGAGTTGTAGCGGTTAAGTTTAGACAAGAATACTTCGCGTTGTTTGATAAGCAAACTTTCCAGAGAAACGAAGATGGCACAAAAAAGGTCATAGAAAAATCATGGTTTAATAGAGGTAATATGATTGTTGTGCAGGGAATTAGACGCGGAGATGAATTTGTAACAAAGAAATATGCAAGTTCTGGAGGTCATCAACTTTATCACATTGATGAAATTGTCAATGGTACAGACTTAATTTTAAGAAGTGAAAGAAAACAAGGAGAAGAAGAGGATGAAGATAGTAGCGTTAATGGGTGAAGCAGGAAGTGGGAAGGATACTATTCTCCATAGTATTATGGAGAAATATCCTTCTTATTTCAATGAAATTATCAGTTGTACTACACGCCCTCCGCGAGAAGGGGAAAAAGAAGGAATTAATTATTATTTTCTATCTATTGATGAATTTACAAAAAAAGTTCTTAATGGAGATATGCTAGAAGCAACAGAATTTAATGATTGGCATTATGGTACAGATAGAGAAAGTCTAACAATAGACAAAATAAATATAGGGGTCTTTAACCCTGAAGGAGTAAGATGTCTACAAGAAGATGACAATATTGAGCTTTATGTATTTTATGTGCGGGCCGCGGGTAAATAGAGATTATTAAGATAGTTAAATAGAGAAGAAAATCCTGATGTAAATGAAATTATTAGAAGATATAAGGCAGATACGGAAGACTTTCATTTCCTTGATGATATAAAATATAAAACTCTTAAAAACGACACCTTAGAAGATATTGATGTCGCTGTTGATACTATATTTGGACAATTTTATTAAATTAATAATCCCTATCTCTTATATATAATATACTCGCATAAAGAGGTGGATTTATATGTATTGTATATATTTGCATAGAAATAAAATAAATAATAAAGTATATATTGGACAAACCAAATTTGGAGATAATCCAAATAAGAGATGGCAAAATGGTAATGGATACAAGGAAAATATATCTTTTTATTATGATATATAGAAATATGGATGGAATAATTTTGAACATATAATTTTAGAAAATAATCTTACGCTAGATGAAAGTAATAAGTTAGAAAAGCAATATATATCATATTATAATTCTACCAATCCCTCTGTTGGATATAATACAATGCCTGGTGGAGGAAAAAGCGAAAAGATTCAAGGTCCAAGTGATGCATTGAACTCATTCATTTCTTTATACTATAATGATAGTAATGGAATATTAAAAAGCAAAAAGACTTTAGAATCTTTACAAAGGGAAAAGTAGAGATATATACAAAAAACGAGATAAGGAGTTGTTTTATATATGCTTCAAGTAAGAAAGAGAAATGGTATCCTAGTACCATTTGATAAAGAGCGTATTATTAACGCTATAAATAAAGCTTTCATCGAAGTTGATGGGGCATTATATGAAGATGATACAGCAAATGATATTGCAGATGAAATTAAGTATGCTGTAAAAACATCTGATGATGTAGTTTCCGTTGAAAAAATTCAAGATATGGTTGAAGATTATCTTATGAAATCTGAACGTAGAGACGTAGCCAAAGAATATATTAGATATAGATATAAAAGAGAGATTGCAAGAAAAGGCCAAGATGATTTTATTAAAGCCTTTTCTGCAAAGATTCAAGGTTCTGATATTGAAAACCAAAATGCCAATGTAGATGAAATGTCATTTGGCGGACGAGTTGGAGCAGCGTCAGATTTACAAATGAAAAGGTATGCTCTTGATTATTTAGTTTCTAATAAATCACGAGTAAATCATGAAAATAATAGAATTTATATTCATGATTTAAATGCTTATGCTGTAGGTATGCACAACTGTCTTTCTATTCCTTTCGATGATTTACTTGAAAAGGGATTTAATACTAGACAAACTGATGTGCGCCCCGCGGGTTCTGTAAATACCGCTTTCCAGCTTGTTGCAGTTATTTTCCAACTACAGAGTTTACAACAATTTGGTGGAGTATCTGCTACTCACTTGGATTGGACTATGGTTCCATATGTACGAAAGAGTTTTTATAAACATTTTAATGATGGACTTGTTTATGTTGAACATACTTTATCTATGGATGATAGATTAAATTCTACTCTTCCTATTGATAGTGAAATATATAAAGAATACCCAAATGCGTATCAATATGCTATAGATATGACAGAAAGAGAGACTCATCAAGCAGTTGAAGGTATGTATCATAATTTAAATACTTTGTAGTCTCGATCTGGAAATCAATTACCTTTTACTTCTATTAACTATGGTACTTGTACTCTTCCAGAAGGGAGAATGGTAATTAAGGCTTTACTTGAAGTTTCTATTGAGGGACTTGGTAGACTTCACAAAACTTCTATTTTCCCTTGTGGCATCTTTCAATGTGCAAAAGGAATTAATCGAGCTCCTGGTGATCCCAATTATGATTTATTCAGAATCGCTTTAAAATCTACTGCTTTAAGATTATATCCCAATTATGCCAATGTTGATTGGAGCGGAAATGCAGGATATGATAAAAATGATCCTAAGACATACTTCTCTACTATGGGTTGTAGAACTGCGAATGGGTTCGACATTAATGGATTAGGCCAACAAAAAGATGGTCGTGGAAATATTTGTCCAGTAACAATTATTATGCCAACATTGGCTATGGAGGCTAAAAAGTATTGGGAAACCATGCCAAGCGGAGACGACTCTTGTGTTGAAACTTTTATTGATTTCTTAGATCAAGCTATAAATGATGCTAAAGATATGCTTCTTGAGAGATTTGAGTATATTTGTTCTCAACCCGCGGAATCCGCGAAATTCATGTATGAAAACGGCTTAATGGCTGGATATGATGGAATTTCTACTCGAAGCGCTTTAAAACATGGAACTTTAGCTATGGGACAACTTGGATTAGCTGAAACTCTACAAATTCTTATTGGTAAAGACCATACCACAGAAGAGGGAATGAAGTTAGCTAAGCGTATTGAGCAATTATTCAAAGATAGATGTGCTGAGTATAAAGAAAAATATCAACTAAATTTCGGAGTATATTTTACTCCAGCCGAGAATTTATGTTATACAGCTATGACTAAATTTAAAAATAAATACGGAATTATTCCAAATGTAAGTGATAAAGAATACTTTACTAACTCTATTCATGTTCCTGTATGGAAACAAATGTCCCCTTTTGATAAGATTGATATTGAATCCCAATTAACTGGCTACTCTTCTGCCGGTTGTATCACTTATGTTGAACTTGATAGTGGTATGGAGAATAATATTGATGCATTAGAGACTTTAGTTAATTATGCTATGAATCATGATATTCCATATTTTGCAATTAATGTCCCTAATGATACTTGCTTAAAATGTGGTTATACTGGTGAATTTAATGATAAGTGTCCAATGTGTGGTAGTGAAGATATTCAACAGTTAAGACGCGTAACAGGATATCTTACTGGAAATTATAAAACAGCCTTTAATAAAGGAAAAGTAGCCGAAACACAAGCGAGAATTAAACACGTGGGGTATATGGAATGAAGTATGCAGGTATTATAAAAAATGACTTTTCTGCCGCACCTGGGGTGTCTTTGAGTTTTTTTACATAGGGATGTCCTCATAGATGTCAAGGTTGCCACAATCAAGAGACTTGGGATTTTAATGGAGGAAAAGAATTTACCCATGAAACCCTTAATTCAATCTTAGAAGGGCTTACTGCAAATGGAGTTAAAAGAACTCTATGTATTATGGGCGGCGAGCCACTATGTCCAGAAAATACATTTCTAACTCATTTGGTAATACAAACCGCAAAAGAAACAATTCCTGATTTAAAGGTTTATTTATGGACTGGATACTTGTATGAAGATTTAAAAAATTCAACAGATACAGTTATTTAGAATATATTCCAATTAGTTGATGTGCTAATTGATGGGCCATATATTGAACATGAAAGAGATATTACGGAACCTCTTAGAGGAAGCCGCAATCAAAAAATAATTTATCTAAAATGAACTTTGTAAAGAGTATTTTAGGAGGATTAATGATAGCAATAGCTAGCTATATCTACTTATCTGTTGGAGGTATAGTTGGAGCTATTATGTTTTCCATTGGCCTACTGACTATATTAAATATGTAGTTTAAATTATTTACAGGTTCAGTTGGTTATATCAAGAGCAAAAATGATATAAAAGATAACTTCATTATTTTAATAGGAAATATTATTGGGGCGTGCGGGATCTTAGCCTTTCCGCACGCAGCCGCTCTATCTCTAGTCTCTGCTAAGATCGCAATCCCACTATATTTAGTTTTCTTAAAGGGGATGGTTTGTGGTATATTTATATATTCGGCAGTATCCTCGTTTAAAAGAAATAAAGATTATATGGTGCCAGTCTGCGTAACAGGTTTTATATTATTCGGCGGAGAACACTGTATTGCAGATCTTTGTTACACTTTGGCCGCAGGTGTGCTCTCTATTGATGTAATATTATTTTTAATAGTAGTTACAATAGGCAATGCTATTGGTGCAATTATTGTTGACAGAATAAAATAATTATGATATTATATTAAAAGAAATGGAGGACTAGATATGACTTTATACGAGCTAAATCAAGCGGGATATGCCTCCCTTCCAAAAATGACAAAGGCTGAATTAGAGAAAGCTAAAGGAAATATTATCACATTCTTAGATTCCAATGATTCTAGATATTATATGATGCTTAATCACGATAATAAATATTTTACTTTATTTACCTATGAAAACGATGTAAATAAAAATAAAATGGCAAGCGAGATTATTTCTGTTTCTAAGACACTTGGAGAAATCAAGGCAATAGAGATAAATGGAAATATTGTAGAAATTTGGATTTTACATGGAGAGAAATGTGATATGTATGCGTTCTTTGATTATACAAAAGGGGTGATATAGGTATGACAAATGCTATTATTGTAAATTATGATCCATTTGCTATGGAATCTGCTGTATATGTTGTTGATGATGGACTACAAAAACAAATGAAAGTATGCTCTGATATTAATGGATTAGCTGAAGCCCTTGTAGGAATTGCTTATGGAAACGGAATATATAGTATACAAGTTCATGCTCCTTTTGCAATAACAGGAGAAATCAATAAACTTGTAAATGATTTGGAAAAAAATATGTATTCAAATAGTAAAATTACAGTTGAGGGAATTTAATATGTTTTATAATTTAAAGTCTACAAATACTTATAGGGTGCCTACTGTAGAAGATGCTCTTAGATTGCGCAAATGGTTAGAAAAAACCTCGGTAGGAGAATTAACTTCATTTAAATACACTACTAAATATATTAAGCAAAAAGGTGAAATAGTTGAAGAGTATCAACTCGTCACCGCTACTATTACTATTGACAACGAGAAAGAACCAGAAGGCATTATGCCAATTACCATTACGGAGGAATAATATGAGTGTATATTTTGAGAAAGTAAGTCGCTTTAGTGACATTGATCTACCTATTCCAACCCGCGCGACCGCCAATTCCGCAGGTTATGATTTCGTAGTCGCAGAAGATACAGTTCTACCTCCAATGAATTTTTTAACTTCTAAAATTCAAGACCATATTTTTGAAAAAGATAGTGACAAGGATTTTTATGGATTTGTGAGCCCTTTTACTCTTGATGATATGGCCAATCTTACTAAAGAATTAAAGTCTAAGATTACTCTTGTATCAACAGGAATGAAATGTCATTTAAATCCTGGTCAATATCTTGAATTAAGTGTTCGCAGTTCTACTCCTCTTAAACATTGGATTATTTGCGGAAATAGCGTTGGTATTATTGATGCCGATTATTGTGATAATCCAGATAATGAAGGAGAGATCTTTTTCCAGCTTGTTAATTTATCTCCTTTTGCTATTCAGTTAAAGCGTGGAGATAAAATTGGACAAGGAATTATTAAGAGTTATCAAATTACTGATGACGATAATGCAACTGGAGAAAGACTCGGTGGATTCGGAAGCACATCTAAATGAGTAATCTATTATCACTCGATTAGAGTTCGAAGATTACCGGATATGCGGTCTTTGAAGATAATAAGTTAAAAACTTTTGGTAAATTTGCTGTTGAAGATAATAATATAGATACTAGATTAGTAAAAATAAGATAGAAGATTAAAGATCTTATTGAATAGTATCATATAGATGAAGTAGTTTTTGAAGATATATAGTAGTAGAATAATATTTCTAATAATGTTTAGACTTTTAAGATTTTAGCAGAAGTATATGGGGTAGTTTCTGAATTACTAGAACAAGAAAAAATTCCCCATTCTTCTATTTTAGCAGTAACATGGAAATCTTTATTGGGTATAAAAGGAAAAACTCGACCAGAGTAGAAAAAAAATGCTCAGAATTATGTTTTTTATAATTATGGGGAAAAACCCACACAGGATGAAAGTGACGCTGTTTGTATCGGCCTTGCGCATATTAAATAGCATCAATGCGCTTGGTAATATTGGTCTAAATAAAAAAATCCTCCTTTCTTAACTTTAAAATAATTTGAGAAGTTAAGAAAGGAGGATTTTATGTTTGCTTTTATTACAGAACATATAGTAGAAATTCTTTTTGGTCTAATTTCCGCCGGAGCGTTGGCTTTTTGTAGATACTTATATAAATAGTTAATGGCATATAAAAAAATGTTATAGGAAAAAGAAAATAATGATATAGTAGAACTTATTGACGAAAAATTAAAACCAATAGTAGAAGATATTGAAGAATTAAGAACATATATACGGAAAATAGAAGATAAAGAAAGACAAGATTTAACATTAATTATAGCTTCATATAGATTCAGACTTGTTTAGCTATGTAAAATATATATAAAGCAAGGATATATGACTCAAGATTAGTATGATCAACTAACAGAATTTTACAAACTATATCATTCTTTAGGTGGTAATGGACAAGCTAAAGAATATTATGAGAAAACCATGGAGTTAGAAATTAGATCAGAATAAAAAAAATGGGGAACTCACTTGAGTTCCCCATCCTTCTTTAAGCGATTAAAAATAGAATTAGTCATATTTATTATTTCCTAGCCATATGTAGCAATTAAATCAGCTAATAATTCTTCTTGTTCGATAGACAATTCTATTCCATAACTAAACATTGCAGCGTGCGTTAACTCATGACATAAAACTTTTTTCATCATTAATGGAGATAATTCTCCATTAATATAAATACCTTTAGTTTCATTATCACAAGCTCCTATCGTTAATTGTCCATCGCTTCTAATTAACATAGGATGAATTGGAGAAGTTAAAAATAATTTCCATCCTTCTCCATTAATATTAAACATGGTTTAAAGAAGATATTTTTGTAGCAAGAGCAGAAATTTTCTTTTCTAATAACTGTCTTTCTTCTGGGCTTGCGTCATCAATCATTTCAACTAAATCTTCGCTTAATTCTTTCATGTATTTATCTAATTCTTTCATCTTTATTTCTTTATCTTTATGAAGCTCTTTTGATTCCATATACATCCGACGTATCATAGGACTACGACCTTCGCGAGAATCTCTTAAATCCATTGGAAATTCTTTCTCGTTATAATATATTGGTCTATCTCCATAGTTTCTGCTGCTATCCTGCATATCTCCTCTATCTGATTCAGTATATCTCCCTTGAGAATCTCTTGAACGAGGATAGTACATTCTACCCCATTCATTTCTGTCCATATCTCTATCGGGTAAATAATATGGAGGAGTAATTGGAATGTAATACTTTCTATGTTCTTCATCTTTCTCTTCCATTGCTTTTACAATAGAACAGTAGTACATTGCCTGCTCTAAATCTTTTATCATATCAATAGCTTCGCCTAATTCATGAGTGTCTACATTATGAATATCACTTAGCTATGATTGAACACACCCAATAAGAGTTTCTTTCATATGTTTAAGTCTTTCCATAATTAAGCCACCCTTTCAATAATTAAATTTGCATTTTGGATGTCAATAGTCTGAGTAGAAACATTTTTTACTGCAATTTCAAAGCAACATCCTCTTGGCACATCAATAAATATAGAACTTGCTACATTATTATAATCTCCTACTGCCGCTGGAGTAGAAATCATAGTAGTAGAAGCTACCCCTTCTCCATTGATAGCAATGGCTAAAGAAATTGGGCCTGCTGTTCCACCCGCGGCGATTGCAATATTACCGCTAAAATGAGCTTTATATCTAGCTCTGCATTGAGTAGATGTATTACCTTTTAGTGTTACTAGTCCACTTCCAACGCGATGTAGTAGGCTGTTGGAACAGCCTACTACCGCATCGGTAAAAAGGACATTTTGATTAGCTGGTACTGTTTGTATAGCATTCGCGATAATTTCCATTGAACCAAATCTCTCCTTTTAATTTAAATTAGCATCCGCAACTATTCACGCTATAGCAACAGTTGGGATTTGGGACTACATATGCGGGAACTGGACAATCACGGCCTAATCTACGAATGATCTCAGAAGTCTGAGCTTCTTGATTGGCTGTAATAAAGGCGTTCTGAGCCTACTGAGAAGCCGCTAAACGAAGAGCCTGATTCTCATTCTGCAAGTCATTGATTTTCTCCTGGCAGAGATAATCAAGAATTGCACGAGTTCCAGCGTTTTGACTGTCAATAATATCACGAGTATTATTAGACATAGAAGTTTGAAGAGCGTTAACATTTGTTGCTATATTATAGTTAACGTCAGCAAAGCCTCTTTCAATCTGACGGCCTGTCTCGCAGCAACAATCTGCAATCTAGCGAGAAATAGCGTTTTGATTTGTGAGATTATCAAAGCTTGCTTGTTGAATTGCAGATCTTGTATCACAGCAACAATTTGCTAATTGGGTAGCTAAAGCATTCTGACCTTGCATTAAAGCTACATTGGTATTATTGAAACCTTGCTGTGTTTGATAGCCTAACTGGCAAATAGCGCTATCAACACCATGGAAACCATTAGTAATAGAATTATTTAGAGCATAAGTACTATCACAAATTCCCTGATGAATAGCGGTAACGCCATTTTGGAGATTTTGTAATGCAAAACCTTCATTGATATCGGCACGAGTGGCCCATCCCTGGCCAGAAGGAGATCCGAATCCACTACCATTAGATCCAAAGCCTCCAAAACCGCCGAATCCATTTCCCCATCCAGCGAAACAGAATAGGAAGAGAATTATAATCCACCAGGCTCCTCCGTCATTCCACATTCCGCCGTTATTACGATCGGTACCGCCAGTAGCTGCGGCAATATCTGCTAAAGAATACCCACTGTTAGAATTGAACATTTAAGTTCCTCCTTTAAGAAATATTAAAGGCCGAGCATTTTCTTAAAGTTGGCAAACTCCTTATCGTAATCTAATCCTCTTTGAGACATAAGATTTCTAGCTATTTGTTCGATCTCTTCAGTTTTATTCTATTTGGCTAAGTCTAACAAATTAGCTCCAAATGGATTATTCCCCATCTAGTTTTCTAACATATTTAATGTCAACTACTGAGGATTCTATCCATTCCTAATCATTTGAATTAATTCCATTGGGTTCATTTTATATTCTCCTTAAAAATCTAATTTTGGCTTTGGTTCCTACTATTGCGTCGTGGTCTATTTATTATTAGGCTGCGGCGCAATTTTTTCTTTTAATTGAGCAAGTACAGTTTCAAATTCTTCTCTAGTTACAAACTGAGCAGGATTGATAACTGGTTCGGTTGGCATATTTTTTAATTCATAAATATTAAGTGTAGAAGTTCCATCTAAATTTATCTATTTTGTATATATTCTTTTATTCGCTAAATCAGGAAAGAAAAATATAGAACCATCAAAGTCAATGCTAGTCGCTTTTACTTCTTCAATAGAAGAAACTGGACGACCTTTAATTCCAATCTAGGGCTATTCCACATATGGCATCCTCTGCTGCGGTACATAAGGGGTCGCCGCATATTGAGGTTGCTATTGTTGTGGCATATAGTATGGATAATTAACTGCCATAGTTTTACCTCCTTTAAAATATTCCCTTGGCCTTTCATTATTATATAAAATTTTGGCAAAGATAATTTTACTATTTTGCCAAAATTTTTGCCAATTTTAGTATAAAAATATAATGGGGCATAGTAACCCCATTATATCATGATGCTCTATTTTCATTAACTGCGGCTTCAATGAGATTAGTTAGATAAGTATTTAAGTCGCCAGTTGTCTCAATAATATATTGTTTTGCATCAGATGATAAGATCTCTAATACAGATTCCATAGTCTTATCAAATGCAATTTTTTGAGCCTCTGCATCAAAAGCGCCCTATTCCTTTAAGCTATTAACATAAGTCTGATTTGTAGCTATTACGCATTTGGTAATAGTATCAAATATCATAGTGGTGTATTTCTAAGCTGTTTCATTCTCTGTTTTAGAATTTAACTCATCTCGTTTAGCAGAGAGGAAATCTACGAGATATTTTGTTAAAATACCAAGCAGAGGAAGAATACAAAGCTAGAATATTTGAATAACAATTTCAGGCATATTAATTCCTCCTTTATATTATATATAAAACAATAGGAAGATAATTTAACTTTATTTGACCTGCGGGTTTCCGTTTAACCGATCTTTTTGCTAACGCTCATAAATTCTTAATCTAAGAGTGCTTTCAGATATGTCTTGACATTCTTTCGCTAATCTAGTAATTGGCTCATTATGTAGATAGCGTTCATATAATTCATCGAAATTATCTGGAAGATTTTTTCTTGGTCTACCAAATTTTATTCCTTTCTATTTAGCTGCCGCAATTCCCTCAGCTTGTCGTTGTTTTATATAGGTTCTCTCTTGTTCAGCCTAGAAAGATAAAATTTGTAAGACTAGATCTGATATAAAAGTACCCATAATATCTTTGCAATATGACGTATCCAATAATGGCATATCCAAAACTTTTATATCTACATTTTTTGTCTTTGTTATTAAACTCCATTGTTCAAGAATTTCAGAATAATTACGTCCTAATCTGTCAATGGACTTCAGGAGAATCATATCTCCTGAAGTCACAGTATCTACCATTTTCTAATAAGATGGTCTATTAAAATCTTTGCCCGACTGTTTATCTATGAAGATATTTTCTTCTTTAACCCCAGCTTCAGTTAAAGCAAGAATTTGGCGGTCAATATTTTGGTCACGTGAACTAACTCGTGCGTATCCGTATAACACCTTTATCACCTCATAGATATATAAAAAATTGGCAATTTTATATAACAAAAATTACCCAAAATTTTGGCAATTCGGCGTTTTGATTTATATAAAATTTTATTATATAATATATATAAGATTACCAAGGATAATCTCTAGCAATCAAAACATCGCCTTCTGGCATTATAAATTTATATCTACCATCTGAATAAACATCATCAATAGAGCTTCCATCTTTTATTAAATATACATTATCTGATATTCCTGCACTCATAGGACTGCTGTAAACAATTTCCCCAGGGGTTGCTCTTACTGGATAGCCATATTGAAGGCTTGTTTTATCTATTATTGAATACTTTTCCGTCTGAAAAGTTTGGTTAATAATCATGTTCGCACCTCCTACAAAATTATATATATCTATATATCATTTTCTGGAATTTTTTGGGCTTTAAAAGTTAAACTATTTTCTTGTTGATTTATACACTAAATGCCTGAATTATTATATATATCTATATCTTTTATTGTTGGAGTTGGACAAATTATCTATTTGCCCTCATCGCTCAATACTCCAATTATATTTACTGTTTGAGTATTATTAGACCAAGCTGATGAATATAGAGTTATCAATTTAATAATAGGTTTAAGTGCAGAATTTGCTAATATAGTATTGAACTCCTTTTCAGTTCCAGTAAACCCTCCTTCTTTAGCTGTTTCATAAGCAGATTTGCCGTTTAATCCAGGCTACCCTATTCCAGCAACCTTTTTCCCATTTACTTTTATCATAGTATAATACTACCTCCTAAATTTAATCAATATTACCTCCAGTAGAAGTAATTGTAGCGGGACCAATAATTTTATATGCTATAACTTGATAATTATTATTTATTAATATAGCTCCCAAACTTTCATATGCAGACTGAGGAGTAATTTTAAGTCCTGAAGAAGAACCTGCATTTATAGTTATAATACTATTTTTTATCACTTTATAATTATTTTTCTACACTACCCATACTGACATTGGCGCATTTTCATATTCTATTATTACAGTACATCCACTTATACCCCTCAATGATTCAAATATAATATCCACCGTTTCTATAGGGGTTTCTGTTGTAATCTATCCTATCTTATCTGCCATAGTTGAAAAACTATCGGTCGCCGCAGTTTCTACTCCTTTGTCAGTGACTGCGGTCGCTATTAGGGTTTTGCCCTCACTGACATCGGTAAAAAGCTCATCAATAGCTGATTGAACATTAGTGGCTTTCATACTTGAAGTTTCATTATTATATTCTATTGATGATGCAGTAAGATTTTCATTATCTTCTTCATCAAATTCAATAGTATAAGGTCCTAACCCTAATGTTTCTCCCATTTCTGCGCTACCGCCTCCTGGTACGGTAATAGCATTTTGGTTTTTAACCTATCCAGTTAAAATACATTCCATAGATATTTTCTCCTTTCATCTAAAACCTTTAAAAAAGTACACTTTACTGAACTTGGTCAACTATATATAATTTATCTACTCTTTCTTTCATATATATTTGAAAAGAGTAAGATACTCACTTTTGGGAAAAGGGTTTCTTACCCTTTTCCCAATTTTTTGTTATCTAGACAGAAGAAGTATTTTTCCTGTTAAAAAGTGTACTTTTTCTCGGAAATTGTTAATGACTTTCTAAAAGACTGGAGCGAAG